TCTGCCACTCAAGTTACTTGTTCTATTGATGGTATAATTGTTGGAGTGAATGCTCTCCACATACCTGGACCATATGATTTATTGTTTTCCGTTTTAGGAATCAATAACAGCTCTCCTGCTCCAGCTAGCAGCACAACCATTCAAACAGATTATTTCTTCTATGAAGATATTAATCGCGTTCAAGTATTGAGCAGTTATCCTGGTGAGCCCTTACCGGCTAAACTTACAGACGGCACTAATGCTGTTGCAGTTAAGGCAGCATCTACATCTGCAACAACGACCGATCCAGCGTTGGTTGTTACTATGTCACCCAATAGTACGGAGTTAGTTGTCGATAAATCAGCTATGACTGCTGGTGTTCAATCAGGTCAACCAACTATTGGGCAGTCATCTGGTGTTGGTAGGATACCAAGATTAGATAGATTGAGTTATAATATACCAGGTGATAAGACTTTATTGGCATTAGATATGGTCGAACAATCGACTATTAATACGTGGTTATGGACTCTCAGCAATACTACTATGACTACCGTTCAAGCAAGTGGTATTTTAACACTTAATAATAACTCCACTACCACCACTACTACTGATGCTATTATTACCACCGCCACTCAATGCGCTATACTAAGTGAGTCACCAATTGAATGTGCTTTTAGGGCGCTTGCCACTCAAACTACTAATTCAACTATTGAGTTAGGTTTCGGAGCCCCCTCCGGAACAACTGCCATAATTAATAATGGCGCTTTCTTCCGCATTCAAAACAGCGGTCAAGTAAAATGTGTTACAAGTTATAATGGTACAGAAACTGTTTCAGCTGTTATTGCAACTTTGACCACTACACATTATTATTTGTTCTTGGTTACAATAGATGATGGTGGCTCTAGATTTATTATTGAAGATTCTGGAGGTATTCCGATCGTTGATGTGTATGAGCAAATCCCAGTTACTACTCCGGAAGCGTCTTTAACCTCACACATTCCGTGTTTTGCTCGAGTATATAATTCTGGTGTTGCGGGAGCTGCGGCACAATTGAAAATCACTTCTTTCCAAGCGTGGCGATATGAGGTAAATTCAAATAAGCCATGGGCTCAACAGTTAGGTGGTGCTGGCAAATCATCTGGTATTGATCCAATTAATTTTGCTCAAACTGGACAAATTTTTACCACAGCTCCAACAGCCGCCGTACTTACATCCACTGGCGTCAACTATACAACATTGGGTGGAGATTTTGATATTGGTCAAGCAAATGGATCTGAAACTCAATACGGCATCTTTGGATATCAAGTTCCATCTCCATATTCTCTGTACATAACCGAGTTATATATGCCTCAGCCATTCGTTACTACGGCTATGGGTGCTGGTATTAATATTCAGGAATGGAGTTTTATGATAGCTAACTCTAATAATCCTACTACTGCAACGGGATATAGATATTCGTTAGGTATATTTACAGCACCGGCAAGCTCTGCCGTTGGTGTAATTTACACTGGTACACCAATACAACAGACATTTACTTGCCCATTGGTAGTTCAGCCAGGTATGTATTTCTTAATCATATGTAAGCATCTATATGGAACAACCACAGGGGTTACTCGTGGTACTATACTTGTAAATGGATATTTTGAATAAGGGATAGTGATGTCATATACTCAACAGGTACAATTCAATAGTCCAGCGGTCGTAACATTACGATGGTTAGATTTTAAACAAATCATTGTTAGTAAAAACATTACCGTTCAATATGTTGTGCAAGTTGATGGTTATTGCGTATTTGCTTTTGATCAAAATATAGCATACAAATCAATTCTTATTTTTACGACTAATTCTCCTGGGTTTCCATTCGATCCAGATTATTCACAGACTCAAAATGACCTAGATGTTACTGATTTCTTAACTAATTATATGCCAAATGGTAATGCATCAACTATTCCTAGATCGGCGGATGGCAGACCCAATACTCTCCCAACATTGTTCTCTGCTAACGTTCAAATGACAATAATTGGTGCCGGAGATGATCCTACTCTTGGTAATGGTATGGGAACTCCTTTTACACATACAAGTGATGATGGGTATTTAACTGAGCATACAGTTACTTGGGGTCATAATGATTACCTATATCTTGCAGGTGGTCAAATAATATATGCCAACGCAGTTGTTGGAGATTATATAGATTATTGGATTTATGCACCAGCAACAACTGTAACAACGGTTAGCGGAACAGGAAATGTTAATTTGGTTGGTCCAGGTAGTGTTCTTATAGTTCCAGGGGTCAATACAAACAACTCGGTGGATTTAACACAGGCAGTACCGGTTCCAAATTTAACTGGCACTGGTTTTTGGGATTGGTCAGCTCCATCAACAGGAGTTGGTAAAGGAACAATTGTTCCAAACGCAATTCAGCGTGGCGCATATGATTTATACACGGTGCAATTGAATCTTACGCATCCAGTTACAAAATATCAAATGAATGGTTCCAATGCTATTGATTTAGTTATACCTGCATTGATACCACGCAAGGTATTACCGCAATGGATGCATATGGTTATTATAACTAATTCTGGACACGTTGGACTACAAGTAACGTGGGTACTTACAGTAGCTCGTACAAAAAATACTTAAATCGACCAATATACCAGTATGATTGCAGGGAGTACATATGCGAGCATTAGTTTTATCTGGTGGCGGGAGTGCTGGTAGTTTTCAATGTGGGGCATTAAAATATCTTTTCGAAGATCTTGGTAACACATACCAATTATTTACTGGCGTTTCAGTTGGTGCGCTAAATGCATCTTGGATGGCTCAGTATGCACCAGCGGATCAGAAATTAGGATATCAGGCATTGTATAATTTATGGTATAATATACAAGATTCAACCGTAAAGAAAAACTGGTGTCCGTGGAATATTGTAAAGGGATTATGGTCAGATTCAGTATATAATTCACAACCGCTTATAGATCTTGTTCATAACCATATTAGTCTCGATAAAATACGTGCATCTGGCAACAAGGTAGCGGTTTCAGCAACAGAAATATGCACGGGTAAATATCATACATTCACGCAAGATGATGGGTATTTTATAGATTCTATACTTGCGTCGAGTTCATTTCCAATGGGATTAATTCCTATCGTAATTAATGGAATCAAATATACAGATGGCGGAGTTCGTCACTCAACTCCAATCAATGAAGCAATTGCAATGGGCGCGACAGATTTAGATATAGTTTTATGCGGACCAAAAATGCCATCATCATCTTTCAATGATGTTGATGTTGTAACATATGGTCTTCGTTGTTTTGATTATATGACAGATCAAATGGTTCAATCAGATATCAAAATGATGTTTATGTATAATAAGCTAGTATCTGCTGGTCTCCAACCAGATAAGAAGTTTTTGAATGTAAAAATCATTCGACCATCATCGGATCTTCCAAATAGCTCGTTGTCATTTGACAACGCTACGATGCGCTTGCTTTTACAGCAGGGATATGATCAGTGTAAATTACAGTATAAGCCATAATTTCTATCAGTTTTATTGTATACTGATATAGTCTTGGTTAGAGGTATCGGATGAAATCAAGGAAAGAAAAACGATATTGTATCTATTTGATAACTAATCTGATAAATGGCAAGATTTATGTTGGGAAGACAAGTGATATTGAAGAGAGGTGGAAATCACATAAAAGAGCTGTATATTATGATCGAGATGGTAAGGGTTTCATGGCAGTACATGCTGCCATAAGAAAATATGGTATAGATAAATTTATTATAGAAGTTCTTGAAGAATTTAACAGTGAAACTGAAACATATAAATATGAAACTTGGTGGATAGACTATCTTGGATCATTCATATCAAATGGATACGGATATAATATGAACTATGGTGGTGTAGGAGGTATAAATCCTTCGCCAGAAACCAGGGCTAAAATTAGTAAAGGTAATAAAGGTAGAAAAAAATCAGATATAGAGCGACAAAAAATATCTAAAGCAAATACCGGAAAAAAACGTTCTGATGAATATAAGTTAGAAAGATCTGTAGCCAATACTGGTATTGGTAATCCATTTTATGGTAAATTGCATAGTATTGAAACGAAAGAAAAAATATCACGAGCCCGAATTGGAAAAAATGCCGGAGAAAATCATCATTTTTTTGGTAAAACTCTTTCAGAAGAAACAAAGCAAAAAATGGCTATTAGTAGAGTTGGGTTATTTGTTGGCGAGAAGAACTCTGCAAGTAAAGTAACTGAGCAAATAGTTTTAGAAATTAGAGATAAATTTAATACAGGAAACTATAATCAAAAAGAACTGGCTGATGAATATCAGGTATCTACAAGTATTGTAAGTAGAATAATATTAAGAAAAACGTGGAGACATATTTAATGCGTGCCCTCATACTTGGTGGTGGAGGTAGCAAAGGTAGCTGGGCCGTTGGCGCATTGCGTCATTTACTAGGTGATTTAGAAAAGTCTTACAATATCGTGGTCGGCGTTTCTTCTGGGGCAATCAATGCTGCTTATTTAAGTCAATTTCCACACGGACAAGAAAAACTCGCCATCAATACACTTACCAATATGTGGCTATCATTGACCAATGACAAAATATACAAAAAATGGAAGCCATTCGGAAAACTACATGTTGCTTGGAAGTTAGGGTTTTTTGATAGCACGCCAATGAAACTTCTATTGGAAAATAATATATCGGTAGAAAAAATAAGAGATGCTAACAGGCATGTCATTGTTGGCGCAGTTTCTTTTACCACTGGTAAATATAATAATTTTGATCAGACATCAGATGATTTTGTCAGTGCTGTTGGTGCCAGCGCATCTTTTCCAGTTCTTTTCGAGCCGGTTAAAATTGGAGATCAATTATTCGGCGATGGCGGAATAAAATCCATATCTCCTATTCATACTGCAATAGATTTTGGTGCAACTGAAATTGACGCAATAGTTACTTCGCCAGAAACTCGTGATAAGAAGTTTGTTATTAAGCCAAGTATAATAGATATACTAAAAAGATCATTTGATTTATATACAGATAAAATTATGTCTAATGATATTGAAAAAGCATTAATATATAATCAATTAGCCAAATCAGGTATAACAAATAAGAAAGAAATAAAACTAAATATAATACGACCTAAGTTTAATCTAATAGAAGATATGTTAGATTTTTCTCCATCAAAAATACAAACTATGATTGACATTGGTTATAGAGACGCCCTATCTGCTAATTATATAATATAAAATTAGGGAGATACTATGACTAATAATGGTATTGGATTAGGTAAAATTACATATGGATATGATTTTAATTTTTTTCAAAAAGTAACTGTTACTAATTCAGCTTTCAATAATATTGCTGATATATTTATTCCATTTTCAACACAAGGTTTTATGTTGGTAAATGAAGACGCATCGAGCGTTGTTCAGGTATCGTTTAATGGACAGTCAATTCACGACGAGCTGAACCCAACCGTTATTCGTGGATTTACGTATGATAATCGCGTTGTTAGTAAGATATGGTTTCAATTAGAAAGTGGTGGTAGCGCTATTGTTAGCGTTAGGGCTTGGGCTGGCAGGTAAATTATTTAGTTTTTTAAAATCATTCCAATCGCTTTCCCAAATAGTAATAATTTTATAGCCAGCTGATAATAAGTTATTTTCTCTGATTATAGTTCTTTTATTTAATTCACCGTGCGTGCAGTGAGTTGTTTTATTATATTTATTAGGATCATATATATTTAGGTTTCCGTGGTAGTAATCACCATAAAACTCATAAATAGTATTTGTTATTGGATCAAATCCATCAGCATAGTAAAAGTTGCTTTCAAGATTTATTCGTACCTCACGGTGTTCATCGTCTTCTGGTATTCCCATATAATTTAGCCAGGCTGTTGCCGTTCTAGTTCTGCGTTGTCTGGCACAATCTTTACAGCCTTTGCCAACAAGATGTTGCCCGCATAATTGCGTGAAAATTCTATTATGTTTTGGACATTCAATTATGACTTTTGTTGTTCGTTCACTACAATCTAGTTCAATATAATTATATTTATTTTCATGTATTTTTCTTGCTTCAATGATAAATTCCTCAAGTCCCCACCTAGTAATATCTTCAACACATTTTGGACAACGATTACCATCATTCATATGATTACTGACTGTTTGAATAACTGTTAGATTATGTTCTGTGCAATAATATTCTATTAATCTATCTTTACCATCTAGTGGTGTTTCAATAATTCTAATATATGTATATTTATTATTATGTACCTTATTGGCTAACGCGCAGTACTCTTCGAATGAATATTTTAAACTATCGTGATAACACTTTGTGCATCCACCTCCTTTGGTATGATAATTTGTTTGTTGCATAAATGGACCGTGAGTTTTACAGATAATTTTTCTTTTACCTTTTTCAACAACATAGCATTCCGAATAATCATATCTGTCTTTATGAGTTTTGGTAGCTTTTTCTATAAAAATCAAATCATTTTTAGTCAGGACGGTCATAATTTTATACCCCATTAGTTATATATCACCGCATTTTTGATCATAAAATTATGAGTGGCTTTCTCATTATTCCGACGGGAGGAGGTGGCGGTTCGCTTGGCGGGGACGCAAGCGGAACAACCACCAATGTCACCGTTACTAAAATCCAAGGAAATGCAATATCAACCATAACACCAACCGATGGTCAAGTTTTAACATGGGATGCTTCTTCAAGTCAATGGAAACCACAACAACCAATAAGTAGTCTTGGTTCAGATGGTTATGGTAATTATACATGTGTATCATCAGCTATTGTTGGTAACGTGGTATATCTTTCTTCTGCTAGTACGGTTGGGTTGGCAAATGCAACTGATGCAACTAAATTGGCAATAGGAATAGTCTTGTCAAAGAGTTCATCAACGCAATGCGTCGTACAATTGGAAGGAGAGAACAGTTCATTCTCAGGATTGAGCGTTGGAGCGATATACTACTTAGGATTAGTCGATGGAACAATGACAACAACTGCTCCAACAACTGGCGGAAATGTAGTTCAAAAAATTGGTTTTGCAAAAAATTCAACAACATTAGTTATTGAAATCGATGAGGATTTTATTCAACTGTAATTTTTTCAAAAATAAATAGTAATAGTATCATATATAATTAAGAAAGACCAACAATAAAAAGGAGAACACTAATGGCTAGATTTGCGTATATGGGAGAGATTCCACCTCATGGACACTGCTTGCACTCACAAGGTCCATGCAAACAAATAAACATTCCACTAAAAAATGGTGGGCATCAAGTAGTAATGGCATCAGATCAGGTTCATGGTTTTACAATCGGAGCTGATATTGGTGTGGATATAACGGATTCTCGTGCAATTCGTGTTTTACAATCAGATGTAAGATTTACTCAGCTTTCGTAAGACTTTAACAACAAACAATCAACTTTCAACAATCAAATAATAGGAAAATAACATGTCTGGATCTCAATTTCGCGCTCTAACAATTCAATCAGGTGTTACAACTCAAATTCAATCTACAAATCAACTTTTAGTCGGTAATGGTATTGATGCCGATGCAGCAGGTGCACTATCTATCGGTGCAACAACTGCAACAAGTATTACACTAAATCAAAATACATCAATGCCAGGTGCACAAACATTTTCAACTGGTACAGGTGCCGTATCACTAAACGGTGCTACATCAGTAACTGGTTCAAATACATTTACAGTTGGAACTGGTCTAACTACACTAGGTGGTGCACTAACACAATCAGGCGGTGCATTCTCACTAACTGGTAATGCTGCTTCACAACTAAGTACAACTGCTGGTGCTCTAACAATTACAGCAGCATCAGATTCAACTTGGTCGACATCAGCTGGTGTTCTAACTGTAAGCGGTACAGCTGGTCTTAATTTAGCAATGGCTGGTACCACATATTTAGATGTTGGAACTATGACAACTGGCGCCGTAACATTAGTTAACAACACTAATTTTGTTGCCGCTACTGGTACAAGTGCATTTGATTTCCATTCATCAACAGGTACGTTCCAAACATCATCAGGTGCAGTATCTGTAAATGGTAATACAACATTTACCGGTTCAACTTCCGTTACAGTCCATGCATTCAATACAGCCGGTGTTGTTCATAATAATGCATCAGGTCTTCTATCAACAAGCCTAATCAATGTTACTAATGATATTACTCCTGGCACAGCTGGTCAAGTTCTTCTAACTAACGGAACTCCAGCAGCAGCTTGGACCACAGTATCACAAGATGCAACTATCTCAGCAACTGGCGCAGTTACAGTCGTAAGTGCACAAGGTAACTTTACAGTGGGTGCAGCTGGTTCTGGCAATCTAACAATCGATGGTACAGGTAGTTTTACAACTGGTACAGGTACCAATACAATCAACGGTAACGTTACAACTGGAAATAATCCTAATTTCGATTTCTCTGGTTCAACTGGTACATTCAAAACATCACAAGGTGCAAATACACTAACTGGTGCCACTACAGCATCTAGCACACTTACATCAACTGGTCTTTTGACTGCAAGCAACGGTCTAACAGTATCATCTGGTAATATCACAACACCACTTACTAACTGGGGTACAGTTCAAGTAAATGGTTCTGGTGTTCTTACTTCGTCAGCTGGTTCAAGTGCACAACTTCTAATTGCACAAGGAAGCGCTCCTGCAACATGGAACACTCTATCAGGTGATGGTTACATCAATGCATCAGGTGTACTAACAGTAACACAAGCTGCTGGCAACTTCGAAGTCAAAGGTAATTTGATGGTCGATGGTGCAGAAACAATCGTTGGTACTTCAACATTCCAATCAAATGCACTATTTGATGGTGATGTAACAGTGGCAGATGGTTATTACCTACAAACACAAACATTACAATCAGGTGGTTCTGATGTATTGACAATCAATGGTGCCGGTGGTACCAACCTACAAGTAGGTGGTTCTAACTACCTACAAGTTGGTACAGTATCTAGCAACGTAATCACCGTTCCATCAGGTATTACACTAGAAGCTGCTTCTGGCGGTCAGATCATTGCAACATCATCTTCTGGTACAGAAGAAATCACCGTTACTGGTGTAAATACTTCTGCTGTAGGTGCAGCTAATGATGCAGTATATGTATCAGGTTCTCTAGCTGTATCATCCGCCGAGGCTAACAGCCTTTCAACTGCATATTGTGCGGGTTTCGCAAAAGATAAGACAGCATCTGGTAACCTATATACAGACGGTCTAGTTACCCCAAACATTACTGGTTCAGCTTCTCCAGGTAACGTAATGTATCTAGATCCAGCAAACGCAGGTAAAGTAACTGCCACTGCGCCAACAACTGTCGGTCAAGTCGTAGCACCAGTTGGGTTCATGTTAAGTTCAACTCAAATGGTTATTCGTATCCTAACCCCAGTTCAACTCTAATCCTTAATCCCTAAAAAAAACATTCGACACTGTCTCAACCACTGATATAGTATGTTGAGACAGTGTCCTATGTCGGGATACTATTACCTAAAAGAAAGTGAAAGTCATGGCAAAACAAAACAAGAAATTTACTTCAACTCATAATCAAGAAGCAAAATCACCACTAGCAGTGGTTCCAACAGTTTCAGAAACTCCAGCCTCTCCAGCACCTCCTTCACCAGAGACAACTCAAATTTCTCTTACAGCAGAAGATGCAAAAAAGGTTAGGGATGCTGAACAAGCGGTTTTACAAGTAAAATTACAATTAGCAGATGTTGAGCTACACCTTGCTGATGTACAAACACAAAAGACTCGATTACTAAGCCAAATAACACTTAATAATCAAGCAATGATTGAAACGGTAAAAGCTATTGCTATCGCAAACGGAATTGACCCAGATGGCACAAAAGATGATAGTAAATGGAATCTAGATACGAATGAAATGGTATTTCAAAGAGTGAAATAATAATTTACTGGAAATGAATAGATGGCATCATATGTCGATAAAATAATTTATTTAGATGCCTCCGGAGTAAATAAATTAGCTCATTCATCAGATTCGGTAACGATTAGTAGTACTCTTACAATAAATGGTAATTTAATTATTGGAGCTGGCGTATCAAGTAATTTGGTATCGAAAACTTCCAGCTATAACGTACAAAATACTGACTATATAATTAGTGTTGGTACGCTTAGCTCCAGTATTACTATTACATTGCCTGCATCACCAACTAATGGAAATACATATATTGTAGTTGATGCTAAAGGCTCCGCATCATCATATCAAATAGTTATAGATGGAAACGGTAATAATATTGCTGGAAGTTCAACATATAATATGGATATTAGATATGAATCAATTACAGTAGTATTTGATAGTACTAATTCTGTATGGGTAGTAATTTAGTTTTAAAGTAAGGAAGAACATGAGCAAGCCAATGTCAGAAAAAGAAACACGTAGGCAATTATTGGGACATGCCCGTGCTAATGGTTGTGAACAAGAGTTATTAAAATTATTTGATCGATATGACAATGCTCTAAAAGGATGCAAAACTATTGAGGAACGTAAAGCGGTTCAGGCGATGGGTATCATGGAATTTAATAATTTTTTTGGAAAAAGTAATATAAAAGTATGGCACAAAGATGGTTCATCTATTATTGTAGATGAAAACAATAAAATAATAAAATAGGAACTCTTATGGGCGAAGAAAACAAGGTATTATATGGGACCGTTATTTGGTTCTCCAAAGGAATGGGTTTCATTAAACAAGATGATTATGAGGTTGATATGTTTGTGCATTATTCCGATATAACAATGGAAGGCTATAAAACATTATCAAAAGGTCAATTAGTATCTTATCAAGTAGGTATTAATAGACGAGGACAACCAAAAGCCATTAATGTAATGGTTATTAAATAATAATCATCATCTATTATTCTAATTTTTCAGTTATTTTTTCTAACTTAGCATCAATTTTTTCATTGATCTGATCTATTTTTTCATCCATTTTATCAGCTAATTTGATTTGAGATGTTAATGTAACATTTAATGCTGTCTGTATTTGTTTGTCCTCAACTATATGTGCATTGAGAGCCGAATCTATCTGATGCATTTTTGCAAGTATGGTTTTAATGAACCAACCAAGAACGCCAAAAAATGCTGTTAGTAGTACAGTTAATATTGTAGTAAGGATAGTTGTTAGAGTTGTTGGTTGCATTATGTATCCTTATTTAATTTTTTTATTGTTTGATCTAATTTATCATTTAGTTTTTTATATTTTTCTTCAAGTTTTTTAGATGTTTTTTTTGGACACTCATCAATACTTAATTCATCAATATATTCTGTAGTTTTTTTGGATTTTTTTCTAGGTTTAACTGTTTCAATTATAGATTCTTGCTGTAAATCATTATATGATAAAATAGAATCCTTCATAATAACTCCTATTTATTCCACTTACCTAGATGATTTTCCTGAGCTATATCAGCTGTTTCTTCCGCAAATTCATTTTCATCAACAACCAATTCATCATATGTAATTTTTTCAACATCAATAGCAGAGCGTTGTCTAGTTGGAAAAACCGTACCTTCTTGCATTAATGGCGGGGTTTTCATTGGAGTCATAGGTGCCACTTTCCTATGTACAACAAAATTTCTTTTTAAGAATAATGAACCAGATGCTTCAGATTTAATGAGTTGTTCTTCTGTTAAATGCCTATAATGATTCTTGTCTAAAAGATTAACGGAACGCATGGGGTAAATACATATCCCAAGATCTGCAAGACTCTGTGCTTTTCTGGATATATTAGTGATCCAGAATTCTTTTGATGGTTGCAATATTCTCATTGGTATACTTAAATATATGTATATAAAATGATAGATGTATAATAATCTAGTATTATATTATGGCTGGTTTAACAACTTTAACTACTCGTAATCAATTAATTAACGTTAATGAAACGGTTCAATTAACAGCACAATTTACTAATGCTGCCGGAGTACCTACCAATTTAGATAGTTTTCCGTCCGTCACAATAGGAGCTCCGTCTGGATTAATAGTTGTCGGACCAACCACAGCCGGAGTTATGCAATTAGATGTAGGTTTATATCAATTTAATTTTACGACTCCATTCAATGGTCCATATGGTGTATGGAATGACATATGGCAAGGAACATTGAATGGTAATGTCATAAGTAATTCACTTCAGTTTGTTGTCGTATTTACAGAACTCCCATCGATTAATAGTGATGGTTACGTTCATCTAATGGACGATCCGGGGTTTAACTTTTCCCAACTTGCTATTCGTAATATCAATAAAGTAGCTAAAACCGTAAAGGCACGATTAAATAATAGTGGATTAGCACAAAGCCAAGATCAATATGGTAATACAATTTATGTAAATTGTGATATATTTTCTGCTGATATGATAACAACATTTGTTGTAAATGCATTGAGTGAGTTTAATCAAATACCATATTTTACATACTTCACATGGGAAGATACATTGATTATTAATCAATTTCATGCTATATTAGTTGATGGTGCTGTGTTGATGGCGCTAGCAAGTCAAGCGTTAATTGAACGTGGTCGTGAATATTCGATAAATGATAATGGGGTTAGTTTTACTCCTCCAAGTGTTGCAGAGTTGTTAGAAACACAATATAGCACAATGTTAACTCAATACTATGATAAGCTTAAATATATTAAGAATTCAATGCGCCCCAGCCCGCATGGCCTTGGAACATTAACTATCGCAAGCGCTGGTGCAATGAATCCGCAATTACAGCGTCTTCGCCACCTGCGTGCGCGCCAAATATTTTAATAATATCAATAGATATAATCTCTAATATTAATTACTTACCGATTTCTTTTTGATACCAATCACCCCAATGATTACCTGTTTCATTAGGATTTTTTACTAATCTCAACTTCCCATATTCCTTAGGCTTCTCCGGTTCCACAGCAACCTCATCCTGAGCCCTAAGATTGTCTAACATTACTTTTTTAGCCTTATTTAATAAATTAAATTTCATATCATTTCCACCGGCATCTGGATGATATAATTTAGCCAATCGTCTATAAGATCGTATAACATCTTCTTCCGAAGCATCATCTGATAGTCTTAATACAAACATTGCTTGCTCTAATGTCATATTGTCTAGCAAATTATTTAGTGTAGTTGCTATACAAAAAAGTTCAGATAATTCTTCTATCTTTTTAATATTCACAATAAAATACCTAATAATGCTATATCATCATTCTAATAGTTCTGCATATTATTATGAAGTATTCTATTGAGGATATAAAAAAAGTCCCGCCGCAAACATTATTAAAATTAATAAATAGAGCAAAAAACTTTCTTAAGAAGAATGATATCTTTCGCGATATGTGTAAGGATTACAACACAGATACAGACATTATAGATATGATACCAATTAAATTTGGCGATCTCGAAGTTAGCGCCCGAACAGATCATGGTGTAATAACATTAAATTACAAGCTATTATGTGATGGTGATTTTTTCAATGACTATCATTATTTAATTCATGAGTGCGAACATTACTTACAACAATGTATGGGTGATAAACCTACAAAAGGCGCTGATGATGGTGATTATTTACATAATCCATTTGAGCAAGATGGATTTAAACGTCAGGTCGAGTTTCTGGATCATCAACATGGTGAGGAAGAGGCAGAAAATTATGTAGATCATTTGTTAGATCATCATGATAGAAAAGGTAAGGATAGAAACGAACTTAAACAAATACTTATGGAAAAAGTTGATGAATAGGATATAATATGCCATACTATTTAAATGTTAATATAGATGGATTAATAATCGCTCAAAGTAATGGCGACGGCTATTCTATTACTTTAAGATGGGCTACTGCCTATCCAACTAATCGTTCATATAAGATATTGTATAATATATATATGAATGATGGTATCGCACCACCAAATACCGATATGTTTTTTAATCAATCTCCGGCGTTTGTATCTTTTGATGGTTCTACAAGCGTTCAAATTATTGATTTAGTACCGGGCACATTGTACCATTTTGCTATTAGAGCTGCTGAATATGATCCATCATTTTTTAATCCTACAACGTTGCCGCAGGCATATAATGGACTCGGGGTATTGCCATATAGTTTATTAGAAAATAATATAACCGCAACAAGTTCTTTAATACCATTGGTAGATGCTTATGGGTTTCCTGCAACCGGAACCGTGAAAATAGGTGGAGAATTAGTAAATTATTCCAGTATAGATATTAATAATAATTTAGTATTAATTAATCCATCAATTCAAAGAGGATTTAATAACAGTATTGCTACTATCTATAATACCGATGGATATGACGGTTATGTATATTGGGATCCTAATGTTATTTTTTGGCCGGTTGAACTAGAAGACCAAAATACCGTAGTTTATGAATGTTGGAATAGATTTGATATAGAACATTTTCCATTTACGATCACAGATGGATATCGTCAAAAAACCAAAGATATTCTAACAATAGACGCAACTTGTAGTGATGCAATGAATACCCCGTTAGCAGAAAACACATCATCATTTTTGTTTTCTGGATATCGTAGAACTAGTCCAGCATTGCTATTAAGTGGTGCATGTATAGGAAGTTATATTGGTGGTCAAATTGGTTGTGCTGATGGCTATAACGGAGTTGGCTTACAGCTGAGGGGGTTGAATGCGCAACAGGCTAATATAGCTATACAATCATCAATTATATTGGCAACAACCGGAGAACCAGTATGTTTAGTACAAAGACGATGGACAGGTATAACTTGTAAATGCATGTTACCATATAACGAATATCCCGAAGCACGCTGCAATATCTGTTTTGGCACAGGTATCGTCGTTGGTTGGATTCAATATTTTAATCCAGCTCGTAGTGATGGAAAAATTATGGTAAGACTTGATCCAAGTGTTGATGATTTAATAGCTATGGATAGTGGGTTAGAATCAACAATGCAACCCAATGTTTGGACTATACCTGTTCCAACAATAAAAGATAGAGATTTTATTGTTAGGTTTGACGATTGTGGTAATGAAGAGTTTCGTTATGAAGTATTGAATGTTACAAGAAATAAATTATTCTTGGATGGAACTGGTGCTCAAAAGTTTGCAATGCAAAGAATACGAAAAACAGATCCAATATACCAAGTACGAATAACATATGATACAAGTGATTTTCCAAGCACTATACCTACAAGTGTTTCATCATCTATTGGAATACAACCACATTTTCATACTCTTGTAATTAATGAAAATGTAACTTCTATTAGTCAAATAAATCAATTAACATCTGTTGCAGCAGGTCACAATCATGTTATTGAAAATGGGGTTGTTCTTACGGAAAGATTACATACACATACAATTACGTTATAGTTAATATTGCTAATAAAATAGTATTCTTGTATGTCGAAACCTACCTATACACCTCCTATTGGAGGTTTGTCTACTAATCGTTATGATTTTCAAACTCATATCGAAGGGTTAAGCTTTCGTCATAGCGCTGATCAAATTGATGTTGTTCCTCCGGTAATAATCAACGGGCTTCCATACGTAACGGTTGCGGATGCACTTACTGCAACATCATTATCAATATCACAACTAATATCTAACGGTGAGGGTTTTGTTACTATTGGTGATGGATATGATAGCTGGCATAATGCAAATGGAACTATTAATTTTGATCCAACAGTTCCATCACTAGATACAATATTAAATCCAATATTTAATGCAATATATACTAATACAGCATTACCAACTCAATATCAAAGAATTGTTCGTGGTGGAATAGTTGTCATTAAAGCTGGAACATATTATGTTGTAAATACAATAAATGTACCACCAGGAATAATAATTCTTGGTGAAGGATATGGAACAAAAATAGTTAATGCAACATCATTAGTTATTCCAGCAACATCTGGAAGCCCTCCATATCCAAAAGTTACATCAACGTCTGCTCCTGTGTTTAAAATACTTCCAGATATTAACAGAATTAATAATGATGGAGCAATAAATTCAAATATTCCATATTTTATGTTTGAGCGTGTAACTAAAATTATGAATTTAGTTATTGGAGATAATTTTATTGAACCAACAATTTTAGGAGATCTTAATTATAAATTAGCTCAAAATTACACGGCTAACAACCCACTCATATTACAAGAGCCAGGATCGCATTTAGAATGCGATCATGTTGTGTTTGTTGGAAGAGTTAATTTCGCCACTGGTCAGACAGTTGGTACAAATGGTATTACAGCATATCCAGTTCAACTAGATCCTGCTAATCCTATTAGTACTGGGACTATCTTGAAAGTTAAAGATTGTTTTATTGATGGTTTTGCAATAGCAGGAGAATTTAGAGGAACTGGATACAATGCTGATGTATGCGAGTATATAAATAATAAAATTCGTGTATATGGGTATTTGGGAAATGATTCTGCATCTGTAATACATAACTGTATTTTAAGTACCACTCCTTGTAATATAGAGTTTGATAATAACTATATAATTGGAAATGGTAATAATATAAAATATGGCGTTTATGTAGATATCAATGGTATGTCTGCTCCATCAAGTAAAAATTTAATGCCAAGAGCAGAAATAATTGGTAATTCTGGTGTTGTAAACAATAATGCAACATATGCTAACGTTAGCAATAATCTTTCGGTAAGTATATTTGGAACCAATGAATCAACACCACAGACAATTATTTTAGCTACAATTGCAAATAATACATTTGGGTCAGATTCATCAAATCAAAGAACAATAGTACCAAACACAGTAGCACTGCAACAACTTGATGATACTAGTATGGCTGCTGGTTCAGTAGTATGGGTTATTAGTAATGAGGAACATTATTATTTAGATAGAGGAACTAATGCTGCTGGGCTATCGGTTGATGGAATTAATATATTTGCTACTGCATCTGGAAATGGCAAGTGGATAAGATTATTATATCTAAACTATGGTAATGCTCAAATAAATGGAAATCTTACTGTTAATGGAACAATAAGCGGAACAATTAGTGGTGGTAGCAGTCAACCTGGTAATTTTAGCGTTGGTGGTAATTTAAGTCTTACTGGTAGTTTGATTCCAACCACTGGAACATTAACTGTATCTGGTTCGCAGAATATAGCAGATAATTTGTCTGTTACTGGAACAACTTCGTTGAGCAGTTTAAGTGTTGCTGGAACCACAACATTAAATACTGCTGCTGTAGCAGTAACTCCAGTCGGAACTGGCATTACTTACACAACGACAAATCAATTGACTTTTACATCCGTTGGAGCAGGAAGAACAACATTAACCTATATTCCTTCTACTGGAGCCACAGGATCAAATACAATTTATAGAAATAATCATACTGGAGCTTACGAAATAGCTTCTAATTGTTATTGGGGACAAATATCTGGTTCATCTGGATGGACATCATATAGTGACACACATTCGTCATCTTTAATTACATTTGATCAGTCAAATGGTATTCAGTTATTTACACAATCGGTACCACTCACTTCCACTTGGACTGATGTTATTCCAAATGCATCAGGTGGTTGGTCAAATTATTTTAAGATTGGTGTAACTACTACAAATATACCGCGCATCCAAATTGGCGGACAATCTGGTGGTTTGAATTTACATTCAGCTTCTTCATTACCTAATTCTGTTTATGCGGATAATATAACAAAAGCATGGGCATCAATTTACACAGCCGGAGCACCTGCATCAGGAGATTGGTTTGGTGTTAGCTCAATAACATATGTTGGTGGGGTAGGAATGCCAATTAGCGTAACATTGGATTATATAATGGATGACGCAAATTATACTATAATTTGTAGCAGCACTGGGCCATTTGTGACTAGTATTCAGAATATAACTAACTCCTCATTTGATATTTATGCCGAAGATCTTGGTCAAGATGCGCAAGACTTTGATGCTTTTTCTGATGCTATATTATTTGTTGTTTATGGATGGATAGGAGGATAGGACAAGAATGATTGTTACATATAAAAATGTTTATACACTTAATGCATCAATTAATTCATTGAATTTAACATGCACATATGATGGGTATCACGTTGATGGCTATCATTTAACTATTAGTGATGGCTACGCCACAATGACTTCTACCACATATTTTGTGCCAGAAACAGAGGTTATTATACCGCTACCATTTCCTAATTTGGTAAATATTTCTTTATGTTTAGATCTTACGAACGGTAACGAACCGTGCATAGTGGTTGATGAGGTATATAGTGGACATACTCCATATAAGTTTGATGGAAGTACTCATTATAGATTAATAGAATCATTAGCAAAAATATCTAAAACAGATTTAGAAAATCAATCAATATCATTTTTAAATATCATTTTAAATCCAAATCAATCGTAGGATAAAACAATGAGCAGAGTGAGAGCTAAAAATACAAAAGATATTCCAGGACTAAATGAATCAAGACAAGAAAAAGCTGATCTCGTTATTCAACTATCTTCATTTAAGGATAAGGTTTTTTCAGACTTAACGCAAGCGGATAAGGATTTTTTATTGAAATTATTATTTGAGCGAGCTGGTTTCATAAAAAGCTAATCTATTCATATTTAAGTATAATGATAGGAGTTTAGGATGGATCCGGGAATTACAGCGCTTTTTTCATGGCAATTTATATTATTTGGATTAGGTGTCTCAGTAATAATGTGGTTTATACGCACAATTACTGAATACGCGTTTCCTAAATTGGATAACTATAAGTTTTGGACAGAGCTTTGTTTGCCGTTGCTTCCGCCATCTATCGGCGCTTTAATAGCATACTTTGCCACAAAATATGCTTACCCGGATGGCTTAACATCATTGAGCGGTAGGCTACTTTTTGGATCAGTTGCTGGTCTTCTATCTGGCCTAATTTTCCAGGTAGCTAAGGGAATGTTAAAAGATAAAATACAAAACTTCGTATCTTCTCAACAGTCGTCAAATCAATCTAATCCTGCATCACAAGTAATACCGTTTCCAACAAATAGATAAGGGCTAATAGTGAGTAATTTTCCATTCCAAATAGATTCTAACGTTGAATTGCCACAGGTAGATGATAATATCACAAGCATCGGGGGCATCGCCATTAATGCTCTGCGTTCAGCAATGTTTGCAGTTGAATCAAATGTTGGTATAAATGCACAAGGCTCTACTGGCTCAATAGCACAGCGTCTATCTGTATCATTAAATCCTGATGGAACGATTATGCCATCAGCGTTAGTTGGTATTGGTCTGGTCACATTACCAATAACAGATGCACAAATATCTCCAACTGCCGCTATACAAGAATCAAAATTAAGCTTAGTTTATTCCACATCATCATTATATACATTAATACTTACATTACAAAACTCTATTGATGTGTTAAATGGTTTTTTAAGTTTAACTGGTGTTAAATTAGAACCACATATTGATGGTACAGCATATAATCATTTTCTTTCGGCTATTCGTGTTGATCAGACAACACCGTTTGTAAAAACAAATCCAACAACACTTCCGTCCGCTGGTACTAATGTTATAAATAGAAATGAAACTAATGCCGATCTTTTAATTCAAGATATCAGTAATGATTTAGTAATACACGAAAAATCTGATGGAAGTGCTAATGTTACGACAACTTCTGGCGGAACAGTTCCACCAGTTAATTATGCTCATATGGCTAGCGGAATAAATGTCGTATCAAATAATTTTTCTACTATACCACAGTCAAATCAAGATGTTCAGAGCATTATAGAATACTTTGATAGTTCAAGTTTACTTTTACTAGGAAGTCGCGTCCAAAACTTATATGCTAATGGTATATCTAGAACATCCAGAGCTTCTAGTTTTCTGTCGGACGGATATGGAGAGCCAATTGTTCCACCAACTCCTGCTATATCTTATTTTTTAAATGTTCCACCCGGACCAATGGCATCATCTCCGGTTGATAGCTTTACTAATGGTGATGATGTTGTATTATTTAGCCCAACCCCGCAGCAACTAAGTACATTCAATTTTGATGCACAGTTTGCTCAGGTTCAACCGGGAGACATATTAACAATAAATTATGGTACAGGAATATCATATCAATTTATAATTGATTCAGTTAAATCTAATGTTAATGGTCTAGTTAGAACTTATGCTGTTAGAATAAATGGTAAAAATCCGATTTCAAATATTAATGCTTTAGCGAGAATAGATAAGGCAGTTTTTCATAGAGGAAAATATGGTGTATTAGCATCTGGTCGTTCGCCGAATTATACCGGTAGTTATGAGAGCTTGATTATATCAAGTCCTAAATCTGCTGCTGCATTAGGTAATGGATTTAATTCATCTACATTTGATTCGAATCACTATAATTTATATCTATACCTGTTACCAACAGGTGATACAACCACGATTATTCCATTACCAGCTATTGATGTGACTGGAAATAAAGGAACAACCCCCGGACAATATAAATTAGATAATATAGTTAATAATATCAATATAGCATTTAGGGCTCCTGGATTCAATTATAGGTTTATTGCTTTTGAGTATAATGGTCAATTTGGCATAATGCTCGCAGATCCATACAATAATGCGAGTTTTAGTATATCAAGTGGAACTGTTGATGTAAATGGTAATTATACATCATCATCGCTTTCATCGTTTCCTTACAACGTTGTTGATAATTTTAATTCAATAGATCCGTTAGGATTAGGTCTTGGTGGAGCAAATGTTGCAAGTCCTCCTCCAACAACAGCCTATGCAACAGTTGCAGCTGCAATGTTTAATCCTACGCTATTATTCTATCCACTAAAGAGAAACTTCTTTTATACAAATGGTGTAGAACGAGATAGTTTAAAATCAGATCCAATAGTGTTAAATAATATACAAGATACTTTTGGTGATGGATATTGGCTTGCAACTATATTGCCTCCACCATATACTAATGTTTTACCAAATAGAGTTGAAGTAGTATATCAAGTAAATCTTGATTTGTCTGGTGCTGGTTTAGCTCCAGGAAAGACTATTGTTATTCAGCCAGCATTCCCGTTGTCAGATTCTAGATTTAATTTTAGAGATTATGGAAGATTCACTATAAAAAATATTTCATTTCAAAATTGTTCTACGCCGGCAGCATACACAAATATAACAGTATATGATGGTGTTCATGCAGCTGGAACATCCCCAGCAGCAACATCAAATAATATACCTGTTTTCATATATTTTTCAGATGACTCTGTATCATTTGATGCAGAAAATGTTTTTGATGCAACTACTGTTGGACCGTTTAAAAGATTTTTTGAAATATATGTCGATGGAAATGGACATACATTTTCTCATGAACGTGCTAGGTTTATTAATACTGGACTGGATATAACCAATATTAATTTATATCGAGTTTCTCCTAAATTACGCGGATATACCGGAACTAATAATGATAAAGAAATAAGATTAACGATCACTAATTATGATCAAAATAGCGGTATTTATATAGGATTTTTGGCTAGATGGAATTCAATATCATCAACATTGTCTAATTTAGGTCCAACTATTACTGGTAAAAAAGGAGAAATAATTAGATTTTATGATGAGACAAATATAGATTATATAGATTTTATTATAGATATAAATACATCTCTTAGTAGTTTTTCTAATAAGACAATAGATATACAGTTATTTAAAACATTAGAGCTTGATGAAGAGATAATGTTAATTTCAAGTTGTCAAGTCAATGATATTATTAAACAAGTTTCATATCTAAAAGATGAACGTGAGTTTGGTAATGTCAGTGAGGAACAATTTACAAGTTCCGCTCTTGATTATATTAGTACTCCAACCAGACTGCTAAATGAAAATGGTATAATAAATGGCTTCGATAATTCTTCTGTATCCGGAAATGTGATATCATTCAACGGTGGAACAGCATTAATTAATGGTAAATTAATTCTAATCAATGAATTAAGTATTACTATTCCAACAGTTATTGAAACTTTATATCCTGCTTTTACTACAACAGTAAATACAATTACTTGGTATATATGTGCTAATAATAAATCTGAAATTGAATTAATTGCCTCAACGGATTATGCTCCATCGCTTATTACAACATATGGATCATTAGATCAAAATAGAATATTTTATGTAACAAGTCCATCAATATCTAATCCATATCCAGTTAGAGGAACGTATTTTAATAATTTACTAATAAATTATACAGATGTAGTTCCACTTTATATTGTGACAGCAACGGTGACTGGAACAGCTATTTCTGCATTAACTATGACAGATGCTAGACGATTTGTTTCTAATGGGTACGCAGGAACAACAGATTCTTTCATACTTAGCACCGAAGGACAGTTTAGAACTATTGATTCAGTTAATTCTTGGATTTCTCAATTAACTAATTTTATATCATATGCAAATACATCTAATAATACAAAAGGAACCAGTGTAAATATAAGAGGACAAATAATATTTACATCACCATCAATATCATTAGGATATTCAGCACAAGCAAATTTTAATGGAAATGATGCTATATTAAATTTTGGAATTTCTATAGTTTCATTAAGTAATGACATACAATTTTCTAATATGACGATTAACGCGGCTAGCTCAACCCTATCAATTGGTGCTAATATATCATTTGTAAATTGTATTATTAATTTCCCAGCTAATACTGTTTCATTTGGCAATAATGTATCTTTTATAGATTGTATTATTAATTTATTAGAAACTTCTGTTGCTTTTGGTAATAATGCCATATTTACAAATTGTACCTTAATTGCACCAAATACAGTAATTACTTTTGGAAATAATTCTATTTTCACTGGATGTACCATTGGTACACTTGGAGCATTAAGTACATTTGGGTCTAATTCAGTAATAAATAATTGTACAATCACCGCTGTATCGGGAGCAACAGTTGGAGCGTTCACGTCATTCACTAATTCAACCCTGACTATTAATTCATCGGCTGGATCTAATATCACTCTATCAAATAATAACTCTTTCATAAATTGTATAATTAATATATCATGTGCTACTGGTTTTACGTTAGCTAATAATAATACATTTCAGCTTTGCACAATTAATTATACATATGATGCCACTCTTGATTCGAGTTTTACCAGTACAAATCCAGCTAGTCCAATTAAGGCATGTTTGTTGTCAAATATAACACCAAACGGTTTAGAAAACTTAACTATTGATAGTTGTATATTTACATCACCAAATTTAAATAGATTTGCTTTTATATCAATAATATTTGCTAATTCTCTTTGCTTTGCGGAAAACGTAAAAATTACAAATAATAAGTTTATGACAACGGCAAATGTAGATGATAAGTTTGCAGTAATAATAATTGCTGGGCCAAGTATTGCTCCAACAACAACTACTGGAACGAGGTTGAATAATTGTGTTATATCTAATAATTATTGTAATAAAAATCAATTAATTGAGATTGCTCCCACTAATGTGGGTTTAGTTGTATATGATGCTATTTGCACAACTAATACCATTATTTCAAACAATAGCTGTGGAGCTATTAATGTTACTACAAAACAAGATCTGCCCAATTCAATATTACCAAATACAACGTATCAGGCTGATAAAATAAATAATTTAACAATATCTAATAATAACTGCAAATATATATTTACTGGATATGCTATTGGTATCGTATATAACGCAACTCTTGATACACCGGCTGGATCATTTCCAAACAATTCGGGTATATTTACTGGAGCATTAAAAATAGTGGATAATACGTGTGCATTTATGTATATATCTAATAGAATACCAGCAACAGATGCTACTGGATGTGCACCAGTTATTATAAGAAATAATAAGTTTATAGCATATGATGTTAACTTTACAACATTTTTCGATGGTGGATTGGTAAATACACAACCAGTGGGGTTAATAATAGATACTAGGACGGGAACATAATGGTTTTTAGCACCCCTATATATAATATAATTATAGATGGTAATTCGTTCGATTATGGTACGTATACACCTGATGGTAATCCCTCGAGTACGCCAATAACTTATTCATATTATAATTGCGTTGGAACAACTTCCGATACAATTGTTACAAATAATTATTTTTCAGGTATGGCTGCCCCAGGACAAATTGTACTTGGTAGTTCAAGCAGTCATTTAGTTATTGGTGCTAATTCTAGTATTGTAAAAAATAATATATTCAATAGAGGATCCACAAGCATATATGCTTATATAGTTAATAATTCTACTGATGATCAAATCATTACAGATAATGTCTTTGATGGATATACAGTTGATGGTACGGATGAAAATCTTGTCAAAGGAATATATCTAAATTCTCCTCCTCAACCTTATTATAATCCAACTGGGCTAACTGTTGGATCCACTTATTGTAATAATAAAAATCAAACTGGATATGCTTTTGTACCGGTATTAGTTGGTGAAAAACAATTTCAAGGAGAAGGTGCATTAGGAGACGGAATTAATTATAACGGTAATGTTAATGAGGTTCCTCCTAGTGAAATATTTAGTACTGCTGGTGGTGGGTTGGATGGTAATCCTATATATGCAAGTGCTGTGTTACAAGATACAACGCCTACCAGTTATGCTAGAGTTTTTGATATGACGAAAATTGTGCCGTTAAATACTCAGATATTGGAAGTAAAACAAGGTATTTATTCTGCATCAGCTGGTCATACTTTTGATTATACAGGAACATCATTTGAATTGGCTGTAACAGCTGGTATTATAGATTATAACGCCATGTTGGATGCAGCATCACAATTTTATGGTAATCTTGGTGAAGCTGATTATGAATCGGTAGAGTTGGTAGTATCTGATTCAGGATCGGAGTCAAGCATTCAGTCGGGAACTTATTATTTAACTATTGATTCAGGAATACAAAATAATTTAGAATATTATTTCAATACATTACAGTCATCAATTACACTATCAGTAGTGTATAAATATCAATTATTTACAGGTATTGTATTGGCTGGTATACTTTTTTCACCAATTAGAATAAAATATAGGTGGTAATCAAATGTCAAATTGGATGATTAATTTAAAAACTGTATGTATTGTTTGTCTCGGACAACCGCCAGTATATCAAAAATTTGGAAAAAGAAATATACAAATTGCTTGTAAAACGTGTAATGGAAAACATTATATTGAAAAGCAAATTAGTATAGCAGATTTGATTACTATAATTAATGATATACAAGATGGGTATAGTGCATCATTAATAAATAATATAATTGATGCAATAAAAGATGGGTATCACTAAAGATGGCAACTAATAATTTCTATCGTTCATCATTAGATGTTCTATATAATGTATTTCAGAACTCTATGACATTATACCCAAAGGAACTAGTTATTGCAACTCTTCGTGATTTTTTTAGCAGAGATGATTACTATCATTATTCTCATGATTTATGGGGATATCCTCAAACTCCAGATCATACTAATTTGCCACAAGATGTCGGTTATACTGATAACATTACCACTAGGGTTTTCATTGGAGAGTCATATCGTTTTGATGTAATATACTATCCTGCAATTATTGTTAGGCATGGTGGTTCGACGTCCGTTCCGGTTTCTATGAATAGAGAAACTGGCGTAGTAAAATATGGTAATTTAGTATTCGAAGATGGATATGGTAATGTTAAAACTTTTCCTGTTCCACAATTTTTTTCATTTGCCGGTGCTTGGGAAGGATCTATTAATATAGATGTAATGACTAGAGATTTAAGAGCAAGAGATGATTTGGTAGATTTAATATCATTATTATTTGTAGATATTGCATTTAACGATCTATATAAATCTGGATTAGTTATTAAAGGTGTTTCTTCAGGCGGTCCAACAGAACGTGATGATCGTAATGATCATTTATTTGTGCAAACAATTACATTACAAATCAGAAGTGAATGGCATAGACATATCCCTATTTCTAATGTTATAGATATAATAAATTTAAGTATAGAGTTTACACGATTACCATCACCGCCTGGTGTAGTGGCTCCAAATTTGACAATTAATATATCAGAAAATATTGTAGATATAATGGGAAATTTATAATGGATAGTTTTCAGGCTTTCAAATACATCACGTTATTCCATCAAATATAGTTCATGGAACCAAAAGATCACGGCATAATAAAGAATAATAGCATATGATTAATAGCAATAATAATACATTTATTTTAGCAGTGCTGATATAATAAGGAATCTTCAATGGCTAATATCCCAAGCGCAAATAACATTCTTCCAGGCGTAGTTACTAATGTCATTACACAAAGTACCGGCGCATCAGTACCTGGTGGTGCTCGAATTACCTGTATAATTGGTGAGGGAGCCAGACAAGAAATCATAGTAGCTTCTGCTGTAGGTGGCGGGAATGATGGATTAGATGGTTATTACACTTCAACAAACGGTAGTGATGGAAGACATTTTCTTCTTCAGTATTCACCTATTATTTCAAATAGGGAACAGCTATATAAGAATGGTCGTCTCCTTCAAGGATTAGAACAGTCAATAGATCAAAATCCATTTCCATTCACATATGATTATAGAATAGATATTTCAAATGGTCAAATTGAACTTCAACAAGCTCATTTAGTAGATCAAGGTGGTACATTTTATTTAGCTGGAGCATCCAATGTTGGAGTAGGGACAATTCAAAACCTATCTCTTGTTGATGTAAATGCTCCAAATGAAACATGGACTATTAAATGTGTTTCTGTACAACGTAATAACCTAAATCAACCTATTGCTGGAACAGCACAATTCGTTGCATTTGGGTCTGTATCAGGGAATGTATTAGATGCAAATGGCAATCCAACAGTATGGATTGCAAATAATCAAACTGTTTCAAATAGTATTTTGATGTTTTCAATATCAGAAACTATGAATGGACCAACAACAATATCACCGTTTAGACCAGGTGATTATTTTACAGTTCAAGTTTCTAGCGGTGTCTTAACTAAAAATGACAGTTTAACTGCTACATATATTGCGGTAAGTGATATAAATAGTCCAACATTTTTTACATCAGTACAACAAATAAATACTAAACATGGTCTTCCAAGTCTGACAAACACACTATCTCTTGGGTGCCAATTAGCATTTGCTAATTCGCCTCCTGGTATTATGTGCCTACAAGCAGCTCCTCCTCTTCCACGACGTATTTCATATGTATTGGAAACAAGTTTCCCCGCTACATCAACAAATGTAAATGATTTCATTGTACCGCTTCCTCTTGGGGTTTCTCCAGATCCAAACTCAAATATCGATATTTTCGTAACTAATCCCGCTACTGGTGTTGAAACACAGTTATTGGCTAATAAGTTTACGTTCTTTACTTTGGGCGATCCTGGTCAGCCAACTATATCTGAATTTGTATTTGATAACGCTCTTCCACCAGCAGGAAACTCATATTCATATTCAGTTACACAAACTGTTGCAACTCTTAATTTTGGTCAAGATGGCTATATTAATAGAGATCTAACTACACAGATAAATGCATTATTTAGTTCATCAATAACTTTCGATTCAACTTATATCGGAAAAGAGCTTTCAATAATTGATGCTGTAAATAATGCAAATGTTGGAATATTCGCAATAGTTGGAGTTGTTGGTGGGAAACTTGAAATATTAGCTAACTCTACTCCACCATTTGCTGATTTTATTAATGATCCAACTACAACTTTCCAATTAATTGATCCAATTTTTGGAGAAGTGGTTGCTGGAAGCGTAGGCTCAGATGGGGCATTGATCGCGATTCCAAACACAGGAACTGGTACATTAAGTAGTATCTCAGTTAATTTTAATCCATTCAATGTTATAGCTCTTGGATTAAAGCTACAAATAACAGCATCAGCAGATGCCTCTAATATTGGTATATATGATATTACATCATATAATTCTGGATCCAACACACTATCAATATCTAAAACATTTATTAGTGAGCATAATTTAAAATATGAGGTTCTTGATCCATCACAAACAAGTGATTATTTGGTTCTAAATCATAATATTGTTCCAAATAATAATTCACTCAGAGTAACAATAGTTGATATTCAGGATTCAACGTTCTTTGATGCTGGTTGGGAAACAGCGCTTGCTACACTCGAAGCACAAGAGTTAGACATATTAGTTCCACTCCCATTACAAACAATTTCTGCTATTTTCCAAAACTCATTAAATCATTGTATTGCAATGAGTAATCCTCTAAATAGAAAAGAAAGAGTGTTATTCATAGGAGCAATAAACGGATTAACTCCAAGTAATTTGACTGGTGCAACACTTGCAGCTGTAGAAAATCTTGGTGTTCTTGAAGGTATTCAAGGTAATACAGTAGCAGAAGTATTAGCTGGTGATACAGAAGATTTGGCAAATTATTCAGTTTCCTCTGCATATGGTGAAACATATAGGGCAGTATATTTTTGGCCAGATCAGATTGTTGTTCAAGTTGGTGGTAGTAATCAAATTATTGATGGTTTCTATATTGCGGCAGCAGCAGCTGGGTATACATCAGGCAGCTCAAATATAGCTCAACCATTAACTAACAAAAATCTAAGCGGATTTACTATCCAATCAAATAGAATGGTTAGCTCTACAGTACTATCTAGCTTAACTGATGCCGGAGTAGCTCCACTGCAACCAGTTGCTGGTGGAGGTACAGTTCTATGGGGTATAACAACCTCACAAAGTGGAGCACCAGAAGAACAAGAAATTTCAATTGTATTCATTAGAGATCGTCTTGCAAAAGCAATGAGAAGTGGATTCAAGGAATACATAGGTACTCCAGAAAATTCAGATACACAAGCAACACTGCTTACACGAGCAATTGCATTATTACGAGGATTCCAAGCACAAGGATTGATTACGCAATATACAGAGCCAACTGTTGTACGTGATAGTGTTGAGCCTCGTCAGTGGGATATAACGGTTCAAGTGCAACCAACCTATCCAATTGATTGGATTTATATAACAGTTAGCGTTGGAATAATAGCATAATTAGGAGATAACGAATGACGAATCTGGCACCAAATACGGGAAGCATAACAGAGCAACCAGTTACTGGATATGATGCTACATTAACGCAGCTATCAACGAATATAGTTATACGTGTTGGTGCAGTTGCTGTTGGAGCTATTCAGAATATAAGCTATCAAGAAGATCGAACAATTACAATGATTGATGAGGTTGGAACAGATGGTCATATAGATTCAGCTCCAACTAAAAGCACAAATATAACTGGTACTTGTGCTCGTATAAGATTCGATAGAGCTAGAATAACAGAGGCATTTCGACGTGGATTTATTCATGCCCATGCACAACGTATTCCGTTTGATATTGATGTTTATGATATATCAAATGGAGATGGAAGTAATGCCATTGTTACAACTATAAAAAATGTGTGGATAAAAAATATAAGCGTTGATTTTCGCTCAGATAATTGGATTATAACTGAAACAATGCAATTTGAAGCAGAAGGTATTTATTCAACACTCAATGGCGGTATTGCTGCAACAGGTGGTTTATTTGGTTCAAGCATACTGCAAATTAATTCAATTGAACAAGCTGCTGATTCAGGTCAGCGTCTAGGTTCAATGGATGCGCCAGGTTTAATTACTGATTATTTTTCAAACGTCTAATAAAACTAAAACATAATTTTCCCGCGATATATTATATATTGCGGGATTTGTGTTTTAATATTCCGTATTCTAATAAAACCACATATTAACAGGAGAAAGCTATTATGCCAGATTTTAATTCACCAAATTTTAACAAAAAATCAACTCAACCAAAACCACAAACACAACAGCCATTACGTGAATTCAATGTTGGACTACCAGAAGATGGTGAAGACGAGATTGTAAATCCAGTTATTCTTAGGCAGCAAGCTGCACAACAAAAAGTTTCACCAGCAGAGCTAGAAGCAAGAATGAAAGCTGCTCGTGAAGAAAAAAATGAAGTTTTAAAACATGGAACGAGAATTACTGAACACGGCAAACGCAGAATAGAGTTACTATCAGGTATAGGGAGACTAACGCGTGATGTGCAAATTGGTGATACAGTATTTTCTTTGCGAACATTAAAATCACAAGAGTTCCGTGAAGCTGGTATGGCTACATTAGAAAATGTGAAAAATGATTACGAAGCCGCATTAGAATCAAGAAAGCAACAATTAATCAGATCCATTTACAAAATAGATGGAGAAGATATAAATATGGTTCTTGGAGATGATACAAATGAATCAAAACTTGCGCTGATAGATTCACTGGAAGAGATTATAGTTGGACGATTATGGGATGAACTTGCTGCAATGAAAGAGGAAGCTCGAACCAAATATGGAATGACAACACCAAAAGCAGTTGAGGAGGTATCAGCGGATTTAAAAAAATAGTCAGGGAATCAGACCATAGATTTCTTTGGTTTTTATGTAAAATGCGTGGCTGTTTCCCGAATGATCCTGAACTAGAAAACATGGATCCAATTATGAAAGCTTGGATGTTTTATAATTGGATAGAAGATTATAATGATGAAAATAAATTACTTGAAAATCAAGGATATTTAATTGGGTTATTTACTAATCCAGAATTGGTTCAGAAAATGCTAGGAATAGGATCAAATGAACATTCATCCAGCGATGAAGAGTTCGAAGAAACATCAAGAAGAATTATGGAGATGAATAAAAAAATCGATAAGGAAAATAGCAAAAAAACCAGGAAACGTAAAAGAAAAATACAAGGATAATTTTTAGATGGCTAACACAATACCAACTGATACTAGCGTAACAGCAGCTCAAACAACATTAGATAGTTTTGCTGGTTCATCTGGTGGAATGCTTTCTAACATAGAAAATCTTATTGTAAAAATGCCTGAGCTAGGTAAGGCTATAATAAATTCTTTAGGTGGGGATGCAAGCAATGCGGTTCAAGAATTTCATAAAATTACTGGCGGACTTAAAGATGGTTTTTCAAAATTAATTGATCATGCCAAAAATTTTGGTGATAGTTTAAGTGATGTTGGTATGACTGGTACCAATTCTATTGGTAGTGTATCAAAAAGCGTAGATAAATTACTAGTAGATTTTTCTAAAATGGGCGCTGTTATGAAATGGGATAAGATGTTCGAAGGAACAGATAAAGGTGGCGCTGCAATAAACGTGTTGTCTGGTGATATTTCTAATTTAACACAAATACTTGGTGATTTTGGTGTGCAGCGTACTGCTAAAATAATTGAAGGATTAGGAAATAATTTTATTACCAATTCAGGGCAAGCAGAGGTTTTAGAAAATTCATATATATCATTGATGTCTGCTAGCGGAAGTATGAATGATTTATTTGAAGGTACGGACGACAGATTAGTTGATTTAGCGGCGAAAACAAAAAACTATACAAATCAATTAGGTGCTATTGCAAGTGCAACAGGATTGGGTATTCCGGTAACAATGCAGCTCTCTAATGCATTAAAACAACTTCCTGGGTTCTTAGATCAAACAATTGTTGCTGGTGATGGAGCGAACAGATCAACAAATGTATTACTTAATACAATGAAATTAATGACTGGTACAGGTCAAAATGAAACGGTTGTTACAAAAGCATTAGCTGATGCTTATGATAATCTAGGAAATTCAGTTGGACGAGTAACAGATCAAGCACAAAAGGGAGCTGAGTTTTTAGCAGATATATCTAGTGTTGCTAATACATTAGGTTTACAATTTAAAGATGTAGATCAAGTTATGAGTGGTATTGCTGAAAGATTTAAATTTGTTGGAGATAATTCTGATGGTGCAGCAAAAGTTCTTGCAAGATACACTGACGCATTACGAGAAACAGGATTAACTGGTAAAGCTTCGATGGATATTGTTGATGGTATGGTTAAATCAATAAGTGAAATGACAGTCGGAGCTAAAGCATTTCTATCATTACGATCTGGTGGTCCAGGTGGATTACAAGGTTCGTTTCAGATCGATCAGTTATTACGTCAGGGTAAATTAGATCAGGTTGCTCAAATGGCAGAAAGAAGCTTACGGCAACAATTTGGTGGTAAAATATACACGCAACAAGAGGCTGCAGAAAGCCCACAAGCAGCTGCTCAATTTATGAGACAACGCTCTCTTTTACAAAGCGGAGCATTTGGAATTGGTCAAGGTACTTCGCCTGAACAAGCAACCAGATTATTAGAGGCATTGGGCAAAAGAGATTTCGGAGCCGTTACCAAAGAATTAAAAACTGGTCAAAGTGCAGTAAATGAGGTTGCAACACGGGGTGAAAAAATTCAAGAAAGAAATAATACTGAATTAAAACAAATTGCTATTCAAACACAACGAATGGCAATAGCAGGTGAAATTACAGCCGGTCTTACAATGAAACAATTATATGGCACCACAGGAGGCAATAAAGCTGCTATAACCGAAACAATGAAAAAAAACGAAGCATTTGGGGAGATTTATACCAAAGGTGAAAAAACTGCGACAAATAAAGAAGCCTACCAGAAAGAAGAAGTTCTATCAGCAAGACAGATGATGTCACAAATGATTGACGCTGTTGTTGGTACAGGTAAAGGATCAGAAGAGGGTTTTAAAGAATTGGCTAGCGGTATAACTGATACGATACATGATTTTAAAAGTGCATTAGGAATGGTATCAGAAACTCCTGAACAAAAAGTAATGGATAATACCATAACTCCACCAGCAAGACGAACATTAAGACAACCAGATAAGGCATCAGAAAATATATTAAGGATTCCAACTGAAACAATTACGGCTGCATATAAAGGTCCGGCTATAAATTCAACTAGAATGCCTACTATATCAGAAGCAGCTGGTAATCCAGAGTTGGCAGCTCAACGTGTAAGAATGCAAAAAGAAATAGAGGATAAGCATAGTATCTTAAAAACTGCATTTACTGTTGGCTCCAATCAACAGAGACCATCAGCAGTTACTACAACTAACAAAGAGGCATTAAAGACACAGGTAGAAATGAAACAACACCCTCCACAAAAAGTAGTTTTAGAGATAACTGCACCACCAGGATTCGGAGTTCATACAAAATCAGTACCCAATACTATAGAAATTATAAATGGAACGGTTGCTGGCGCGTACCCAGGGAGACAACAATAATGGCATTTCTTAATCAGGCTCCACCAACTAATACAGTAACTGGTACTACCAATTTAAATCAAGCATTAAATGGACAAAGCCAGTCATTTCAACAAAATGGTTTTATTACCACTCCGATACCAAGCGCAGATGGAAACGGATTACCATCAAGTAATATACCACCATTGCAATTAGCAGTTCCAAGAAGGAATATAGGACATTGGTTTGTTCCAGAGGTTGGCGTTATTAATATGTACATTAATCCTCAAAATATAAATTATGGATATAAAAAAATAATTACTATGGATAGAACAAAAGGTGGTTATAACATACAATATTGGGGAGAAGAATTACCGACATTAGTGTTAGAGGGACATACTGGCAGTTCAGGTGTTGAAGGACTTAATGTGTTATATGAAATATATAGAGCAGAACAATATCTTTTTGATCCTATTGCTCTGACGATGGCTGCCGATAGCTCAATAACTGGATTAAATGATTTAGTGGATTCTGCATTAGGAAATCTTGGTGGTTTTGCCAGTTCATTGACAAGCGGATCATTAGGTGTACTAGGTTTAGACCCTGCTAGTCAAAATATATTACCACAAAATGTTCCTTCCTTGGCATCAATGGCATTAGGAATAGAGTTTTATTATACAGGTTGGGTATTTCGTGGGTTTTTTACTAGTATGACTGTTACAGAATCTGCTGAGAGACTCGGCTTATTCAATTACAATATATCATTTACAGTTACACAAAGACGTGGATATCGTACTAACAGTCTTGCATGGCAACGTTCTGCTAATTCTGGTCCATCAAATTCAGATGCCATTCCACTTAGTTTTAGCGATCTACAAAATACTAATAACTTTAATAATACATCAACATAATTAATGATATATAATGTAAGAGGAATATAAGTGGCAAATCCTAATGATTTTTTAAGCAATCTAGGTGATATTTTAAATCAACAATTTAGTACTGGTGATAATAAAGATAAAAGCCTAGAAATTGCACAATCTGGTCATACTAATCAGTATGGTCAATTAGGGCAGTTTGCTAATCAATTTGATCAAACGGCTGAACGTAGTTATACCGAAGAAGGTGCTCAACGGATAGATTATAATAATTATGTTCCAAAACAACTTAATATATCTATGCAGGATCCAAGTGCAACGGTGTTAGTAAAAAAACGTATGTTTGCATCTCTTGCTGAAAATTATAGACCAGATTACATGGATGCTCATGAGCAGTTGTTTTATAGGACAACCAAAGTTTTATTTCAAAATAAATGTACACAAATATCATCATACGAAAAATTATGTAAAATAGCGCAAGTGTCAACAGATATAGGTAGAGTAGATTACCATCTATTACCAATAATTTTTTCATTGACGGATAACATAGCACAAACTCCTTCGGCAACTCTTGCTGCATATGGTGCAGATAGCGTGCAAGATTCAGTAACGGGGGCGTTGTCTAAATTTACAAATATAATAGATAGGGTAAAAGAGATATATGCTCTCTCACAAAATACTCCATATACATCATGGATCGCTGGTATTCCAGATACTTTTCGTTCAAGTTTTAGTCAGGGTACCGGTGTAATTGAATTTACTAATGTAACTCAAATAACTACGACTACAACATTGGATTTTGCACAAGGAAAATTTACGTTAAATTTTAACGATCCCTATAAAATTATGAGGATCACCAATTTAGATATTGAACAAGCAATTAATGACGCAACAAATAGATTTTATTCTAATTCATTTTTACAATTAGGTATAACATCATTAGATCAAACAATAACATTACAAAAACAACAATTAAATTTAACTAGACAATTACGTGGTGCTGATCCAATTAATTTTTTAGTTAGTCCAGATACATATTTAGGAAAACGAGTTAGAGCTATAATAGATAATCTTGGTTTTGAAATTAATTTTGATGCAAGCTCTATTAGTAATGTTATTGGTTCGAGCAATATAGATCCGTCAGCATTGCAAGGTAGTGATAGTATTGGAGATGATGGTTTAAGTCCAAATGAAGTAATATTATTTAATAATATAGTTAGTTCATTATATTCACAAATATCATTAACTGCAAACACACGAAGAAATGCGATAGCAGATAATCAAGATGCAAAGAAAAACCTTAATCTCATACGAAAAAAAATGAGGTTAAATTACGCCGGAAAACTTGTAATCCAACCAATGGATAATGTTAATATCTATATAAATTCAAAAAAGAAAATAGATAATAAGATTCTTGGTGGGCTTCAAAGTTCATTTTCTGGACTTGGATTTTTACAAGGATTAAATAACTTAACAAATGATATTAAGGATACTTTTGCTATAAATGAAAATTATTCATTAGAAAAATCCGTATTTGTTGGTAATGATTTTCCAAACTGGTTGTGGCAAATAATGAGAGGTCAAATAATTTCTGATAAGGATGGAACTCACGTTTTTGCTGGTATAATAGAATCTGCAACATCCACTTATAGCGATAGAAAATATACCGTATCAGTTAATGGCTCTGATAATGGAGGATATTTTAACTATGGTGTTGTAAATTTTAAGCCATCTATTGAGGTATTTAATGGATCATTATTCGATCCGATGACTCCATTTAAATTAGAGTTTGATACAGTTACTGGTGTTCAAGATAATCAATTAGAATTATTAGACGAAAATAAAGAATTATTTAATTCAGAATTCATAAAAGATAAGAATGGATTATTTGCTGGTATAGTTTCAACTGAAACTAATTTTTTACAACAAGATGCGGATAGAGTAAAAAATAATTCCGTTAGAAGAGTATTTTATGATCCAGATGGAATGGTATATAGATGGAAAGAAGGTATCGCAACATTAACCTTATTTGGTGATACATATCAACCAAGTCCGCCCGGTACATATGCACCTGCAATTACAAGTGATCCGTTTGCTGGTCAAGACATAATGAATGTCATATCATTATTGATTTCTGGTCAGCCATATAATTTTACAACTTTTTATAAAGCCGCATTGATGATTGACGGTAGCTTCAATAAAGACAGTGGAACAAACAGGGATTCAAGCGGTTCTTTTTTACGAGGTTTAACTCAACAGCTAAAAGAGAGAAATGCTATATATGGTAATTTTATTCCATTTAAACAATTAACTGTAGATGAAACTACATTTTCTAAAATATTAAATAATCAAATTAATGCTACATCATATGATGCTGATTTACAGTCATTATTAAAACAAAGAGCAGATTTTGCTGATAAGTTGTCAGTATTTGGTATAACAAATGCTCAAGATCTGGCTACAAAAGGTAATTCTAATGATAAGTTAATACAACAAAATTTACAACAATTAGACACGCTGATACAGAAAAAAATAAATGATATTAGTCAAACATTAAATCAAGCGGGTAATCCTCCGGTTTCATTACTTGGTAATGATATTTCTTTTGATTATGATAATTCAAATTTAAATTCTGGTTCTTCAACGAGATTAGACGATTCTTCAAGAAGAGATTTGCGACGTAGATTAGCATTTCTAACAAGAAGGGTAGCTTGGAAAGTTAGAGCAAACGAGGATATTAATTTTTTTATTGTCGATGATACATATGATAAAGATTATGATATTCAAGCGTTCGTAACACAGTTTGTTAATCCAGATACATTTAAAAGTGATTATATGACTGTTGCTACAAAAATAGAAAATATAAAAAATGTAATAGCTGGTTTCGAGTTATTCGTTAATACACAAGGACACATAGAGGCAAGAAGCCCAAGATATAATAGAGTTCCAAGTTCTGTATTCTATAAAATGTTAAGATTAAAAGATGATCTTGGTATTCAGATCTTCCCGCAATTTTTGGAAGATCTTTCATTGGATCAGCTCGACGCTGCATATCAAAATATAGAAACTCTAGAAGATGAAATTAGGTTATACTGTTTAGCATTAGGATATGCAACAGATAATGATTGTGAAAGTTTCATAAATAGTTTTGATCAAGGAACGCTCGCTGGAATACAGAGAGTAAGCGGAAATATTGGCGGATTTCAATTTGTATCTGATGAACAAACTGGCAAAGTAACAAATACTGTTTCTTTAAATATTCTATCACAACCAGATGCATTGAATAATGCAATTACTTCAAGTTTAGATGTTAATAATTTACAACAACAAACTAATCTGAATTTATTCAATGTTGCATCAAGAGCAGAGTTCGTTCAATCAGTATTACCATCAAATACAACGAATAATCAAACGCAATTTCAAACTGCCGCGCAAATAGCAAGTAATACATCGGCACAAAGTAGAAAATCTATGATAGTAACACGTTTGCAAGGTGCAACGAGTATGACATTCGATTTGTCACAGTTATTTCCAAGCGGATCGCAACAACCGTCTATTGTCAGTAGTAATGATATTTTACAAATAGCTAATGGCATATCAGGACGCCTATCTCAAAGACAAACTGCTATAAAAACAGCAGTCAATTCACTGAAAAGCTTACAAGAAGGAATTACATTAACTAATGGTTCTGGCGGTCCTGGTAATCAATCACTTGGAAATTCATTATTACATCCATCATTGAGTCGAAGTAAAAATATACCAAAAACTTTTGAGTATATGATCGAAGATGAGTCATATGATGATTATGGTCCTGGTTCTGGAAACAGATATGTTATAAAAAATAATGATATATTAAGTTATTCAATAACGGAAAATAGGCCACCATATACATCAATAGAAATCACCGGAAGATTTGGTGGGCAGGCAGCACAATTAATTAATCAAAATGGAATTGCATCAGAAGATTTAAAATTATTTCAATACGGTAATGCTTTTAATAGCGTATCAGCGGTAGATTATGATTTATGGAGAATGTATGGTATTTCAGTTCCACAAGGTATTGATGCTCCATATTTAACTAATCCAGAGGTTCAATGTGCTCCATATGCTGTATCTGTACTTAATCAATCAAGAAGAGAAATATTAAAGGCATCATTGACCATAGTTGGTAATGAATATCAACAACCTGGTGAAGTAGTATATTTAGAGGATATTGATTTATTATTTTATGTGCATAGTGTTCAACATAATTTTACGTATGGTTCTGGATTCACTACAACATTAGAATTAACTCATGGTCATAATCTTGGAGAATATATACCGACTTTCTTAGACGTTATAGGGAAGATGTTCTACAAAAACAATAAAGACACAACAAATCTAGCTCATAAAAGACAGGGCAATGTATTTAATCAAGAGCACGTTGCTACAATAGTAGGTAATACTGCAACTAGCAATTCAGTAAATGATTTGGTGGCAGCAAGTAGCACATCATCAATAGATGATGATATAACTAATGCTATATATGGATCATCCAATAAAATGGGATTACAGCGTCTATTAGATTATGGCAACTCAACATTGAGTTTGAGTGGAGCGACTCTCGAGCTTAGAATATATTCTAATAGCAATAGTGATAATTTTAGTGATCCGAATACATACGCACTTAAATTAGCAAACGAGGTTCTTGGGTATTTAACTGGTTCTACCGACTTAACAACCAATGCACAGCCAACTGGTAGCTTACAGACTAATCCACAAAAACTATCAGCGTATAAAGAGCAAATACAAGTTACAATAGTAGATTCTAATGAAGACGGTGAGTTTAGAGCCCCATCTCGGGAGGCATTTTATTATGGAAGAGATATAGCTAATAAAAATTCATCCAGTTCGGGCGACTCAACGTTAGATCAATATGATATTGATTCTGCAATATATAGTTATATAGTAGATTGTTGGATTGTATTTAATAATCCAACTGATTCAACTAACCCAGCGAATGGAACATAATGGTTCAAGGACCTATATTTAAACCATCTGGAATGACGCGACTTGCTACGATTACCAAAATTGATCTTAGCACAATGTCAGCTTATGTTACATTTAGACCTGATTCTCAATTAAACAATGATGGAGCATCAAATGTATTGGCTCAACTGCCAATCCCATATCTTTCAGCCGGTGGTGGATTTATTGGTGGTTTTCCAGCTGAAGGAACACCTGTATATGTCAGTCAAGTTGAGGGAACTAGTAATTATGCAATAGTTGCTTTTTTAGCCAGAGATCCGGTAGCCAGATTAACACAATCATCTACAAAAATAAATATACCAGATTTAACCAGAGGCGGTGTAACGATACAATCAAATAGTGATGTTGCTATAAATCTTGGTAATGATACTATTGTTATAGGTGAAACTGAAAACTCAGCAACATTTGATATAACTAGAAAAATATATCTTAATAATTTTGATCAATCATACTATTTAGGTCAAGGATCAAGAGAGATAAATGGTATTATATATAGAGATAAACAACCATCCACAAACTATCCTTCATTTTTAAGAGAATTTGATACATCATATGATGATACCTTAATCGCCATTGGCATGGATCCTATCGCTGATGCAAAGATTTTTAATTCTGGAACTGCGGTAAGAAACCCTGCTAGAGTAGAAAAACGAGAAGTTGTGTATGAATATGAGGAATCTGCCAATGTATATTCTGATGATATTGAATTAGAGTTCTATAAAACAGGAGTTTTTCCAAATTACTCAACTATTACTGATAGGAGAGCTGGGCGTGCTGATGCATTAAGTTTGAGTCTAACATCACCAAATTATTTAATAGAATCAATAAAAGGAACAGTAGTAGATTTATATGGAAATGTAATAGATTTAAATAGGGATATTATTCCATTAGGTGTTAATACACTATCATCTTTTAATATAAAGTCTACTGCTAATGAGCAAAATACTTTTAATAACACATATCAACAAATAAAAAGACAAGAAAGAAAAAGTTTAGCATTTCATTTTGAAATAAATGCAAGAAAAGAAACTAATGGATCCGGTCCTCCTAATGTAAATAATAAAGATAATTATGCTCGTGCGCGAAGTAGATTTTTTTTCGATGTTGATAAAGAAGGCCAATTTAAATTAAATGTGCCGGCATCCAGTGAAACTGGTAATGTGCCACTTAATATAAGATATGAAAATTATTCGACTGTTTCACCAAATCCACAATCAAATAATACTAATGATTTAGTATTTAATTCATTATATAAAGATGTATTAGCAGAATCATTTATTAATGATCCTGCAATTTCTTTATTAGATGATATTGGCAATTCTTTTGGACCAATAGATAGATTTTCTAATAAAAATAATCCAATATATATACAACATGGAACGGTATATCATAATATTGCAAATACTTGCAGTACTATACAAACAAATACTTTTTATACACCAGTTGAGTATATTGCTACAACTACATTGGCATCAGGTCAAGTACAACCAGTTTCAACGATAATTAGTTCACAGATAATTACTAACGGTGTTAATGCAAATGCCGGTGGTAGAAGCGGTAGTTTAAATTTTGATGGTTCAATAGAAATTAATATTGGCGCAAATACAGTAGATCGTCAATCACTATGGTTAGATACTCAAGGTGGAATAGTTGCAAATGTTGGCAGGGATTTAAGGAATATAAGCCTTGCAGCAAATATTGATGGCGAAGTAATAATACAAGTTGGTGGAAATACTGTACCAGCAGAAACTACGAGATTTCAAAATTCAAATACTGGCTGGGTAGCCGGTGTTGTAGATATTCGTGTTTTTAATTCCCAACAAGAAATGACAATACTGAGAATAGATGATGATGGACTAACAATTACTACGCCTGGTAGCATGACCTGTTATGCGAGAAAAATGTTATTCCGTAGCCCAGCATCCATTGAATTTGATAGTCCAAATATAGTATTGAATGGAAGACCGGTAATTGAGGATCCAGCAGCCGGACCAATTAGATAATTTTATTTCAATAATAATGTTTTATGATATAGATATAAAAGAATAAAATGCCTTGCACACCGCTCCCAGAAACTAATGTAACACCACCTTCGGCAGGAACTTTCCCTGGTTCCAACGGATATGCTGTTGCACTACCTAGCTATAATATTCCATTTGCTCCTTCTCCTGTAGAGGATTTAACCGCTATATTTAATCAATTAAGTTTTATATTGCCGCCTGGTACTTTAAAACCAAAAATGGAACCAAACGTCATCATTGATGTATATGGGGCAGTTAATAGTTTATTAGAAAAATTTAGTCCATTTTTAATGTTATATAAATTTTTCTTACCAGTACTTAATTTAATTTTATGTATAATTGAGGTTTTATGCTCATTACTAAATCCGTTTTCACTAGGTGGAGCAATTAATAATTTGTTTCGTAATTGTATACCTGAGTTTCTTTCAATTTTTCCAGCATTTGCCATACCGATTATGATTATGTCATTGTTGTTATTGATTCTATCCTTAATAGAATATTTGATAACTCGTATAGTTGGAATGATTGATGTAATAATAGCTAACCTAAATATGCTAGGGAAAGCTGCGCCCAGATTAGATAATGACAGTATTATGGGAATTGTTAAAAAAATTGGTGATTTGATATGTTCATTACAAAACTTATTTGTTGTATTTGGAGTTTTGACTACAATTATTCAAATTATAAAAGCTATAATTAGCTTAGGATTTAAAATTCCGCCATGCAGTTCTAGTGGCGGTAGTTCTTGTTGTACCCCGGATGTATGTCCAGGTTTTATTAAAAATAATAGTGATATAATAAGTAGTACAGGCACTTTCTTATATTATAATGAGGTTGGCATAGATTCTGGTTTAGTTTTACCGGCATCATTTCCACCGATTATATCATCTACTAGATCAGAAAGTTGGCAATTTTATGATTCTAATCTTTCAACTATGCAAGCATTTAGCAATATAGTAAAAGCATATGATTTGCCCGCTGGCACATCCAAAATATTTTTCCCTGGTGGGACTAACTATACAACAACAACAGATCCAAATTCAACTCCATATGTAATTAGTTTTAGATTTTTTTATAATCCAGTTGATTTTAGTTATAATCCTACTGATCCAAAAGGACCAAGGTATATAAAAATTGTAAATGCGATAGTTAAAGATCCCCCTACTATAGGTGTTTCATCATATAATAATGATTTGATTGCTCCATTTAATGGAACATTGAATTTAATCGGTGGTATAGTCACGGAAGATAATGGTGATATAATTGTTGATTCACAAAATAGACCGGTTCCATTAAATACTTTTATACATCAAAATTCAACAAATATACCGGCTAATGAAGAATCTTATTTTCCAAATGATGGATATGTATTTTCAGATCTAACATATACATTTACAATTAATCATGAAGTGTTAGTTGGTGAAAGCTTAATAACATTAGGATGTATTCCGGAAGTAGCACTTAATAAAGATTTTATAAATAATACAATAGGTGCTCAGTTCAATGGAAATTCAGCAGCGCTTGCAAATGTAGTGTTGCCAGATGTTGCAGGTACACAAGATGCAATTACAAATGCTATAACTGCCTATCGTCAAAATGTTTCAATAGCATCAACTAATATTTTTCAAGCCACAGTATTAGGATTATTGAATAATTTACAACAACAAACAAATAATTCAATAGCACAAGTTATACCAGCAGCATATGATCAGTATACAAGTTCATTTGATTTAAATACAAATATTCAATTTATTACTCAGCCAATAATACTTTCAGTTTTAATTAATGAAAGTTCATCTCAAGCCTTAACAAATAATTTACCGTCAGATGTTGCTCAGTCAATAGCAGCACAATTACATGCCAATATTTCACTTGGCACAGTTAGTCCGTTTTCATATGATGGATATCAGTTATTCACAGCATCAATATTGAGTGATGTTCCAGGAAACGGAACAGTTCAGGTATCGTTTAATAATAATTATATTAGCATACTATCAAATCCATCAGATATAAATCAAACTCCATCGGTTTCGATAAATGAATTAAGTTATACTTTCGTCTATTCACCAGCCATATCTTCATCTAGTAGCTCAAGTTCCGATGGTGGAGTACCAAGAAGAGACGAGGGCGATATATCAAGAGACGGATCTATAAATAACGGAAATGAATAATGGCAAATACTAATAGTTCAAATAATAATTTTTATAATAATGATTCGTCGCAAGATAACACGCAATCAAAATATAAAAATAATCAAGATATATTAAATATTGATTTTGATTCATTATATAATAATTTTATTGTTCCAGTCGATGCAATCAGAAGTCATTTCAATGCATTAGTGCCAAATTCACAAGAGCTGAATACTCCACAATATCAAGAATCAAGGTGTCATGCATTTTATAGAATGATAGGATTTCCTGTGGTTGCTGATGCTGGTAATTTTTATAGCCCAGGGTATGATCCTAATTTAAATTTAGATAAAACTTCAACGGCAGCATATCAAAAAATAGCAAATGCTGTAATAAATAATTTGAGTTTAACATCACAATTTGCATTTCGTGAACAGCAAGTGCAAATATATTTTAACAAAATTTTTGCTAATAGTGGTGTTCAAGCACAAGAAATTATGCTTGGTTCATTATTTATACGGTCATTTTCTCAACAATTAGGCAGTACCGCTCCATTAGTTGATGATCCTAATAAATTCCAATTCGTGCATGAGAGGTCAATAGAAGTTAATAGGATTTTTGGATTAAATAATACTATAGATACAAGTATTTTAACTACAAAACACCCAATTAAACCATTTATAGTTGATCCGAGAATAGATTCATCAGTTAGACCCATAGTAAATAGAATATGTGCTCCATTTTTAAAAGATAAATCACAAACCAAAATATTTGGTTCTACGACAGGCTCCACTGATAATCTAAAAAGACCATATATTGAAAAAGTAATAACAACCAGATATAATAATAATAACCTTACACTTAATCAAGGAAATGATGTAATAACAGGAATATTTAACGCAATAACTGCTGACCCATCACAAACAGATCAAGATCTTGTTGCGGCAGTTGCTGATCCGTTAGGTCAACTGTATAGCTCAGAAGTAAAAATTTTTAGCGATTATATTAAAATAATACAAATTGTTGTAGATAAATTGATAGAATCAATAAATAATATACAAAAACTTAGATTGAAAATTAATTTTGAACCAATACCAAGTCCAACAGGAGGGGTAGAGGATGGTACTAATGGTGGAAAATTAAATACTCCTATTGCAAATGATATAAATAATCGAGCAATTGAAACTCAAATAATTCAATTAACTCAAAAACAAATACTTAATGATATCCAATTTGATACCGGATTAAATGGAGCACCAGATCTCGGAGATTTTGTGTTTTCAAATCTTGATGATTCAGTTTTTTCTATAAATAAAAATGTTGATAAATCATATCAATCTAATCTTGATTCTCTTAATAATAATCGCAATACATTAGGTAATTATGGTATTGATTATTTAAGAAATATAGAAATAATAATGGGAGAATTCAGTGGTTTTGGGTTGATAGATATGATAGCAATGCAGGCGGCATTGTGGATTATGGATCCGTTAGCATTGCTCGGATTAATTGATACTCGTGCCATTCAAAGAATTGCGGATTATAGACCAGATATAAATATAAATGGTGTAGAAGACTCTGATATACCCGATGTTGTTACATCATTGGCATCATTTGAAAGTACATTATTAAATATTTACCAATTTATACAAAAATATTACGATAATGTAAATAACGGAACAGTTCTTATTGCACAATAATCTATATTTTAGCCAAATAATAATAATTCAGCATATTGATAGGTGAAGTTATGTCATTTGATTTACAGGTATATAATGGTGATTTGGTTATAACTAATTCTGATTTTGCCACTATTCAGGGCAATGATAAATTGGTACAAGATTTGCTTAAAATAGCACTGACTCCTGCTGGCGGAAATGTATTAAATCCTTGGTATGGAACTTTAATTAATAAATCTTTAATAGGATCCGTTTTACAAAACGATATATTACTATCAGTTGCTCAAACACAGTTGCAAAATGCTATAGAAAATTTAAAAAAATTACAAAATCTGCAAGTACAATCAGGTCAATCAGTTTCTCCAGATGAACAAATAGCATTTATACAAAATATATCAATAACTCAAAGTCCATATGATCCAAGACAATATCAAACAACTATAAATGTTTTGAGTAGAGCATTCGGAAAAGTTAGTGCAGTTTTTACAGTAGGTAATTCTTAAGGGCAGATTATGGTAACTATTAGAAGTACTAATGAAATTATATTAAATTTAATTGATTTTTTTAACACTGCTCAACCAAATTTAGATCTTAAACCTGGAACAGTTGCAAGAGATTTGATCGTTGATGCTCCGGCTTCACAGCTAGCCCTTCTATATGATGAGATTGGGAAAATATCGAATCTTCAATCATTGAGGTTGGTATCTGGTAGTGATTTAGACAAGCTTGCACAAAATTATGGAGTTACCAGAAAAGTAGCAACAAAATCATCAGGCACAGCACTTTTAACATTTAATTCAATTCCGGCTATTATTGCTATAAATACCGGGTCTTTAATAACATCTACAAGTGGATCAACTTTTGTTGTATTAAATGGTACAAGTGTAGATCCTGCAAATGCTAATTTTTATAAATCAATCGCAACAAAATATCAAAGCGCGCTTGGTTTTTTAAATATAACAGATCAATATGCAGTAGAGGTTTCTGTGCAGGCTACAACTGCTGGAAGTGCTGGGAATATATCGCAATACTCGTTAAATCAAACATCAATTCCAGGAGTTTCAAATGTTACAAACACATTTCCATTCACTGGTGGTAATGATCAAGAAAATGATTCAACATTCAGAAATAGAGTATTAGCTGTATTTAGTGGTTCAAATATAGGTACAGCTCTTGGTTATAAAAATTTAGTTTTGTCAAATTCTGCTGTTTCTGATGCAGTGGTTATAGGACCAGGGAATCCTCTTATGACAAGAGATGGTACTCAAGTAACAGAAAATTCAGATGGAAGTTATACGATAATATCTGAGGGTACTGGTGGAAAAGTAGATATATTAATTCTTGGAAGCACATTAACTCAATTTACAGATACGTATATTTATATAGATCAAAGTAATAATAATGACCCAACAAATACTGCAAATATAATTGTATTAGGACAAATTGCTGCTGATGCAAATAAAACAGTTACACAAAAAAGAATAGATGATATTGCAAATGGTGTTTTACCCGCACAACCAGTTGAGGCAATTTTGCAAGTTACTGGTTCATTGAGTGGTGGTAATTTTGTACCAAAAACAACCGATAGTCTTGGAAGAGTTTCAGGAAATTATGAATTAATAAAGGATACCGGTGTATATGCTGGAAGTCCTTGGGGTTTTGATAAATTTCATTGGGTATCAAATAAAATATCATTATTTCAAGAAGATAGAGTTAAATCAAAATTTAATGGTCAAGATGCAACAACATATTCAGATGTTATTGATATACCAAAAGTTCAACAGAGTATATCTATAATTAGCGAAAATAGTATAGTTTCAAGCAGTGATAGTTCTATTATTCAATTATTACATACGCCAGCTACAAATGTAACAAGGGTATTTAATGTTAATACTGGTGAAACTTATACGATAATAAATCAAAATTTAGATAATACCGGAAGTACAAATACTACTGGTCAAATACAAATAAGCGGTAATACATTGCCAGCATCAAGCGATATACTTCAGGTTGATTATACTTGGATTGATAGTTACGATCCATATAGTGACTATGATGGTAAATTATTAAATAATAATCCAAGACCAATTTCTGATAGCGTTGATTGGGGTATTTCTAATGCTATTAGAAATGAAAGAGTTTTATTTTCATTAAATACTGCTAATAATCTTTTTATTGGTACGGTAAAACATCCAGTATCAGTTGTAATATCTGCAAATTATTTTAGTTTTAGTCGTGGTATAGCTGTTACCGGAACAGTTGCAAATTTCTTAACAAGACTTCAGGTAGTTTTGTCTCCAATAGATAATCCAATTAATTCTATAGAAAGTATCAGACTAACCGATTCTAACCAGGAAATATATAATACAGCACAAAATGATGGTATTATTATTAATAATAGCATTGTTGTCGGAATACAATTAAAATATAGTACAACTATAATATTGCCAACAGATACATCAGCAGTAATTGGAGATTTACTATCAATAACATATAATCAACAAGATTCATTTAATGTTGTTAATTCAACTGGAAGTTTTACTTCAAATCAAATAACTATACCGGCATCTAACATATCATCGCCCACACAATCTATATATTTAGATGTAACGTATCTGGCTGCATTACCAGATTTAGTTAATGTTGGAATAACAGGATTACCAATTAGTAGAACTGGTAATGGGTATTTACTAAATACTAATACTGGGTCAACTAGCAATATAAGCTCAAACACCATCAAAAGAGAAAATCAAACAATTCAATCAAATAATTTAAATCAAAATTATATAACATTAAGTATACCATCATCGGATTTTTCTCTATTACAATCACAAATTATATCGGTTATAGATTTAGTTTCTAATAAAGAAATATGGAATATTGATTTTCCAGGTACAGTTGTTAATACTGGTACGCAATATCAATTAATATTTTCTGGTTTTAATTCTCCAGCAGTTGGAGATAATGTTTTAGTTATGTATTTTGCTGATGATATAAGAAGATTCCAGCCATTTACTTTTACAAATCAAATAATAAAAACAGATTTTCAAAATCTATCATATAATTTTACAACTAATAATTTTTATGTGCCAATACATAATTTTATTGTTGAAAATAATATGGTTTTCAATGTTATTGATAATACAACTGGGTTGTCAATAGCATCAGGTACAGATGGTTATATACAATCTGTTTCATCTAATTCTTCGGTAGCAACCTTCTCAAGTATATCATTTAATTTTTCCTCAGTAGATGATTTACTTGGTAAATCATTGAAATTAATAAACACAGTGAATATTAATAATAAAGGTTATTATAGTATAACATCTATTAATACATCAAGTAATGTATTAACTATACAATTAGCCATTGCTAATTTACAAGCCACACAGGTTAGCGTTATTGGAGTCGCTAATAATACTGATTTATGGACCACATCTGGTACTATAGATCCTGTAAATAATGTTTTAAATCTGCCAGCAAATGCTGTAGCGTCTCAAGGAGATGCTGTGGTCGTAGTATTATTTGGTAATAAAAATCTACATCAATCACCAACAAAATTGTCGATAACAGTCACAGATCAAATATCTAATTCTGGTGTAATAACGGCATCTGGTACAACAGTAACTCAGGTTGCTAACGTTGTATTTACAGCTATTAATGGCGGTTTAACTCAAAATGCTCTTTCAGCATTTGTAACATTTCTTAATTTAACAACAAATGCAACTATTCCATCAAATACATATATCACACGAGTAGTTAGTGTTAAAAAAGTCAGCGTTACAACTGGAAATCAGGTACTTAGTACATTGGCAACATATGATGTACTTGGAACAGAAATAAATAATAATATATTATATGCTAATGAAATGATAACCAATCCTTCATTACAAAATACCCAATTTACATTACCATCAACAACTAATAATATAAATAATTCTCCAAATCTTGGTGATTCATTAATGATTACTTTCTATTATGCAACTGATAATGATAGTGAAAACGTGTATTTTACAAAAAATGGAACATTATATACAAATAAAAAGTTTGCTTTCTTAAATAGATTGTATCCATCAAGCGGATTTAATACATCTCAATCTGCAAGATTTACTGTTTCATTTTTTACTCAACCTGCAACTGGTTCAAGATACACTGCGTTTTATGATTACTTAGCTCCAAAACAAAATGAAAGAATATTAATAAATTATAACTATAATTCACTAATAACAAATACAACATTTACTGTTGAAGGGGCTAGACCTATAACAGCAGATGTTTTAATTAAAGAAGCCAAACAATTATTAATAGATGCTACGTTAAATATAGTTATTAACTCTGATTCAACTAATTCGGCAGCTATAGTTATACAAAATGTTAATAATGCTATCACGTCAACAATTAATACAAATCAACTGGGAGGTGTATTAAGTTCATCAATGTTAATTTCAGCAGCACAGGCTGTTGATGGTGTGGAGCGTGTTCGTGTTGTGTATTTTAACGTAGATGGAACGGCTGGTCAAGTATTAACAATAACCGCTCAAGAGAATCAATATTTTGTTGCTAACACAATTTCGATAGTTCAAGAAAGTATCACAAGTGGCTAATTTAAGAATTATATCTATAACAGTTGTAAATAGCAGTAATATTACTGCTAAGTTTTCTGAAAATTTAAATGAAGATATAAATACAACTAATATTACAATAAGTGCTCAAACACCCGGAGTCTCTAGCCCATCTGTGCTGATTGTTACAGTATCTGATAATTTATTATATATAACAACTCAACCGTTAGTACCACAAGCAGCATATTTTATAACTTTCCAATCAACTAACCAAGTGCCATTTAATTCATTAAATGGTGATGCGTTTATTTTAAATGATGGTATAACTAATCGTCAGTTAATATTGGGCCCATTAGATTCGAGCAATCCAGTACAAATATATTTAAATAATTTTCTTAGAAATAATGTTTATAATTTAGATAGCCCATCCATTATATCAAGTTATATACAAGGACTATCATCTGTATTTTCACAATCATTATATGCCATAAGACAATCAAAAAATGAAAATTATTTAACAACAACAATAATAGATGAATTTAAAACCAGAGGCAATGGTCCATATGATAGATTAAATGAAGAAAGTGCGTATGAAATTTTAAGAGTTGGAATGAACCCAACTAGTGATCCAGTTCAAAATATTACGTCGATTCCATCATTTCCAAGCTATCCTGTTTCACTACAAGCTGCAAGTTATTCAGAAAACTTACCGCTTGTTACTGTGGATAAAATTGGAACCTTTAATCAAGATACATTTACAATTAATTTTACCAAAAATTTTGTCATTATATTAAATAGTGTTTTATTTGTATATGATTCATCTTTACCTCCATATAATTATGATATTCCTACATATGGATATCAAATATATAATTCATTATATGATCCTGATAACTCATTTACATATGAGTTATTGGCAAATAATCAAGTAATATTAAATAGAGGTATATTAAATGATCCTAATTTTTCTACGGAAAATATTGCTTATGTTCAAGTAACATATCAATACCAAAATACTGGAAAAGTTTTAGATCCGACATCATTAATTGTAGATACAATTTTGTCATCTGGTCGTGAAGTTTTACCACCATTGGAAAATACTTTCACATTAATGCATGCTCCAATAGTAACTAATAATGATGCTATTGGTAGTATAGGTAGTGTTATATTTACTGATCCAAATGAACCACCAGGATCAAATATACCACATCCAGCATTTTTATATGAATTACCATTTAGATTAGATTATTTACCGTCTCAAATTGGTGAATATTCTGTTGATTATAGTTCTGGAAATGTTTATGTATATGGACAAGATAACAACAAAACTGGTACGGGCGCGTATCCTCCGCTGGCAACATATACATATAGATATGTTTTTAAGTCAGAAATAGATTATGTTTATGATTCAGATAGTTTTGAACTAGTTGCATTGCCTAATGGTAGCTTAATTGGTTCATCAGCAAATATTATATTTAATTATGAAGAGGTTTTAGCACAAGGGATAGATTATGTTGCATCATCTCATATTGAAGTTTTAAATGAATACATAGATAATAGACTTGTTGCTTTAAACACTATACAGCCATTAAATTTTCCAGTCACAGATGTATTTAGAATATTTAATCAAACTACTGGTGAAGTATATAGTATTTTAAGATGGACAAATAATCAAATATTTTTCAATTATGTAAAAGCACCTAATATAGTTAGTTTAACTAGTGAGAGAGCATCTTTTCAAAATATTATGAATGAAACTCTTTCAGTTGGCGCAGTAATGACGCTTACTGGTGGTAATATATTTAAGTTTTATTTAAACAATAATAATATAATTTCAGCTTCTCAGGATGAGGTAGGGTCATCATTTAATTCAAGTGTATCATTTTCTAATATGAATATATTTATTCAAGAAATATATTTTGATAATTCATCAACTCAGACACAAAATGTTTCAAGATTACAAAATATAGGTGATTATGAAATAGATTATGTTAATGGTGTAGTATGGTGTTATGTATCATCAACACAATCATATTCTGTTGGATCAATATCATATAAACGAGGCTATATTACACCAAATAATCCTCATCTTATATCAGTTGATGATATTTACTATCAATTAAGTATTGCTGGACAAAAAACAAAACAATTTTCATATGTAAATTTTACAGATGGTAATATATTACCATCTACGTTTGATGTAGCAAATGAAGGTTTTTTAAATGGAAATACTCAATATCCATATCAGGTATATAACAATCAAGTTGGTACTTTCATAAATACTATATTTTCTCCTGGGGTATCAAATTATATAGGTTATATACGAGGGTTATATGAATATGAAGATTTATTAAATAACATTAATCCAATTAATTTTTCACAGTCATCAACATTTAATGGAAAAAACATAACCGTTGGTTCATTGGTATTTACTGAATACCATTCAATACAATTCGATGGTACAAATTATTATGTATTTGCTAATAATTCCCTACAATATCTATCACCAAATATTACATTAAATATACAAATAATTAGACTTTCAGATAATGCTCAATTATGGGATAATTCTGGAATGATAATTTTAGGGAATCCATTTAAATTAATATTACCAAACATTAATTCTCCGCAGCTTGGAGATGCCATTCAATTAATTTATTCATATACAATAAATAATTTGTATAGAGTTATTGTTGATTATGACAAAGGTGGATATTATATAGATTATACATATCTTGTGGATGAAATAATTATTAGTTATGAATATGGTGATAATGTGCTAGATTTTAGTAAATCTATGGCATTGAGCCCAGGTGATACATACTATGTTAGTTATAAAGTTGGAGCATTAAGAGATGCTCTGCTTAAAAATTTTGGTACACTAATAAATATACCAATATTAAATAGTTTAGATGTTTCATTTGAAAGAGAAAGGTATAGGGATGCTCTCATAGCTGCAATGAGTTCATTTCCACAAGGACCAACAATTTCTTCTATGAGTAACATAGTTAATACTATTGTTCATACACCACCACAAATAATAGAATCTGCTTTTCAGAATTGGTCACTTGGAAGTGATTTATTAAATCCAGAGCCAATTACAACTTCTGGTTCTTTTTCATTGGTTCCTGCAAGATATGACAATGGTGTTCTAATGAATGTTCCAGGACAGATTATTAAATTTCCCACAGTTTCTAATCTTAGATTAGAACAAGGTTCTTTTGAATGTTGGGTCAAGCCTAACTGGAATGGCATTGATAATCAATCTATATTAACATTTACAATAATAAAAAATGGTCAATCAGTTTTACCACAAAATGTTTTTCTTGGACCAAGCGCGTATCATCCAGAATTTTTAGATGGATATTCTTTTTCAGTAAATAAAAATAGTTCCACAATTGGAATACCAAATAAAAGTAAAGATGGGATATTTATATATATAGCAAATGATCCATACACCAATATAAATAGGTGGTATGTTGATATTTTAGATGGATATGCTGATGGATATGGAATAAAAAACTATCAAGTTTCAATTAAAACAGATGGAAATTTTTATAATGTAAAATCTTTAAAATATATTCAACCAACATCAGATAGAATATTTAGTGCTAATAATAGTATATCTTATACTATATCGAATATTAATAATGTGCATCAGGGTATAACATTTATAGCTGACTATCACCATTATATATTTGATTTTGGTAAAGATAAAAATCATAATAGATTTTCTATTTATAAAGACGAGAGTGGGTACTTAAATTTTCGTGTATTTGATAAGGATGGTAGAAACTCCACAGTAGATACTGATATTTCTTCGTGGTTAGCTGGGCAGCAACATCATGTTGCTGCATCTTGGGCAATAAACACAAAAAATAACAGAGACGAGCTTCATTTATTCATTGATGGACAAGAAGTACCAAATATAATAAAGTATGGCAGTAATGTTGAAACATATTTGCATGAAAAGTTTAGAACAGTTAATCCAGAAGAAATTGTTGGTATTATTACATCTGCAATTGTTTCATCAACAGATTTGGTCACAACACTTGGCTTAAATAACGTTACATCATCATTAAATTTTAGTGCTTATGGTATTGTAAATGGTGGGACTATCTATATTGAGGAACCAGGATTTTCTACATCAGGATATTTAATTATAAATGTTAATGGTAATACATTAACGCTTGCAACACCTATGCCGTTGTCTATGACCGGCGCTTCATTTTCAATAAATAAAACATCATTCAATGTATTAACAGAAATAGATTTGTATCCAAATGTTATAATATCATTATTGCACTCATCTTTAAATGGAACAGACTTAAAAATAATTGATGGGTATAATATTGTTACCTCCGCATCAATCAATTTTTCGATGAAAGATGTAGTTCCTGGATATTTGATCAGGATAACGGAAAGCGGTTTTGCCGAAAACTATGTTATATTAGGAGTCAATGGTCAAAATTTAATATTGAATAGTAAAATGCCTGCGAGTTATTCATCTGCATCATTTTTTATATATCCTAATATAGAACAGGAAATACCTGGTCTAAGAGCGTTGCATCCAGCTTATAGTATAACAAGAAACCCGGATGATACAGTTACATTAACTATAAAAGATAAAGCTCTTCCAAATGATATTGTGTTAATACGAACTCTTGGTTTAAATCATAGATTGATTAATCATAAATATTATATTTGGGGGAACACAGCAAATATAATAAAAACAAGATTACCATCACCAATATTATTGTCAGACGTAAAAATTACTCATATTTTGCTTGATAGATATAATATTGGTCCAGTCAATTCAACATTAATTGGCGGGGTTTTCGTATCTAATAATATAATGACAGATCAGCCATCAATATCTGACAATGGTAGAACATTGTCTGTATATATATCTGGTACTAATATAGATTATTCTAATCCAGTAACAGTATCAATTTATGGTACAAATAATACATCTTCACCTGAAATATTAATTTTTACAAAAAATGACACCTTGTCAACAATATCACAGTTTACTAACGTAAACTATGTTGTAGTTAATTGTAATCCAATTGACCCAACACAAAATTGTGTTGTCATTTCTATTTTGGAAGCTAATCCAATAACTGTTGCTGAAAATAGCACAACAGTTCCTGTAATACGATATAGTTACCAAACTGTTGTTGGTAATAGTTTAATTGGTAGTGGCAATACTGTAACAGATTCTAATAATTTTTTCTCATCACAAACAATCGGAAACTATTTAGTAATAACATATCCGCCCGCAAGCGCCGGACAATATCAAATAACTGATGTTTCATCAGATTATAAGAGCATAAACATTACTCCCGCATTACCATCGCCTATTACATCCGATGGTGTGTACGAAGTATTAACTGTTAGTACATATAGGAGCGGTCTTCAAAACGGATATTTTATTTTGGAAAATTTAACCACACCTGGTCAACCATACAATTTAGTTCAAGGATTGTATCAATTTGAATATTATACTTATTTAACAATACCTATGAATCTAACTAATTTATATTCATATGTTGGTACTGATTTCGCTGGACATAATGTTTTTAATGGTATAATTGATGAATTAACAATCATATCTGAAAAATTAACTGATGTGAGAATTGGTGAAATGGTTGGTGCTAATCAAGAAACAATAACAAAAGATTTTAACTCATTAAAAGCATTACAGCCAACTGCTAATACATCAATGTTGCTTCATTTTGATTCTTTTCCATTTACAAATGATTCTTCTATATATACAACTGCTTCTAATCAATTCATTCAATCATCAATTAGTGTTAATGATAATTTTGGCAAAAGTATCGTGTTAACCAATAAACCAATGGTAATAGATAATACTGGTATTTTAACATCAAAACAAGAAGGAACAATAGAGTTTTGGATTAATCCAATTTATGATACTGGCAATGATCCTAATTATAGATATTATTTTGATGCATCTGGTATAGTTAGTCAGCAGGTAGTTAGTATAAATAATGCTACTGTTCAAGTATCTGGAAGAGTGTCACAGGTACTTAATGTAAAGTTACAAGTTGGAAACCAAAATGTTGATTATTTTGCTGGTGGTACAATAGGAGATGATATGCAAACTCTATACTTAAATAGAGCCCTTCCAAATCAACAAACTCCTGTTGTTGTTAATTATATTCCAACCGGAACTAACGGAGATAGAATATCGATATTTAAAGATCCATCTGGATATGTTAATTTTAGTGTTACTGCATCAGGTATTGTGTATCAAATAAGAACTCCGGCTTATTGGTCTAAGGGCACATGGCACCGTTTAAAGGCAACATTTAAAGTTAATTCTGGATTAGGATCCGACGAAATTAGGTTTTTTGTTGATGGTTATGAAAGAGGAAACGTGTTGTTTGGAAATGGATTGTTATATGGTCAAAATCAGGTATTCGGGTCATCATTTACTGGGCAAAATACTATGCAAGCAAGCATAATTTTTAAGGATACCATAAACGAGTTATTCATAGGATCAGATTTTTCTGGTACTAATGGAGCTTATGCACTGATAGATAATTTACGTATAAGTAACCAATCAAGACCATTATTTATGCCATTCGGTGAATCATTAGATGTTAATTATAGTACAAATACAGATATAGTTTTACCAGTAACGCCAGATCTATATACGACATTGCTGTTAGATTTTGATACACTTATTACTAAAAATACTAATTTTGCTACTCTAAAAAATAGTACAACTGGTTTAAGTGATTTTACTATCAACATTTATGATTCATTTGATATATTAGCAGATAATGCTGTAGTAAAACAGGTTTTAGAAGAATTGATAAATACTCTTAAACCAGCTAACACTCAAGTATATATTAATTACTTCTAATTTTTTAGTATATTACATAGGAATATAGAATGCGAATACCAGTTTCAGCCCCACAAAATATCTGGTTTGATACCCAAAATGTTGATAATACCAACTTAACATTAGAGCAGACACACGATAATACAATACAATCAGGAATCATCGATAGCCATTTTGGCTCAGGTGTATTACCTGATTCATTAATTCAACGTGTATTATTTAATTCAGAATCGGCTAATGGATTATTAGACGGAAAACCAATAAATATTCAATCACAACCATCAGATAGTAATAATGGAAATCAATTACAAATTGAACTGTGCGAATCAAAAGCTTCCGGTAATAGAACAGTTAAAGTATTAATTATAGGATTAGATTTTCAAAATAATTTACAATATGATAGATTTACATTTGATAGAAATGAAAAACAATTAAGTTCAAAACACTATAGATCAATTTTAACTCTTTTATTTAATGATTTTATTGGTGCTCCATCACAATCATTAAATCTTGGTGGAATTATAACAATAAAAGAAGCAAATCCGCTTACGCTCTCACGAGATTGTGTTATGATATCACAAGATATAGAGCCTAATCTATTTTTTAGAGATTTTTTTGTTACTACCGGATCAACGTTAGCGGGCACATTGGCAGCAGCCTTACCAAGTTATAATATTGATAATTTAAATATCAACATAGCGCCACTTTCATATGCAAGTATTGTTGAAAATGATGTAAGCTCTCAAGTAGCACAAAAATTTTTAGTCTCCACAAATAATATACAAAAAATTACACTTCTTCTTTCTGTAATTAATGATACTACTCCAAGTAATTTAGTATGGACTGGTGATTTATTAATAAGTTTGTACCCGCTTCAATCAACGGTATCTTGTCCAACTGATATTACACCACAAGCACCAATAGATTTTGATCCATCCAATATACCATTGGCTCAATTAAGTGTGAATTATTCAACTCTTTTAGCATCAGGTATTCAATTAAATACCGTTTCTCAACCTGTTGATTTTATATTTAGCAATACTCCTGTTGGCTCTGGTCTCGTAATACAACCTGGTAATTATTATGCTATTACCGTTAAACGAGCTGGATCTGCAGATACTTGTCAAATACAATTAGCTCTTGGTTCTAACAGTACTTCAGATACTTGGGAAACGTTATTTAATGGTAGTGTATGGGTAGATGTTCCCGAACAATCGTTGTGGTTTCAGGTATGGACTGATGCAGCAAAAGTATCCGACGGTCAAGCATATGACGCCGGCAATGGTGCATTTGTTCCAAAAACACAAATAAATTCAACAACCGGACTAACGGAAGATTATGTTTTAAATGACATTCAGTTTGTTAGAAATGATTTATATTATGCATTATTCCAGGCTATAACACAAGATAGTAATCAAGTCCAGAGTGAACGAACTGGTGAACCAGTATTTACTGAGCAGCAATTAGTACCTTCAATTTCATTATTGAATGCTGCCTCGCTTGCTAATATACAGAATGTTTCTGAGCCATTAATACTCGGTACTATCTCAGATCAAAATATTAAAACATATAATGCGTTTTCTTCAACTCTAACAGCAGCATTCCATGAATATGGAATGATTGGTAACCAGCTTGTTATGAAAGTTATAACAGATTCTACAGATGGTTATAGATATGATCAAAATATAATAGAACTTGTATCTCTGCTTGTTACTGGTGCTTTAAATGGTGCAAAAATAATACCGAACACAGCTAATCCATCTTTTTATTATAAAATATCTAAGGCTGAATTAATATCCATGATGTATGGCGATGTAAATGGTGATGGTGTAGTCGATGGTAACGATCTATTGGCAGCACAACCATTGCTTGGAGCAAATTTAAATGTGATTCCAAGTTATTCTCAATATATTCAACAGACAGAACTATTTGTAGCTGATGGATATTTACATTGGCAAGTACTGGATCCAAATCTAAATGTATTGGCATCGGGCAGCGATGGTATTTTGGTTCCAAATCCATCTAATGGCGCTCAGGCTAATTTTGGCAGCGCTTCTGCAAATTTTAATAGTATAATAAATTTAGGCGCTAATTCATTATCTATAATGAATTCCGTTACAAGTCCTGGTAACAACGGATCATTCGCTATCATAAATTTAATAGACAATAATGATATTACGATTCAAAAACAATACTATACATCAGATACAATTTTACAAATTATGAGATCTGATATAAATGGTGATTTGATTTTTAATGCAACTGATTTAAATTATATTACAAATTACATAAATGGCGTTCAACCATTGCCAGCTACAACGGCACCTGCAAATAAAATAGGAACATCATTTAATGTTATTCGTTTAACATTAGAAAAATATATTGATAGAAATGATGATTACCCATCAAACGGTACAAATAGAGGAACAACATTACATCCGTTACCAGATGTATTTTTAGATGGGTACACTTTTTTTGCAAATCAAAATGTTCAAATAAACCCACTACCATTTAGTGTGATGCAACAATTAGTATGGGATTCATCATCTGTCGTTGTTAATTCTAATCCAAGATTAGTTCAAGCATCATTTAATTATCAAACAGGTTATGTTAATCCAAAATGTTATGCGCCAGGAGTAACATCGCAAGTTTTCCCACAAGCTCAACCATTTGATCCAGGTAGAAATGACTTTTTCATATCAAATAATTTGATAGTGAATAATGGTGGACAATTTTTACGCCCAGATGGTTATTTTATGAAAATGGATTTTGAAATATCAACCATTTTGATAGAAATACCAGACGTATCATTTGATACTGAACATAGTATTAATTTACTAACTGATTTTATTGCTGATGTTTCAGGTACTGGATATACAAATCTTGGGTATAGGGCGATGAAATTTGCAGATTGTACACCAGTTGGATTAAATGCATTAAATTTAAATCAAATTAGATTTGGTGCCTCTGTACAGTCATTTTCTCCGATGTTAGATGGAATTGATCCTCAATGTATTTCTGGTATTATAGTTGATGGTAAAATAGGTGTTTCTATAAACTATTCTACTGGATTATTAACATTGAATTTTACAAATTTGTATCAAGATCCAGTAAAACAAACTCTTAATACAAAAGTAGAAATAACTGTATATCTAAAAAAAGCTGGGTGGAATAATAATCCAATATATGTCAATTTTATACAGGCACAAAATATTCTTGGTGTTCCTAACCCGCCACCAACAAATACTGTTTGTCCAGATCCATCAATAGTTATTATAAGTTAGGAACTCATGGCATTAATAATAGCATTAGGCGATCCGGTTATAATAAATGTTTTGGTATTGTCTCCTGGAATATTAATAATTCCAACTGGTACCGTTATTTTACAGGATAGCACTCATACAGTTTCAGTTGGTAGGCTTGGTGATAATGGACAATTTACTTTTAATATATCATCAACTACATTAGGTCTGGGCACCCATGAAATGAAAGTGTATTATGCAGGAGATCAAAATTTTGCTCCTGGGTTTTCTAATGTATTGGAAGTAGATATTGTAAATTTAACTCCATCTGTTACCACGATAACTCCTTCTGCAACAAGTATAACATATGGTATGGCTGTAACATTCTCTTCTACTGTTACTGGTTCTGGTGGTACTCCGACTGGTACTGTAACGTTTTTAGATGGTACAAATGTAATAGATACTGAAACTTTAGTTTCTGGTTCTGCTACATCTATTGCGGTAGTGTTGAGTGGTGGAATGCATGCTGTGATAGCAGAATATAGCGGAGATAATATATTTGGCGGAAGTTCTTCATTCCCTGCATTATTGACAGTAAGTGAGTATGCTTCATCAATAGCTGTATTTTCAAGTAGTAATCCATCAAATTATGGTGGAAATGTAATTTTTACAGCTTCTATTACTGTTCCAGTTGGCGGTGTAGCAATTGGTACAATTACATTTTATGATGGTGCAACCGTTATTGGTACATCTGGTGTTTCTGCCAATTCGGGATCATTAATGGTTTCTACATTAACTGCTGGCAACCATAATATAACTGCACAATATTCCGGTGATAGTAATTTTAGTTCATCCACATCACCTATATTAGTACAAGTGGTAAATCAATTACCAAGTATGACGACATTGATGACGTCTGCAAATCCCATAACCTGGGGCACAGCGGTACTACTAACGGCAACTGTATCATCTGCATTTACTATACCAACTGGTACTGTTACATTTTATGATGGCGTAACTGCACTTAGTAGTGCGATTCCTGTAAATAATTCTGGTGTAGCTACATTAAATATACCATTATTTAGCGTAGCTCTTTCGCCTCATTCTCTTACTGCCCAATATTCTGGAGATACTAATTATTTAGTTAGTACTTCTAATTCAGTTAGTGAGGTAGTGAATAAACAAAATACTACGACAACAGTGGTTTCGTCAGCTCCAACGTCACCGGCTGGTGTTAATATAACGTTCACCGCTACTATCGTTGGATCTAACAATGGCCCGGTAAGTGGTACTGTTCAATTTTACAATAATGCAAGTCCTATGGGCAGTCCTGCCACCGTTAATGGATCTGGTATGGCAACGTATTCAACAAGTATTCTTGGCACAGGTAGTTATACTATAACAGCCACATACAGCGGAGATTCAAATAATAACACCAGCACGTCAGCTCCAATTACACAAGTAATAACAGCAGAAGCTTCATCTACATTTTTAATATCGAATATGCCAACAGTAAATTACGGAACATCTGGCGTAATATTTACTGCCACCGTAAGTGGTTCATTGGGTACTCCAACGGGTACCGTGCAATTCCAAGACAACGGAGTAAACCTTGGTTCTGTTCAGGGATTAGTTGGTGGAGTCGCAACATTCTCATTGTCACCAACACAATTGCTTCCAGGCACCCATCCAATAACAGCGATATATAGTGGTGATTCAACATATGCGCCAGATACATCAAATACAGTGTTTCAAGTTATTAATAGATTAACTCCAACATTCACGGTATCATCAAGTGCTAATCCGTCTATTTACGGTAATAGTGTAATATTTTTCGGTACAGCAGTCGGTACACAGGGAACACCAACTGGTACCGTACAATTCGTAATTGATGGTACTAATTTTGGTGCTCCGATTACACTCGTGGCTGGTTCTGCCCAAACATCAACATCAGCGTTGTTAGCTACACCAACCTTGTCTCCAGCTTATCATACAATTTCTGCAAATTACAACGGAGATATGATTTACAATTCGGCATCTATATCACTATCACCAAATCAAACTGTTAGTAAAGCAAATGTTTCAGTATCAATTAATTCTTCTATTCCAACCACTGCCATTAATCAATCAACAACATTTAGTTCAACTGTAACATCTGTTACAACCGGGACACCAACAGGTACAGTTCAATTTAAAAATGGCGGAGTAAATATTAATGGGGCGATTCCATTAATTAGTGGAACAGGATCACTCGCATATTCAGGGTTAACAATTGGAGCACATACAATAACTAGCACATATTCTGGTGATGCAAATTTTAATGGAAATACATCTATAAATTTCACACAAACTGTTACAGCTTCGCCAACCACAACAACATTGTTGTCTAACTTACCAACATCAACATATGGTCAAGCCGTTATATTTACCGCAACCGTAAATGGATCTAGTCCAACTGGTACATTAACATTCAAAAACGGTGGTGTTACATTTGCCACAACTACATTACCAACAAATACTACATCTTACGCGTTATTGACAGCTGGTTCACACTCGATCACTGTAGTGTATTCTGGTGATGGTAATAATGGGCCAAGTACATCAAATACAGTTACACAAATGGTAAATAAAGCCAGTACAACAATTAATCCATTCACAGCATCACCGTCATCTGGTGAAACGGTATTTAGTACATTTAGTCTTAGTGCAACAGTTAATCCACAATATGTGGTTTCGCCAGGTCCGTCTGGTAGCATAACATTTACAATAGTATCACCATTTACTAGTTTAGGCTCCGGTGTAATAAGCGCAAATGTTGCAACGCTTGGCAGTTTAAATATTCCAACTGCTGGCACCTATCAACTTCAAGCAAACTATGTCGGCGATTCCAATTTTAATGGTTCAAGTCAATTCATAGGCGGGTTCGTTGTTTCTAAATTAACACCTTCCATATCTCAAAACTTTATCAACAGCACTACCGCTGGAAATCCAAGTACTACGGATTATGTGGACTTAATTGGTGATGGGTCTCATAATGTTACTGGAACAGTTACATTATTAATAGACGGTGTTACAACGGCATTGACCGGTAATTTAATACATAGAGGTGGTATTGATACAACTTATCCCGGTATAGCAATTAGTGGAACTAATTTTGGTGGAACGGAACAACAAGGATATCATACAGTGCAAGCTTCCTATGGTGGTAGTTCTTCGTATAATGCTGTTACATCTACTGTTACATCTTACTTCTATCAATGTGCAACACCAACAATTACAATAACAATTACTGGTAGTCCATCATACTATCCAGCTCCACCGCCTTCCACAGATATCACTATAACTATTACTGTCAGTGGTTCATTTGGTTTACCAACCGGCAATGTAAGTCTTAATGTTGTTGGTGAATTAACTGGACATGCTTTTAATACCGGTCCATTAACATTGAGCGCTGGAACCGCTACCGTATTGATTAGTAATACCTTCGGTACGCCGACACCTGGATATTCACCAATATCAACCGGTATATATAACGATCTTGTTGGACCCCCGGCGTCCGGTACTCAAACATATTCTACAAGCACTCTATATTCTGGTGATAATACATATATACCTGGTGGAAACACCGGACCGACATTTGAAATATATGGACCTGAGATAGATTAAAATATACAAAAACATATTGCGTGATATAGTATCAATATGCACGTAATAATGCGACAATTTTTAAATGCTAATCATTCTTGGGCACATGTTGGTCGTGGTATTGCTACTGCCCTCATAGCACAAGGGCATGATGTAGATCTTTTTTCAACTGATGGTGAAAAAAATATACCAGAAAATTTAAGAAAACATTTAATTGGTGCATCAGAAGAAAATAAATTAATTTTTGGTAAATTACCAAATAATAATTATGATATGGCTATTTCTTATACCGCATTAAAAAATATGCCAATATATCTATCACATGCTCCAAAAAATAGATTTGGAATATGGTGTTATGAGTTTGCTGGTAAAAACTCTATTGCTGGAGGTTTTGCAAAAAATTATAAATCAACAGATCGGTTATTGCCTCCATCTAATTTTGCAAAACAAATATTTATTGATTCAGGTATTCCTGAAAATGCTATGACAGTTATACCGCATGGAGTTGATTTTGATGAAATTGATTCGGCAATACCATTTAATTTAAAAACTAAAAAATCAACTAAAATTATGATCCAACCAATTGGACAAGTTCATAGAAGAAAAAATATAAATGGTCTTTTAGAAATGTATGGAAAAGCATTTACTAAATTTGATGATGTATGTTTAGTATTAAAAATACAGGATAAAACTCCTACACAGCCATTCGAACTATCTTTTAAAGATATATTTAATTCTTTTAAAGAAAAATATAAAAATCATGCAGAAATAGAAATAATAAAAGAATATATTCCAAATATATATTCACTATATAAATCTTGTGATATAGTGTTTACTGCAAGTCATGCCGAAGGTTTTGGTATGCCTGGATTAGAAGCCAACGCGCTTGGTAAAATAAATATTGCACCAAGATACGGTGGGTTTTTAGATTTCTTAAATGATGATAATTCATTATTAATTGATGGCAAAGAATTTTTTGTTCCTCCTAATTTTTTGTATTGGGAAGGTAAACATGGAACAATAGCATTTAAGCCTGATATTGATGATGGAGTGGCAAAATTAAAATATGCCGTAGCTAACAAAAATGAATTATTAGAAAAATATAAACCGAACATAAAAGAAACTCAAAAAAATTATAACTGGATGACAATAACAAAAAAAATATTAGATTTGACGGTATAATTATGTTTGATTTAAGTATTGTAATATGTGTATATAATAAATATAACTATACAAAATCTTGTATTAAAGATTTGTTATTTTTGCATGAAAATAATGAAATAGTTATTGTTGATAATGCATCGACAGATAATACCCAAAAAGAGTTGTTAAAAATAACAGATTCAAGATTTGTCTATATTAGAAATAATGAAAACTATTTTCATTCCAAAGGATGTAATATAGGTTATAAAGCATCGAGAGGAAACAACGTGTTATTTTTAAATAATGATATTCGTATTAATGGTGATAAGCGTATTTGGACTAACCTAATCATAAAGAGTTGTAGTGATGGCATTGTTGGGCCAACAATGGGTCAATTGGATAATAAATTAAATTTCCTAAGAGAAGCAAACATGTTTTTAAATGGTAATTCATATGTATCAGGATGGTGTATTGGATCATCAAAAGAAAACTGGAATAAACTAGACCTTGGTGATGGTCAAATATGGAATGAAAAATATCCTATGTATTTTAATGATGCAGATCTAAGTTTTCGTGCAAGGAAACTCGGGATACCATTTAAGGTAGTGCCGGTACCAGTGAGTCATTTTGGTAAGATTTCAACCCATCAAGCAAAAATAAATAAATATTATAATGATGGTAGAAAAATATTTCTTAAAGACTGGGCTGCGTAAATTATTTGCATCATTACATTGATTGTAAAGGAAGTAAAATGAATTTAATAACAAAGATAATTTTAATAATTGCTGGTGTGCTTGTAATTAGCGCAATGGGGTTTATTATTTACCAACAAATTGAAATGCATAATATGCAAACGGCAATTAATCAGTCCGTAATTGCACAAAAACAATTAGCAGATCAAATAGTCCGATCACAAAGTTCTTACGTTTCCAAAGACGATCTGAATAATTTTGCAAAACAAAATGATATAAATCTTAATACCATAAACAAAGATCTGAGCACGCTTGGAGCCGTGATCACTGGTATCAATCACGTATCAGTTAATAGCGGTGGAACGATCGAAACTAATATTGGCTCAACGAGCACCACACCGGACACTCATCCATCAACAGTTCCAATAGTAAATTGCAATGGAACACAAATACCTTGTACTAATGCAGATCCATTTGGTTATATGAGTAATGTCCAGCATTTAGAATTAAATGAACAATTTACTGGGGCAACAGTCCCCGTAGGTAATGTGTCATTCGATGCTAGTTCTAAGACACCATGGAGCGAAGATATCTATCCACGAACATATTCGGTCAATAGCGTACTTGGGACAACAACAGATGGTAAGCACGTTGTGTATAATACAATGCAAATAACATCAAATGGTAAAACGGTTCCAATAAATGTTAGTACTGGTAAGTTCGAGGAAACATATCCTGCGCCATCGTTCTCATTTTGGAATCCTCGTCTTTTTGGAACAGGCGGTGCGAGCGTCAATCTGAGCAAAATTGGTGGCTCAGCTGACGTTGGTCTAACATTAGGCATAATGAGTTATGGTACAACAAAAGTATCACCAGCAATATCGGTTTTACAATTAGGCGTTGGATATCAAACTGGAACACAAAAAGTATCGGGAATATTAAATCCAGTTTCATTCAACATTAGTGGTATCTTACCAAAAGGTATAGTTGATAATACATACATAGGCCCATCATTTCAAATGGATACAAGCGGTCATATATTCGGTGGTGCAAATATCAGCGTAGGGTTCTAAATGTTATATATATTGACACTTACTTGGAACGGTAAATCTAAATTAGAAAAACTTGCTCCAACACTAATCAAATCACTAAATAACATTGATTACAAATGGTTAGTAAAAGAAAACGGTTCTAATGATGGTTCGGTAGAATATCTAAATGGATTGAATAATCCTAACATAGTTCCAATACAATGGAAAGATAATTTACAAAACTTCGCCCAAGGATGTAATGTTTTATTCAAGGAAGCATCACCAAAAGAAAGTGATTACATTCTATTACTAAACAATGATATCATTTTCAATGATTTTTCATCAATCAAAAATATGATGAAAATTATGGATAATGACGATGATGTAGGTGTTGTTGGCGCAAAACTAAATTATACCGATACAAGAAAACTTCAACACGCTGGTATAGAATGGGATCGTAATAAAGACATGCTTCCTTGGCATTATAGGTTAGGTGAGATGGAAGATGCTAACGCACGGAAGAATCGTGAGTTCGCTGCTTGCACAGGAGCAGTTCTTTTAGTTCGTGCTGGGTTATATGAAAATGTATGTAGGACAAATAAGAGTGGATTAAACGGATTCGATGAACAATTTATTTGGTGTTTTGATGATATAGATCTTAATTTAGCAATCAAATTTAATATGAATAAAAAAGTTGTATATTGCGGAGAAACAAATATCTTTCACGAAGAATCTGCAACATTAAAACAAACAAAAACAAATCGTCTTTTTATGCAACATAATGTAAATCTATTCCGTAAAAAATGGGGCAATGTGATAAAAGAAGATCATCAGTTATATGTTAGTAATCCAAATTACAATTTATATAGGTGTAAAAAATAATGTCATACAAAATATTAAAATCTAAAAAACTCAATTCATTGATGGAACAATTAATGGAATGTGATATGTCATATGTTGATGCGTTTCTAAAAAAGAATGCAAGTTATTATGACGAAACCGGCAGTGATTCAGTAGGTGCGTTCCGTGCCGGATATAATCTTGCCATATGGAATCATATTAGAGATCTTCCATTCTATCAAGTGGAGGCTAATGACTTATATGCATTTTTTGAAGGTAGCAGTATAAAAATAGCAAAATTATTCACAATAGCCATTGCCAAATGGCAAAAACAAACAGGTAAGTAATGAAACAACGATTGCTCATAACAGGTTCTTGCGGATTCATAATGTCCAATTTTATTCGTAAGGCAATTTATGATAAAGCTCAATACGATATATCCAGCATAGATAGAATATCTAAATCTACATTACTCAATACAGTATATCAAAATAAAAATCATTCATTCTATCTTGCAGATATATGTGATGAGCATATTGTCGATAGAATATTTGAGTATGTCAAACCTGAAATCGTTCTTCACGCCGCTGCTTGCAGTTTCGTCGATGACTCACTAAAAAATCCAAATGAGTTCATTCGTTCTAATGTTCTTGGAACACAGATAATTGTAAATGCTTGTATAAAGTATAAAGTAAATAAATTAATATATACATCCACAGACGAAGTTATGGGTGCGTTGAAATCACCAAATGATCTTCCTTGGACAGAAGAAGCGCCATTAGATCCTAAAAATCCATATAGCGCCTCAAAAGCATCAGGAGAGTTAGTAATCAAAGCAGCGAATAACTCATTCGAACTTCCATATGTAATTACTCGCGCATCAAACAATTATGGCCCACGTCAATCCGAAAAACTAATCCCGGTCATCATAAAATCAATTATGAATAATCAAAAGATACCGGTATATGGTAATGGCTCATTTCTTCGTGAATGGACATTTGTCGATGATAATTGTGATGCATTGTTAGCTATATTAGGATCTGATAAACTAAATACAATATATAACATATCATCAAATCAAGAATATTCTAATATAGAGGTTGTGCAAGAAGTATGTAATGCTATGGGCACCGGTCATAATTTAGTTGAGCACATTACAGACCCTCGCGGCAATGGGCACGACTTCCGTTATTCAGTCAATTGCGATAAAATCAAAAATGAACTAAATTGGAAACCAAAGGTAAAATTTAAAGATGGTATTGCCACGACGGTTCAATGGTATAAAAATAATCCGTGGTTCATAAATTAAAAATAATTTTGCCATATTGGCTATAAATATTAAGGAACTAAATTATGAGCAGTGGATTCATAAGCGAAAAAGGAAAAACCAAAATGTCTGCACAAACAACGAGATTAAATCTAGTAGGAGAAACTATTGTGGATGATATAACAAATGAACAGCCAACAATGGATATCGATCAAGAAAAACTTGCAAAATTAAAAGCAAAATTAGCAGAAAAAACAAAGGATATTGATATAGTAAAACAAGAGGAACCAATGAGTGTAAAGCCAGTGAAAAAGGAACGATCTATTAATTTTGGAGTTATTGGATCAGGACAAGCAGGAAGCAAATTAGCCCAGCAATTTCGCACATATGGATATGACTGCGTTGCAATAAACACAGCACAAAATGACTTAAAGTTCATTGATATACCAGAGAGTAATAAGCTATTATTGGAATACTCATTAGGTGGGGCTGCTAAGACATTGGAGATAGGTAAAAACGCGGCAGAAGTAAATAGAGATGCTATAAAAGATTTAGTTAGTCGTCAATTAGCAGACGCACAAATATTCATTCTATGTTCCTCGCTTGGTGGTGGTTCAGGAGCAGGTTCTTGTGAAGTGTTGGTTGATATTCTTACGGAGCTTGGTAAGCCAATTGTAATTATTGGTATTCTTCCAATGCATACAGAAGATCTAAAATCAAAGTCTAACTCAATGGAAGTTCTTTCTAAACTATCAAAAGAGTTGCAGACAAAGAAAGTAGCCAATATCATATTGGTAGATAATGCAAGAATAGAATCTATCTATCATAACATTGGTCAAATGGATTTTTTCAATGTTGCAAACAAAGCAATCGTTGAGCCAATTGACATTTTCAATACATTGAGTTCTATGCCTTCCAGTGTAAAAGCAATCGATAGCGTAGAGTATCTAAAAATACTATTAGATGGTGAAGGATTTTCTACATATGGTTCTATGGTTGTGGAAAATTATACAGATGAAACAAGTATTGCTGAGGCAATCATTTCTAATATGAATAACAATCTTTTGGCAAGTGGATTCAATATTAAAGAAAGTAAGTATGTTGGATTTATTGTTAGCGCAAATAAAACCGTATGGAAAGATATTCCAGCAGTAGCAATCAATTATGCTAACGCATTGCTAACAGAGCAATGTGGAACGCCAGATGCAATCTATCGTGGTATCTATGAAACAGATGATCCGGAAAATATTGTTCGTGTATATTCGTTCTTTTCAGGACTTGGTATTCCACAAGAACGAACAAATCAATTGACAGAAGAAATCAAGAGCCTATCGGCAGTTGTTGCAGATAAGGGCGCTGCAAGGAATCTAAATGTTGCATTGCACAGCGGTAAGAATACAACAATTAGCGATGTTCAGAAAATCAAGGATAAGGTTGCTGGTAAGAGCAGCACATTCGGGAAGTTCGTTAGTAGCACGGTTACGGATAGAAGGAAGTAAAATAAAATGGATCAAATACAAGAAATAATCAATAAAATTGAAGATGAAAATGTTAAGGTTTTAATGCGTGAAATATTTCATATCATTTCTAAGTTGGGTAATTGGTCTAGACAAGATCAGTTAAGTATTAATGAGATTATTAAAACATTAGATAAAAATAACATCAAATAGGAGAAATTAACATGACAAATATGTATTATTCAGCTTATATGGGTATGCCAATAACTATAACCTTATGTACTGGAGAAAAGGTACACGGAGAAATAACCAGTTGTGTGGATAAACATGATTATATTAGTATAGATCGTGGAGCGTCAGAAAAACGAATAGCAAAATCACAAATAGCTATGATAGAAAAACGAAACGTAGCGAAAGTTGGAATCTAAGATATTAGAATGTAAACTTGGTATTATAATGGTAGATTGTTGTATTATTTATTTGATTAAAAACAGTGTCAATGACAAAGTGTATGTTGGGCAAACATGGGATTCTACAAATAGAAGATGGCATGGCGGTGGTGGATATAAAGGATGTATTTATATAAATAATGCTATAGAAAAATACGGTAAGGATAATTTCTATTATATTAATTTAGATTTTGCTTTTACACAAGCCCAAGCTAATATACTGGAAGATTTTTATATTGATAAGTACGATAGTACTAATCCAGAAAAAGGATACAATATTAAGCGTGGTGGCAGTAACGGAAAATTAACAGAAGAAATAAAAGCAAAAATATCAGCGTCATTAAAAGGTAATGTTATATCATTAGAAACTAGAGAAAAAATATCTAAAGCCAATATGGGCAAAAAACATACAGAGGAATCAAAGATAAAAATATCTAATTCCAAAATAGGTGATAAACATCCACTATACAATAAACATATTAGTGATGAATGGAAAAATAATATAATTATTGGGTGTGAGGGTATCAATGCAACATTGACCTCGGAACAAGTTTTGACAATCTTTAATGATCGAAGAATTCAAATAGATATAGCAAAAGAATATAATATAGATCAAACAACCGTTTCAGATATTAAGAAAGGTAAAACTTGGTCATATTTAACTGGTAAAAGTTATAAACCCAAACCCAGACTAACAAAACAGCAGGTTATTTCCATATATATCGATACCAGAGAATATGAAGATATTGCAAAAGAATATAATATGACAATTAGTATGATTAGATTAATTAAAACTGATAAAGCGTGGAAAAACATTACAAATAAAGGAAAGCAATAAATGACTAATTTTTATAAGGGCTACGATATTTCAGTTATACAAGGCACGGTGCAATTTGATCTCCTTGCACAACAAGGAACAAAGTTCATAATTAGTAGATGCGCCGTTGGCAATAGTGGAACAGACATAAATTACACTAAAAATATAGCAGGAACAAAAAATGCAGGAATGTTGCCAATGGCATATAATTTTGCGTTCCCATTACCGCCGTTGGCTTCGCAGCCAACGCGCGATCCAGTGGTTCAAGCACAGCTTCATTTTAAAGCTGCTGCTGGCGAGTTAGCGAGCTTAGATTTAGAATGGCCCGTTGAAAATGATTGGAAAAAATGGGGGTGCTCAGCAAATCAAATTGTTGAATGGACATTGACATATCTTCAAGAATACGAGCGACTCAGCGGTAAAAAAATACCAATTTACACATATCCTAATTTTATGCAAACTATCGGAAACCCTGCACAATTTGCAGACTATCCATTATGGATTGCCTCATATCAAGCAAATAGTCCAATGATTCCAAAGCCTTGGAACTCATATGTATTATGGCAAAACAGCGGTGGAACAGCAAAGCTTCCAAATGGCGTAAATGTCGATACCGACCTTGCAATTGACCTCAGCCTATGGGGCGTACAAACCCCCAGAATGACTGGAACAAGCGTTCCTACGGTCAATACGGCGCCGCAAACGCCACCTCCACCACCCGGCACACCTCTCAATACAATGCTCGACGTTCAGCACGCATTAAACCTCCTCGGAGGAGCAGGAACGCCACTAACAGAAGACGGTAATAATGGACCGAAAACCATAGCAGCCATCGAAGCATTCCAAGCATCACACGGACTTACAGCTGACGGTATTCCCGGCTCAGCAACAAAGACAGTTCTACAAGCCGCAGTGGCATCAATCACACCAGTAGTAGCGCCGTTGCCAGCAGTCGTAGCAGCACCGGATCCTATTCATCCAGTCAATCCAGCGCCAATCCCTGATGCAGTTGCGCCGTCGCCTGCACGACCTCCTCACCCAACATTACCTCCTAATTTTTGGAATAGCGTTCTAAACCTCATTGTCAATTTTGCAAAGAATGTGTTGCATATATAATGTTTTGCCCTCAATGTTCATATAAACTAATAGAAACGGATTCAACAAAAGAATACGACGGTGATCTAAGCGGTGGAAACACATTTGGATCGGCTGCTGCTCAATCGAATATAGGAATGTATATCCCTAATCCAATCTCAACGATATCAGGACAGTATTTAGTTACTAGCGGATCTGGAACCGTTAATTACGCATCCCCGCCAGTAGAAAAAATATATAATTGCCCAAAATGTCATATCGCCATTAGAATAGATGATGATAAAAAATCAAAAGAAAAAAAAGAGCTAATGAGGATAATTGAGGGATTCGTAGATCACAGAAAGATATGCGAAGATCTTATAAAAGCATTCAATAATAGATGGGATGATAAGCAGACTATTGAAAAAATAGAAGCTATGTTGATATTAAAATGAAAAATCCGATAGATAAAATGTGGGAATGGATAGATGATGGACATGATTTATATAGTTCATTTGGTAAATTAGTGCTTGTTGGAGTGGGGTTGTATGTATTATTTGCTCCAATAACCATTCCTATATCAATATATAAAGCATTGACAGAAAAGCCATATGTACCGCCCGAGCCAATACCGGAGACCGAAGAGCAAAAGGCAAAGCGTGAAACATATACATCTAAGTTCAGGTTCCGTAAAGACCAACGGAAATAAGATGATAGGCGATTATGATCGACTGAAAATAGAACTATTTTTCGTTGCATTATTTTATATAATATTTCTTCCTATTATTATACCAATAGTAATATATTATGCAATATACCACACATTGACAAATAAAAATAAAACTAATATTCATCCTGATATGCCATTTGAGCCAATAGTGGAAACAGAAGAACAGAAAACACAGCGTGAAGCACAAGCGGCTAAGTTCAAGTTTTATAAAAAAGAAATCTGATTAAATTTCATAAATGAGTAAGAAATATAAAATACGAATAAATCCTAATGGAAAATTAGTATCGAAAGATGATAACCAGCATTATTGTGTTGGCGGAGAACAACATAAGGACGGGTGCGATTGTGAATGTGATTTTTGTAATCGCAGACGAGAAGAAGTAAAAAGAATTGAATTTAATAAGAAATTGAGTAAGAGAATATCAGAAGGATACGAGAAGTGGTAAATGACCAAACTCCTAGTCAAAGAGAAGTTTTCTAAAATCATAGAAGAAGATGATTTAGATTTTCTAAAACAATTACATAATCACCTATCATTTAAGTATGAGGGCGCGGAGTTCAGTCCAGCATTTAAACGCCATCACTGGGACGGGAAAGAACATTTACTAAATAAAAAACAAGAGTTTTATTCAGGATTAGTAAATTATGTAAATGATTTTTATATAAAGAATAATAGACAATTAGAAATCATAAATCAAAAATTACCAATCATACCGGCAAAAAGTATAGACATATCACATAATCTAAAAAAATTAGACTTAGTTCCATATGACTATCAATTAGATGCAGTAAATTATGCATTGGATAAAGATCGTGCAATATATAAGCACGCAACAGGTTCAGGTAAAAGTCTTACGGCAGCATTGATAACAGCACAGTTCGGTAAGCCCACACTAATGCTTGTAATTTCCAAAGAGTTGTTGCATCAGTTTCATTCATTCTTTTCATTATTATTTGATCAAGAGATCGGTATTGTTGGTGATGGTATATGTCAAATAGGTAATATAACAATAGCATCAGTCTGGACATTAGGTAAAGCATTAGGATTGAAACCAAAAGATATTCTATTAGATGATATAAGTTCGGATGAGAAGTTCGACGAGAGTAATACGAAAAAAATAATTGATTGTATGAAAAATGCGAAGATAGTTCATTTAGATGAATGCCATATTGCTGGGGCTAAAACAATTAGAAGTATATATAAAGTTATACAGCCAGAAAGATTGTTCTCATATAGTGGAACACCAAGCCGGGACGATGGGGCTGACTTATTGCTAACAGGGATTTTGGGCGACAATATACATGAAGTAAAAGCATCAGAATTAATCAAGCGTGGCATTCTTGCAAAACCAATGATCAAGTTCATATATATAAAAGGCTATGCTAAATATGATACACCATATCAAACAGTATATAGTGATCATGTCGTAAATAATGAATATAGGAACAATATACTTGTGTCAGAAGCTGAAAAACTAATTAATAAGGGCTATCAAGTTTTAGTTCTTTTTAAAGTCTTAGCCCACGGAAAAACATTACTGAAACTATTTGAGAATAAAGGCATTGACACCGAGTTCCTCAATGGTAAAGATACAACGAAGAGACGAGCGGAGGTGAAAGAAAACCTGCTTAGTGGAAAATCTAAATGTATCGTGGCAAGTATGATTTACGACATTGGAATAGATGTAAAAACATTGAGTGCATTGGTATTAGCTGGGTCAGGTAAAAGTAGTGTCAAAACATTACAAAGAATTGGAAGAGTTTTGAGGGATGGTAAAAATAAACCTTATGTTGCCATCGTAGAAACGATGGATGATATAAAGTTCCTGAAAAAACATTCGTTAATTAGAAAAAGTATTTATGAGACCGAGCCCGAATTTGTCATAAAAATGCCAAAAGAATTTATTGAAAAATAATTACGCGTAGTTGTGATATATCCAATAATCCGTATATTTAGTTGTATTCGGAGAATTTGCCATGGAACAAATATTTTGTAGTTTTTGCAATAAACAAACAGATATAAAGAAATTTGCCAAAAAAGAATTAAAAAGTGAATCGCCTAAGTGTAATTCATGCAAAAAACGCGAATATAGAGAAAATAATAGAATTTTATTGTGCGAGAAACAAAAAGAATATTATAAAAATAATAGTGATTTGATAAAAGAATATCAAAAAGAATATAATAAAGAAAACGCTGAAAAAGTAAAAACAAGAAAACATTTGTATTATGAGGAAAACAAAACAGAAATTTTATTAAAAAACCATATACGATATGAAGAAAATAAACCTATTGTAAAAGAAAAATCAAAAATTTATAGAGATAAAACAAAAGATAAAAAATCCGAGTATGATCGATTATATTGTGCAAATGGAAAACGCAAATTGTATAGAGAAAATAATAAAGATAAAATAAAAGCGAGAAAAACAATATAGAGAAGAGAATAAAGATAAAATAGCAAAAAGATCCAGATCTTATAAGAAAAATAGGCTAAAAACAGATCCTTCATTTAAGTTAAGAGAATATGTTTCTATTTCGGTTAGACACACGCTAAAATCATATGGTGGTACTAAAAATAATAGATCTTTTTTGAAATATTTGAATTATTCAGTTGAACAATTAAAAAGCCATATAGAAAATCAATTCGAGTCATGGATGAATTGGCATAATTGGGGTATATACGATGCAGAACTGTGGGATGACGAAGATTGTCCAACTTGGAAGTGGCAATTAGATCATATAATTCCGCATTCAGATTTACCGTACGATACCATGGAACATCCAAATTTTAAAAAAGCGTGGGAATTGAGCAATTTACGACCACTATCGGCAAAACAAAACTATGAAGACGGTATATATAGAATACGGCATAAAAAAAGAAATGAAAAATAAATCTATGGAAACACAGCAAGAAAACGAAATAAGTTCAGCATATACCAAGTTTTTTGCAAAGTTCAAAAATCACGAAACATTAGATATATCTAAGTGGAGCTTAATCGATTTGCTTGCATATTTTTGTAAAAGATATGAAAAGCATTATGGAGTGAAATATACATTCCGTTTCAATAATAATGTGCCCAGCAAATCATATGAAATGTACAGGATGAAAAGCCTTGCACAAATGATAACATCAGATGTTGCAGTATTGAAGGATTACATAGATTGGTTATTTGAAACGGAAGTGGTCGCAAGAAAGAAACGAATAACTGCATTAGGATTTATTACTAATGTTGAGTTAGTAAATAAGTATAAGTTCCTAAAACTCATACCTAATGCCTCGATCGATCGAACGACATTATTGCCAGCAAACTATTTAGCAATAGTAAAGCAATACACTGCGCCAATAAATAACTATGGAGATTTAGCCTTCGTAAAAGATAATGAAGACTATAAAGAGATGATGGAGAAATTGGTTGAAGCGGGATTTGATATGAAGATTTTGGAAAAAGTAAAATGACAAATATCCCCGCCCACTGGACTAATGATGAGTCCAGAAATATAGATAGAAAACAAGAAACCGATACCCTTCGAGAACGCAGTGGTCATATAGAAATGGATAGCAAATTAGTTGCGTTCCTATATGAATTGATGCGAGATCACTTGCCGCCCGGAGTGGTAGAAAGACTCGTGCAAGATTCACAAATATCCGAATGCCTATATACAAATGGATGGCTCGCAAAGTATGCGGAAGATTTGGCAAATAGGTTGAAATAATGTTTCAATCAATAGATCAAGTAGGCTTCGCATCGAATGAATATCAGACCGCTTATTGGTTAATAGATACAGAGTTTAATGAAAGTTTTGGTGTTATGAATACCAATGGTGATGATGACGATTTAATGGAACATTTTAAAAAAATAATTGAAAACATAGTAGATATTTACAAAAGAAGAAGTTATAATGTGCCTTATAATTTAGCATTATATATTCATAGCAGAGCTATTATTCCTTTCAAAGAAGGACTTGATGAAGAAGTGCAATTTATATATCAGTTATATCCTCAATACAAAAATGATATAGAAAAGTATTTGATGCTAATATGACATTCATAAAAGATGAAATGAAGTTTTTAGATCTTCCAACGGTTCATCACACATTATATGATACCGATTTTACGGAAGTAATTGAAATACATTACGGAACACCATTTACAGCGGGGTATATAGCTAAGTTTATTTCTATATATGAAGACAGAGGACTAAATCCAATCCCTAATATAATTAAATTTATAACACAAGAAATATTATTTGCTCAGGAAGATTATTTTCAATATATCATAGATAACTATCCGCAATACGCAGATCAAATGAGAAAGTATTTATTACTATTATGATACCTCCACAAAATAGCAACATAACAGCCTTCTTCCGCAATGGCGTTCAAGTCAGTGGAACCGTTATATCTTGGTCAGACGGCAAATCAGCCATAAAATCCCTCACGGGCAACAAAATCACAGTAATACAAAAGACACTCGAAGATGTTTTGTTTTTTTCATTCAGCGAATCGAATATTAAAGAAGAATACGAAGAGGTTGTAGAAAAGCCAATCAAGACCAATACTGATATACAGACACTGGCGGAACTAAAAGCAGAGCTGAATAGCTTAGAGCTAGAAGAGATAAGTGAAAAACTTCGCTCACATGAGCCATCAGGAAATGCACCGGTTAGTTATGGTTCGTCATTGTCAATGTTGTTTGGTGGAGTAAAGAAACAATGAGCATAGTAAGATCACAATCACTAAATAATCTTCCACGCCGCAAAGTTGAAGAGAAAATACTATCACTGGTTCAGTCTTGTAAAACTTGCTCGACAAAGAACATAACGAGAATCGAGCAAGCATATGACGGAGTGTGTGAAAAATGTAGTATTATGCTTATTGCTTATAATAGATATGCTGAATCGAATATTCAAATAGAATATTGGGGATTAAGTATGGATGATTTTGTTGGCTCCAACGAACTAAAAAAAGTATATGCCCGCCTTACCGAAAATCTCCCAAAGGTATATAGTGATGGGATGTCGTTGTGCCTAGCTGGTAGCCATGGAATTGGGAAGACGATGACCGTTTCTTGTATTCTAAAACGAGCTTGTGAGAAGAATTATTCATGTCTATATACAACGCTTAATGATATCGTTAATACATTAATTGAAGCGCCGTATGATGATAAATATTTAATTAGAAAAGAGTTGATGGGGGTTGATTTATTAGTAATTGATGAAATGGATTCTAAATATATTACAGATGGTGCTAGCGATCTTTTTGCTCGTTCAGTAGAACCTATCTTGCGAGGAAGATCTCAAAATAAAATGCCACTATTTATATGTAGCAATAGTCCAAATCCAACACAAGCATTTAAGGGATCTATTAAAGAGAGCATAGATAGTATTTTTAATCGTATTAAAATAATATCAGTGTTAGATAAAGATTTTAGGAAAAATCAAAAATGATATTAATATATTGTAAATTTTGCAGTTGTTCAAGAACGGAATCTGATTTTAATGATGGTCAATTAAAATTTACAAACCCTAAATGTAAAATGTGTATTAAAGAATATAATAAAGAATATCAAACAAAAAATAAAGAAAAATTAGCAGCATACAGTAAGGAATATGCAAAAAATAATAAAGATAATATGGAAGCAAATAAAAGAAATTGGTATGTCAGACATAGAGAGGAATTATTGGTACGCTCTAAAAATTATAGAGAAACACATAGGGAACAAAGAAACGCTAGCGAGAAAAAACGTAAAGAAATAGATATAACATATATGTTAAGAACAAATATGTCAAAAGCTATTAGCACCGGATTAAAAAGAAGAAATTCAAAAAAATCTAATTCTATTTTGGCAGTTTTACCATATTCGATAAATGAATTAAAAACCCATTTAGAAAAACAATTCGAGTCATGGATGAATTGGGATAATTATGGTAAGTATAATCCCAAAATTTGGGATGATAATGATCCGAATACTTGGACTTGGCAAATAGATCACATAAAACCTCATAGTGAATTTGAATATACACTCATGACAGATCAAAATTTTATTGATTGCTGGGCATTAAGTAATCTACGACCACTATCTTCAAAACAAAACCAACGCGATGGAGTAAGAAGGGCAAGACATAAATGAACGACCTCGACCTATCTATTCTAAAAACTATTCTAACTAATCGTAAATATGCATTGGAGTTCGCTCACGATTGCAATGAGAAGTTATTCGATCCAAGTGTGTGGCGTTTCGCTAAATTAGTTATTGAGTATATAAAATCATTCAAGGACATACCTACAAAACGAGTACTGATTGAGCGTATTGATCCTGCGAAAAATAAAGCATTTGCAGAACATAGCAGTCAGTTATTCGATAGAGTAATGTCATTTAATTACGATGACAAGGAATATAAGCACGATTTAGAAAAACTAAAAAAACGATATTCCGAAAAACTTATTGTCGGACTAAAAGAAAGTATCGGAGATTTAGATAAAATAGATTTAAAAAAATCAGTTAGTGATATCCAGAGTGCCCTCAATAATATCAAAAATGTAAATAAAATAGGATCATACAAAAAAGGAACACTAAAAGAATACGCTGATGATTTTAAGAATACCTATAATAATAAAATGCGAGACCCTAATTATGGAACTGGTATAAGAACAGGGTATGATTTTATAGATAATACAAATCTAGGATTACGGAGTGGTGAATTGATTGTGTTCGCAGGCATCACTAGCTCGGGCAAATCATTATTATTAATGAACTCAGCAATACAAATGTGGTTAGGTGCCAATGATATTTCTATGACATCAAATTTTAATACAGGATCCAATGTATTATTATTTTCATTAGAAATGAATTATGAAGATTATATGCAAAGAGCAATAGCTAGGATTGCTATGGTTCCACAGAAAAACATTAGAGATGCAAATCTAGATGACGAACAAAAAGCTCGCGTTGGTATGAGTTTTAAATTTATAAAAAATTACAATAAAAATTTCACGGTCATCGATTTACCACGAAAAGCGACGCCAGAAGCATTAGAAAATATGATTGATGATTATGCTACGCAATATGGTAAGCCAGATGTTGTTGTAATTGACTATTTGAATTTGATGAGTGTTGATTCAGATGCCACGGATGATTGGCTTATGCAGGCGCAAATATCAGAGGGAGTGCATGAGTTAGCGCGCGCCAAAGAAACAATAGTTTTGAGTGCGGTTCAGCTAAATCCAAAGGGCGGTGGTAAAGACGGTAGTTTCGGAATAAAAGATTTAAGGCGTGCCACTCAAATTGCAGACAACGTTGATATGCTTATTGTAATAAATACTAGACCAAATGAAAAACATTGTCCAGATTTTAGCGTAGAGATGGTGAAAAATAGACGTGGTGAATTGGCTAGCGGTAAATTAAAAAAACATATGGAATGTTGCGCATTATTAAATGATGTTTATATTGAGGGTGATGGGAAAAAAGATCCGGAGGATATATCGGATAAAATTAATAAAATATAGGATATATTATGTCTAATAGGATGAGTCTTACTGAATTTATAGAACGTAGCAATAAAATACATGAAAATAAGTTTGATTATTCGCTATTTATTTATGTAAATGCTCATACAAAAGGAAAAATAAAATGTTTAATTCACGGGGTTTTTGATCAAAGTCCAGCAAAACATTTACAAGGTCGTGGATGTAAAGAGTGCGGTAAAAAACGCTCAGCTATTTTACGGACCAAAACGCTAGAAGAATTTATAGAAGAAGCATCATTGGTTCATGAAGATAAGTATATTTATACTCAGTCAGTATATAAAGATACGCTGTCATCAATTGATATCGTATGCCCAAATCACGGTGTATTTAAACAGACGCCAGATGCTCATTTACAAGGAAGAGGATGCAAGCAGTGTAAAGCTGAAAAATTAGCATCATTATTTCTATGACAACGGAGCAATTTATAACAAAAGCAAAATATATTCATAAAAACATGTATAGTTATGATTTCGTAGATTGCGTAAATGGTAATATACAAGTTAATATTATGTGTTTGAAACATGGGCTATTCCAGCAAAAACCACATAAACATTTGCAAGGGCAAGGATGTCCAATATGTGGTGGAAAACAAAAATCGACAACACCTGAATTTATAAAAAAAGCAGAAAAGATTCATAAAAATAAATATGATTATTATAAAGTTAATTATATAAACGATGATACTAATGTGGAAATAAATTGTCCAAAACATGGTATTTTTACGCAAAAACCCACACATCATTTACAGGGACAGGGATGCCCTATATGTAATAGTAGAAGAAACGCCCAATTAATATATGATATTCTAATAGATCATCAAATAAAATTTGAAACTGAAAAATATATTAAATTAATAATACCAAATGCAACAAGAAAATTAAGATTTGATTTTTATTTACCTATTTTTAATTTTGTTATTGAATATAATGGACAACATCATTACCAGCCAGTCAAATATGGTGGCATTTCACTGGAAAGAGCTAAAGTTAATTTTGAGGAACAACAAAAAAGAGATGCCTATAAACGACAAATTTGTAAAGAAAATAATATTCCATTAATAGAAATTGATGGTAGAAAATATTCAAATTTAAAACTTCAAAGATATATTGTAGATCACGTTATACCGCTAATTAAAAAATCAAAGGAATAAAATGCCAACATATGAGTTCAAATGTAATGAAATTAAATGTAATCACGAATGGGAATTAGAACAATCAATTAAGGCTCCAGACCCAGAGGAATGTCCGCAGTGTAAGGTCAAAGGAAATATTACCCGTCTAATTAGTGGTTGTAGCGGGCGCGTTGAACTATCGGGTCATGAACTAAGAGCCAAAACAAAAGAAGATGCCATTAAGTTTCAAAAAGAAGTTTATTCCAATGAACGCACGTATGCAAATGTAATCGGAGAAGATAGATACCAAAAAATACAACAAGGACTAGATGCTGGAAAAAGAAATCGACCCCGATAAAATCTATTACGGCGTTGCAGATAAATATCTATTCAATAAAAGATACCCTAATTTTATTAATGGAACAATAGAAGGCAATAGGTATAGTCGAATAATCCACACCATAATGAGTGATAAAAATGAATTACTTAATTATGTTCGTAGCATAGATAAGCAGCAGGCAAAAGCTATAAAAAAATTAGGCGATAAATCAGATTTCAATGAACGATATATAATTTCATTCACTGAAATAAATGATAAAACAATAAAGATTATTGAAAAAGAAAATCATACAAATGATTATTTACTCCTAATATAGGAAACAACAAATGCCAGAAGACGATAGTAAAAAACAAGTAATCAATTTTGCAATCGAAGAATTGAAAAAAGCATTCGATGATGTGCAGCAAGGTAAGACGCCAAAGCCATCACGTAGCTTAAAACGATTACAAAAAATACTCACCGAAGTAGATAGTAAAGTGAAAACAAATGTGATATCAGAAGATGAGGCTAATAAGATAGCACAAGATGTAATTTCTAAGATTATGAATAAAGGGAAATAGAATGGCAACCTATTGTTATTATTGTGAAATATGCGATGCAGAGTTTGAGGCAGTTCAATCAGTTCATGATGAGCCATTAGAAGAATGTCCTACATGCAAAGAAAATGGAAAAATAAGTCCTCCGCCTAAGCGTTTGATATCACTTACGAGTTTCGTTTTAACAGGAAATTGTTGGAGCAAAGATAACTATTCCAAGTGAGTTTTCTATCACTAACATGATATATTTTTTACTACAAAGGTAAAAATATCATACCAATGTCTTGACATTCTTTTTACATGTCTTATATTGGTTAATTGTTGGCGCTAATGCCATCAATAAAGGCTGGTTAGAATGGTATCTATCGAAGAAGCTCAAAATCTTATGACGACACTTATTCAATTACGAAACAAAAGCGAAGAGACAAAAAGCCAAGAGGATATTGCAGCGTACAGAAGACACGAACAAATATGTATAGATAAGTTTTTTTACCTCGTGTCAATGCGAACCAATAAGTATAAAGGATTTTCTAATTACGAAGATTTAAACCAAGAAGGATTAGAAGTTTTAGTAAGGGCAATGAATAATTATGATCCGAGCAAAGGTATTTTCTTTTGGTGGGCTCATAAATATATAGAAACGAGAATAACTCGTAGTGCAAATGCTCATACGGTAATTAGATATCCATTAAAGTTTGCTAAGACCAATGTGCCTCACAGAGAAACAAGAATGCCAGAGTTAAAAGAAGAAAAAAATATACCAGAAAAATTGACGGAGGATTTAGAAATAACCAAAGTAATCGGTTCAGCAATGGATCACTTAAACGAAGAGCAAAAGAAAATAGTAAATCTTGTGTTCGGAGTCGATGGTGATAAGCCGTTGTCAATAAACAAAGTTTGCAAGAAAATGAAGCTATCGCGTTTTTATTGTATGAAAATGATTGATGGCGCGTTGGATGTTTTGAAGAAAAACATACGACTATAAAAAAATTTTAATTTTCAGCATTGTTGTTGAAAATGTAATATAGAACTATCTTAAATGTGAGAAGGAATAGGGATGAAAAAATATACTTATGAGCAAGTTTTAGGAGCTAGTATTGAATATTTTGATGGAGATGAGTTAGCTGGCAAAGTATTTACCGATAAATATGCATTGCAAAATGAAAAGGGAGAATATCTAGAACTAACGCCTACGGATATGCATTGGCGATTGTCAAAAGAGTTTGCTAGGATAGAAAATAAATATTCTAATCCTATGGATGAACAAGAAATATTTGCATTGCTAGATAAATTTAAGTATATTGTACCACAAGGAAGCCCTATGTCTGCCATCGGGAATCCGTATCAGATTCAAAGTTTGTCTAATTGTTTTGTTATACAAGGAGTGTATTCTAATAAATTAGATTCATATGGCGGTATCCTTCTTGCAGATCAAGAGCTGGCGCAAATATTTAAACGTCGTGGTGGTTGTGGTCATGATATTTCTGGCATACGTCCAAAAGGAGTTCCAACATCGAATGCCGCTAAAACAACAGATGGTATTGGCGTATTTATAGAGCGTTTTAGTAATACATGTCGCGAAGTTGCAATGAATGGCAGACGTGGTGCAGAGATGATTACTATATCCATCAATCATCCAGAGATAGAAACATTTATAAATATAAAACGAGACCTTACAAAAATTACTGGTGCTAATATATCTATAAGACTTAATGATGATTTTATGAAAGCGGTAAAAAATAACAGTGAATACATTCTTCGTTGGCCAGTTGATGTTAGTGTTCAAGAAGCAAAAATAACAAAAACAGTAAAAGCAAAAGAGATATGGGATCAGATAATTGATTCGGCTTGGTCAAGCGCCGAACCCGGATTAATGTTTTGGGATGAAGTACAAAGAAGTACGCCAGCAGATATCTATAAAGATGAAGGATATCAATCAATTAGCTCAAATCCTTGTGGTGAAATTGTTTTGTCTAAATATGATGCTTGTCGGCTCGTAGCAATAAATCTTACGTCATATGTAGATAATCCATTTACAGAAGAAGCTGAATTTAATTATGATTTATTTAAAGATCATGTTATTAAAGCACAACGATTAATGGATGATATTATAGACTTGGAAATTGAAGCAATAAATAAAATAATCGCCAAAGTAGAAAGCGATCCAGAACCAGAAGAAGCTAAATTAGTCGAATTAAATTTGTGGAAAAAAGTATTGAAAGCCAATGAAGGTGGGAGGCGTACTGGATTAGGTATAACGGCGCTTGGTGATACGTTAGCTATGCTCAATATAAAATATGGTTCAAAAGAATCAATAAAAATTACTGGTAAAATATATCGTACGTTAGCGGTTGGGGCACATACTTCTTCTTGTATTCTTGCGGAAGAGCGTGGAGCATTTCCAGTATTTAGTTATGAAAAAGAAAAGAAACACGCATATCTTAATTCTATTATGTCCGATTGTGGTAATGATGTTATAAAAATGTGGAAAAAAACAGGTCGTAGAAATATTGCGTTAACTACAACGGCTCCAACAGGGAGTGTATCCACATTAACACAAACGACATCTGGTATTGAACCAGCATATTTACTATCATACGTTCGTCGTAAAAAAATAAATCCTAATGATAAAAATGCTCGCGTAGATTTTGTCGATCCATCGGGGGATTCTTGGCAAGAATTTAATGTGTATCATCATGGAGTAGCTAAATGGATGAAAATCACCGGTAAAACAGATATCGAAAAATCTCCGTATCATGGCGCTACATCCAATGATGTAGATTGGGTTGCTTCGGTAGAAATGCAAGCAATAGCTCAAAAATCAATAGATCATTCAATATCTAAAACTTGTAATCTCCCTAATTCAGCCACGAAAGAACTTGTGTCAGAAGTATATATGCGAGCATGGGAATCTGGTTGTAAAGGATTTACAGTATATCGTGATGGTTGTAGAACGGGCGTTTTAGTTAGCTCCGAACAGAATAAATCAACCAGTGATCGACCCAATATCATAAGCACAGCTATGGCTCCAAAGCGCCCAGACATTCTCCCATGCGATATCAAAAAAGCAAAAATACAAGGTGAGCAATGGACGATGTTCGTTGGATTATTAAATGGTCAGCCGTATGAAGTGTTCGGAGGACTATCTAAGTATGTTGATATTCCAAATAAGCATAAGACTGGTCAAATTCAAAAAAATGGTAAAGTAGATGGTATTTCCACATACAATCTAATCATTGGTGAGAACGATGATCAGATGATAATAAAAGATATTGCCAATGTTTTCGAGAATGCTAATTTCGGCGCATTCTCACGCACAATATCATTGTCATTGAGGCACGGAGTCCCGGTTCAATATATCGTTGAACAATTACAAAAAGATAAGTATTCGGATATAACATCATTCTCAAAAGTAATGGGTCGTGTATTGAAATCATATATACAAGATGGCGTGAAATCGTCTGCAGAAAAGGTGTGTCCGTCTTGTAAACAAGAAAATACACTTGTATATCAAGAAGGATGTCTTCGTTGCACTGGATGTCAATATTCAAAATGCGGTTAGATTACTAATTTTTTCTTATATAATTAAGACCGCGAATGCGTTACACCATCTTAATTAGACGAGACGAAAATACTAAAAACATAGAAGCGCAGGAACAAGCTCGCTTCATTAAAACTATTTTAGAGGCTCTCGAGGTTGCAATAGATTACAATCCTGATGAGCCTCTTTCTATTGAAAAGAAAATAAAAATGCGTAAAGATTTAAGTTTCTATGGCATTTCTATATTTGAAAGTCCAAATAGCAATTTAAAAATTTTTGTTGAAAAAGAACTTATTGCAGAATGGAAAAAGCCATCATACAAGATGAAAAAAGATCCATCACAAATTGATCCTAAGAAGAAATTATATATTGAAATGAGTATAGAGTTTTGGACGGTTTTTGAACAAAATGATAGAAAGGAGTAATAATTCATACAAAATAGTTCAACATAAACAATTTCTTGCAAATGGAGATAATAGTGAAAAAGATATATGTACTTGATACGTCAGTGTTGGTGTATGATCCTTTAAGTTTTAAAAGCTTTAATGATAATATAGTCATCATACCAATAACAGTTTTAGAAGAATTGGATAAACTTAAAAAGTTTTTTGATGAAACAGGTAAAAATGCAAGGACAGTTATTAGAACGTTGGATGGGTTATTACCAAATAATAAAGATCTTGAAAAAGGTATAAGGTTAGAGAATAATATTCTATTAAAAATAGATCATAATACAGAAGAGGATAAATCACTCGGAACATTTCTATACGGTGATAATAGAATACTATCTTGCGCGATAAAATTGAATAAATTAAATCGTACAGAAAAAGTAATTTTAATTAGTAAAGATATCGCATTACGCATACGTGCAAAAGCTCTTGGGCTATCAGCAGAAGATTATACAAAAGATAGATATAAATCAGCCGATGAAATATATAATAGTGTAAGAGAGCTTGAAATAAATGATGAACAAACAAATGAGTTTTATGGAAATCATTCAATAGAAATTGATGATAATTTTATAGAAAAAAATGAACTATATGCTAACAATATATTAGTGTTAAAATCATCAAAAAATGATCTACTTGGGTATGGAAGGTTTAGGTCTAATAAAAAAGATATAGTTGAAATTAAAAAACATAAAAATGTATTTGGAATATCTCCAAAAAGTTCAGAACAAAATTTTGCACTAGATCTTTTGTTGGATAATACAGTTAATCTTGTATCATTAGCTGGTCCAAGCGGTACTGGTAAAACATTACTATCTCTCGCCGCTGGACTGCATAGTGTATTAGAATCACAAGAAAAGCGATATGATAAATTAATAATAATGAAACCAATCGTTTCGGTAGGAAAAGATCTTGGTACTCTTCCGGGATCTAAACAAGAAAAATTAGATCCGTTTTTAGCATCGTTTAGAGATAACTTGAATTTTTTAATAAAAAACTCTAGTTCCAAAATGAATAAAAACAATAAAGACGGTGTAGATCCATATCTATCGCTAATGATGGAGAAGGGATTAATTGAGATGGAGGCTCTATCCTACCTTAGGGGACGTTCATTACCTAATGCATTCATTATTATTGACGAGGTTCAAAATAGTAGTTTGCATGAGCTAAAAACAATGATTACTCGTATAGGCGAAGGTAGTAAAATAGTATTACTGGGAGATCTAAAACAAATAGATAATATGCAATTAGACTCTGCTAATAACGCACTAATTCATGCTATTGAAAAGTTTAAAGGTTATGATATGTGCGGTAGTGTGTTGTTAACAAAAGGCGAACGCTCGCCACTTGCAACATTAGCATCAGAGATTCTCTAAATTAAAATAATAAAAGTCCTTGACAAACAATTAATCGTTGATATATTGTTTTATATAGCCTAAAATCTGGGCGAAGGAGAATAATATGTCAGATCAAAATACAACTCAAACAACCTTGCCATCAAATGTCGAAGTTATTGAACGTTTGGAAGATGCAGATAAAGCAGCATTAGATCTCGTTAAAGCAAAACGAGAAACTGCTATCTCAAATGCAAAACTTGCCGAATCTCAAAAAGAAACAGCAGAGCTAGTTTACAATAATTTAGTATTGCGGTTAGCATTAAAATATCACCTCTCAGATGGAGATATTCTTAGTGAAGATGGCGCTATAACAAGGAAGAGCTAAAAATGAAAATATTACAAGATATTGCTAATTTAATTATTGTTCGTAATTTTATGTCTGGGTCAATAAATAATGAAACAATAAAACTATCGCGAGAAGATCTAAAGAATGTACAAAATATAGTAAGAACATTAGATCAAACAATTGTTAATCTAACACTAAAATTAGATCTATCATTGGTTGGTAAAGAGCCAGTAGTAAAGACTGAAACTCGTCATTATACTGCTACATCGACTGAAGATACAGAAACCGTTATGAAGAAGTTTTCAGGCATAAAGAAAACATCGGATTCAGTACAACCAGCGGCTAAAGTTGTTGTTGATGAAAAAGGCGTGACTTCGGTTGAAGCACCAGCAGACGAACAGGTTTAATTATGTATGATAATACTATTGCGTTAGTTAAATCGATGACAGTTGGTGGATGTACTTGTTATGAAGTTGGTGGTTCATCTAATTTTGGGATGGATCCGGAAACAGGACAATCAACTTTTAGTTCGACACCAGGTACAAAAATACAATGTATGCGTTGTAAAGCACGACAAGCATTAGATACTGATGGTATAGAATATGAAAAAATCGATCAAGTTCCATATTCATGGTTTAATTCAGTAGGTAGAAACTGATAAGGATATTATGAGGATCGTGCAAGATAAATCATACATTAGTGATTTTGTAATTTTACAAGATAATACTTGGTTAGAACGGCAACGCATCGCTGGTCGTGTTGTTGCCGGCGCCTTGCAATTATTAGAAAATGCGGTAAAAGAAAAAACCACTATGACTATGCTCGAGCTAAATAATATGGCTGGAGAATATATAGAGAGACATGGTTGTCAACAAACATTTCGTGGGTATAAAGGATTTCCATACGGAGTGTGTATATCAATAAATAAAGTTCTTGTCCATGGCATACCATCAGATTATAGGTTGAGAGAAGGAGATAAAGTTTCTTTTGATCTCGGAGCAACATATAATGGAGTCATAGCAGATAGCGCAATCACTTGTTTCTATGGATCGGTAAAAAAAGAATATACCGATCTATCAGAAGACACAAAGCAATCATTATACAATGGTATTAAATCCATTAAAATTGGAAAACGATTGGGGTGTGTTGGTGATTCTATATTTAAAACATTAAAAGATAAATATGATGTAATTACTAAATATGGTGGGCATGGGTTGTCGCGAACAGTGGATGGAATAGGTATTCCACATGCTCAACCATTCGTAGCTAATCGTTCATCGCCAAACGATGGAATCAGAGTTTGTGCAGGATTAACTATCGCAATAGAACCTCAGGCAACATTAAAATCAAATAATTTTTTTACTAAAACAGCGGATGATGGGTGGAGCGTCATAACCAATGAAGTTGGTGTTCACTGGGAACATAGCTTATACATTCATTCAGACCATATTGAAATTATGAGTCATCGTGAAGGTGAAGGAATAGAAAGAGATATATATTTTCAATGAGAATACAATTTTCTGATCACTCATATATAGAGGTTTCTAAATCATCATCACCGAATAAGATAATGATAACTATTGTTGCAAAAAATAATAATAAGCCATTAGAAATAATAGCTAATTCAGTAGAATTAACAACGGATCAGTTTCATCAACTAATACAAATAGGCTAATTTTTTCATATATTATTGGTATGAATATTTTTGCCTATCGAAGAAATCCCACTGATATTACATTTGTAGTACAAAATGTATCCATAAAATGGATTAGTATATTTAATAATCCAGTTGCCCCAATGGGATATATAGATTTGATGAAAATACGCGGTATATCAGAAGAAGAAATTAAGTCATCCTTAATAAAAGGCGAGCTATATTACAAACTTCGCACAAAACAAATTAAAGTATTTCAAAGCAATGTTAATTTAATGTCATTCGATCCAACATTTACTGGATTTTTAAATCGTAATGGTATTACAACTGGAACTGGAAATCCATTCGAACAATCAGGAAGTATTTCAGGAACATATACTTGTTCAACAAATGTTAATATAAATGACGTTGTATACCTAACATCGTCAGATTATGTTGATTTAGCAAGCGCAACTCAACCACTATCACAGCCAGTTATTGGTGTAGTTCAATCTAAACCAGCAATAGACCAAGCAGTAGTATTATATTATGGAGAACTTGGCGGACAATCTGGGTTAATAACAACTGCAACATATTATTTAGATGTAGTGCCAGGTGGGTTTTCCGCAACGCCACCATCAAGTACCGGCAACATCGTGCAAAAACTTGGATTCGCAAAAGATCCAAATACATTAGTATTATTTATTGATAGAGATTTCGTAGTACTATAAAATTAGAAATTATTGAAGGTTTAAAGTAATGAAAATATATTTCATTGGAGCACATTCCGTTGGAAAGACTACATTAACTCGTTATGTTAATAAAAAATATAACATCCCTATTTTACCAGAAATAGCGAGACTTGTTTTAGCTCAAGAGGAACTTAATGTCGATTCGCTTCGTTCGGATATACTAGTAGTAAATTCATATCAGACAGAAATATTCAATCGTCAATTGTTAGAAGAATCTAAATTAGTTGATTTTGTTGCAGACAGATCATTATTAGATTGTATTGCCTATTCGGCTCAACACTCAATAATAACCAATGAGCTAATTCAACGACCAGAGTTTGAGCAATATATTAATGATTTAAAAGATGCAATTATATTTTTTGTTCGTCCATCCAAAGCAACATTAAAAAATGATGGTGTTCGAGAACAATTAAATTGGGATGCCGTTGTTAGTATAGATGCTATGTTAAAATTATTATTAGAAATATATTCTATTAAATACTATCAAATAAACACAGATTCAATGCAAGAGCGTATTAGAATAATTGATAATATTTTGTTTATTGTTAAATAACTCGTATCGATATTGTTGCATAATATTGTGTCAACAGTATATCCTGCTCAAATCGATAGTTCTATAACACTTCCTACAGTACTCGATAATATAACATCGGTCAAGGGAGTTAATGTTAATATTCTTCGTGATGCTATATTAGCAGTAGAACGAACATTAGGTGTAAAACCACAAGGTATATTTAATACCGTTCGTGCTAGATTAGATGCATTAGAAGCCACATTATTCAATCAGCAGGGTGCTGGTAGTATCATAAGTTATGGAATACCGGAAACAGGACAAACCATTATTTGGAATGGATTTGCATGGGGACCTACGGTAAATGGTGGTAATAATTTTATAGATCAAAACATATCTACAACTGGCGGTATAACTTCCGGTCCGATAGAGAGCACATCAGAGATGACGGGGCTATTTGATTTAACTGGTAAAATTATTGTAAATGCAATTACAACAAGTTATGTTTCAGATCCTGGTCAAGGTATAATATATTTTGATGGCTACACAAATCAATTTTTAGTAAGTGAAGATGGTTATGCATATGTACCATTATTGTCAAAATACAATGGATTTATACAAAACATAACAATTATTGATAATGACTATACAATTCAATCAACCGATAATGTTATATCGATTGGAACATTGAGTAGTTCAATTACGGTATCACTCCCTGCAACACCTGTAGTTGGTCAAACATTCGATATTAAAGATGCACGTGGAAGTGCTGCAACATATGTCATAACTGTAAGTGGCAATGGTAATATGATTGATGGGGTTAATGAATATATAATTGCTATAAATTATGAGGGAATTACTGTTGTATGGGATGGTGATTCTTGGTTAACTCTATAGAATTATAGAGAATACACAATTTGCATCCAGCCTGATCCACCATTACCACCTGCACCAGCGGCTGGGCTTGTAGCTCCAAGACCACCTCCGCCGCCACCACCAGCTCCGGTATTAGCTGCAGCTGAACTACCAGCATTAGCAGTACCAGTGGCTACTCCAGCTCCACCATTACCACCGTTGCCACCAGGACCCTGTCCGCCTCCGCCACCACCTCCAGCTGCGGTACCAGAACCGGCTACTGCACCTCCTGAACCAGGAGCATAAACAGTGTCAGCTATATTATTGTTAGTAACCAGATTATATCCACCTGCAGAACCAGCAAGAAATGCACCGGAAAAACCACCACCAGCAGGCGTAGCAACAAATACGTTAACACCGTTGCTAGTTAATCCTACGCCAGCACTAACGGCAACAGAGTAAAGATTTCCTTGAGTATTTCCTACGATAGAGTTAGTCTTGTTACATAAACCACCGGCGGTATTAGCAGTAGAGTTGGCTGTTGTACAGCCGCTACCGCCACCAGAAGCACCAGAAAATAAGGCTAAAATACCACCTAATGTCGTATTGCCACCTGATCCACCAACGTTACCAGCAGCATTGGTAACAGCAGTAGCTCCGGTTCCACCAGCACCAATAGTAACAACATATCCAAAGGACGGTGTTACAGTAACTGTAACGGTAGATTGAATTGCACCGCCGCCTCCACCACCACCTCCAGCATTAGTAGCATTGCCTGCTCCACCGCCTCCTCCACCTCCTCCACCATAACCGGTGACAGTAGCAGATGTTACTCCCTGTGGAGGAATCCAAGTACCGCTAGAAGTAAAAGTAACGGTAGTTAAAGTACCATCGCCCTTAGCATACCAATTAGTTCCATCACTGACTAATCGCAATACTCCATAGTTAGCAGCGAAAGTCAAACTGCTAATGGTACCAGTAGCGGTAGAACTAGTGGTACCAGTATAGGCAGAAGCTAGAGTAATTCCGGTAGTGCCATTGAAAGCGGAAACAATATAGCTCTTAAGATCACTGTTGAAGAAAATACTCATACCAGCCGTTAAAATACCGGCTAAAGAAGCTCCGGCGGTGACAGAAGTGCTTCCTTTAGTAATGCTAAAAGTAGTATTTGTAGTGCTACTGGGTCCTATATAATAACCGTAAGAAGTGTTAATTGCTTCGGCAGCATGAGGCACGATGAAAACGTTGTAACCAGTTGTATTGATTGCCCCAGTAATATCTCTGATCAATAATTCTCGTCCGGCAGTTGGTGTTGGTAATACGTAGGAAACATAACCACTAAAGTTATTATGCAAAATATGGTAATCACTACCACCACCAGTACTATCAATAGTATAAGTGGTATTGGAAGAGTTTGTTCGTACCTGCACAGAAGGAATAATACCACCAGTAGTGCCAGTTCCAGTAGCGGTACCTCCTTTAAGAAGAAGGCTTCCGCCATTATTGTTGCTGCCAGCAGCATTTTGAGCTTGAATAGTTAGGTTAGTGCCAGCACCGCTACCTGTTATTTGATAAATACGAGGAGAGGTCATGGAAGAACCAATTCCCATTGTTTCCACCAAACCATCATTGTCAAAATCGGTGGCATTGAAAGTGACTATATTAACTAGAGAACTAGGAGAGCCACCTTGAATATTAACATCACCTGTACCAGCCGCAGTGGAAGCCGTACCAGCTGCTAAATTTAAAGTACCACCAGCCGTGGTTCCGGCTCCAGCAATTACATTAATAGTTCCGCCGGTAGCTCCTGTGCCAGAATTTAAGTTAAGATTACCGCCAATAGTTGTGCCTGTACCAGTTGTACTTTGCGCCATAATGGTAAGGGCTTGACCGGTCGCACCAGAAAAAGTATTAGATGTTTGAGTTAGAGTTGGAGAAGTAATTGAACTAATCCACTGTAATATAGCTGGAGCAATAGGAAGTGGAGAAGATCCGTTAATAGCAACAACCACATTACCATTATTAGTTCCTGCCACATCACCATTTAAATTAATCGTTAAAGTCATTATTGAACCTTACATTGGAAGAATGACATATAGATAACCCGAGCCACCAGCACCTGCTGTACCAGTACCATAAGTTCCACCGCCACCAGCTCCAGTATTAGCAGCGCCTGAGCCAGCTGTACCAGCGTTAGCACCGTTTCCACCGCTGCCTTGTGGTCCTGCTCCACCACCGCCGCCATTGGTAGTAGTACCACCGGTATAAGATCCGTTACCCATAATATTGATAAATCCAGATGTACTAGCTCCAAGAACAGAAGATGCTCCCATCGCAATCATACCTGGTAAATTAGTTGATGTAATAGTGGTAGATACAGCGATAGATGCAACGCCAGCTCCAGTAACAGCATCACTGTAAATATTAACTCCGTTATTAGTAATTGGATATCCGCCAGAACTTAACCCGGCGCCAGCGGTTGCTCCTCCACCAGAAGCTCCGTAAAAATAAGCTATAGTTCCTAGTGCAGTGTTGCCTCCAACTGCACCAACACCACTTGAACCTGCGTTCCCACCGGCACCAATAGCAACAGCGTAACCGCCAGTAAGATTAGGAGTAAGACTTACATTTACTACAGATTGTAATGCTCCTCCACCGCCTGCACCAGTTTCAGTACCACTTTCTACTCCACCGCCACCTCCACCGCCACACCCAATCAGAGTTGCACTAGTACAACCGGGAGAAGGGATAAACACACCATTGGTAATAGTGGAAGTAAAATATGCACGAAGTGGTTTATTGCTGGAAGCAAACCAGTTTGTACCATTACTAATTAATGTAAGGGTACCGTAATTAGCATAATAGGCTAAGCTGTTCATTTTAGCGGTACTTGTAGTACTGGTAGTACCGGTGTAATTAGCAGTGAGTGTGAATTGAGTAGAGGATTGAATAGAAGCAATAATATAAGAAGCCGTTGTGGTTGCAGTACCACCAACTGGTACAATACTCATACCAGGGGCTAATTCAGTGGTAAACAGGGAACTACTGGCTGTCACCACGGCAGAACCGCTAGTAAAATGGTAAGCGGAACCTGTCAAAGAATATCCGAAACTTCCATTGAAGGACTCAGTAGTGTGTGGTGCTATAAAAATAACATTACTGGTAGTTCCAGAGCCAGTGATTAAACCAGCCGTTTGATTAGTAGTTTCAATATTGCCAGTTATATCTCGAATAATAATTTGACGACCTGCTGTAGGAGCTGGCATAATGTATGTAGTAGGAGCTCCAGTATGATTATGAAGAATAATTCCGTCAGAACCATTGGTGGAGTCTACAGTATAAACTGATTGAGTACCAGCCGTTCCAGTATTGGTATTAATAGTTTCAGTTAATGGTATGATTTGGCTACCAGTTGGAGGTAGGGAAAACCACGATCCATTCTGACGAGTATAAACTATAGAACCAGTTGCTGATAAATTAGTATTCAGATAAACAGAGCCATTTGGTTCAGTTGACGAAGGTGCTCCAGATCCAGAAGTAATAGTTGGTGATGTACCTGGAGTAGATCCGATGCCTAATCCAGTTCCGTTGGTATTAGTGGTAACGAAAGCTTGAGTAGTGCCACTAATTTGGAAAAGAATATTACCGGGATTAGATCCACCTGGAGTAGCAGTATTAATGGTAATGTTGCCAGAAGTGCCAGTAGTAGAAGAAGATCCAGAAGTTAAAACTAATGATCCTCCATTGTTAGTAGTTCCACCGGCAGATTGAGCAGTAATACTTAAATTGCCGCCGGCAGCTGAAGCTGCCGCTTGAGTAATAGTTGGTGAAGAAACGGTAGATCCAAATTGCAAAGATCCGGTAGAAATTAAGGTTAAATTGGTGGTAGTGCCAGATTGTAATTGAATATTACCAGCAGTTCCAGAGATGGAAGTTCCGGAAGATAAAACTAAATTACCGCCATTAGTGCTAGAGCCTGTGCTACCCTGTGCTTGAATAGTTAGAGCTTGTCCAGCAGCGGTAGCTGAAGATGTTTGGCTAAGAACAGGAAAAACGGTGCTAGTAGCCCATTGTAAAGTATTGGGAGTTATATTGATCGGAGAAGATCCACTGATAGAAACAACGACGTTAGAATCGCTACTTCCAGCAATATCACCAGCTACCATAATACCATTTATATTCATTTACTCATTCCTCATTTACATATACATTAATAGATATAGATATCCGCTTCCACCAGTTCCACCAGAAGTTGAGCCCACGCCTCCGCCTCCACCACCTGCACCTGTATTATTGCCAGCAGATGATCCACCTACTCCAGAAGCACCGCCAGCTGCTCCTGTTCCTTGAGGTCCAGCGCCACCGCCACCACCACCAGAAGTACCACCGGCTGCACCACCAATATAAGAGCCATTACCGGTAGTATTTTCTAAACCTGCAAAAGATGTTGCGCTGCTGTAAGCTCCGGAACCTCCCATAGATAATTGTCCAAATAAACTGCTAGAAGTAATGTTAGTAGGATTAGCACTAGAAATTGCTCCAGTACCTGCGTATGCCACAGAAGAATATACGTTGGTAGAACCATTGCTAGTAAATGGATATCCACCACAGGCATAAGTTGCTCCTGTCGAATTAAATCCACCGCCAGAAGCACCATAGAAATAAGCTAAAGAGCTAAAAGAAGTTATGCCACCAGTTCCACCAGCAGCACCAGTACTACCAGCTGTTCCACCAGCACCAATAGTTACACCGTAAGTAGTATTTGGAGTTACAGAAATATTAGTAGTAGATTGAATTGCTCCACCTCCTCCACCGCCTCCACTACCGGTAGAAGTTCCTCCTCCTCCGCCACCTCCACCACCAGCGGCAGTTATGAAAGCATTGGTAATACCCGGAGAAACAAAAAAGCTTCCCGTACTACCGGTTAGATAAGCACGAAGAGGTTTATTACTGGAAGCAAACCAATTTGTACCATCACTAATTAGAGTGAGAGTACCGTAATTAGCATAATAAGCTAGACTATTCATAGTAGCACTAGAAATAGTGGTAGTAGTACCAGTATAATTAGTTGCTAAAGTTAGAGAAGTATTTGAAGCTATACTTAAAATCGTGTAAGAAATACCTAGTTGAGCATTGAACGTGATACTCATTCCGGGAGCTAATTGAGTAGTGAACGAAGATCCGGTTGCTGTTACAGTGGCAGAACCGTTGGTAACATTGAAAGTGCCAACTCCACTCAAAACAAAACCGGAGCTGGTATTAAATGATTCGGTGCCGTGAGGAGCTATAAAAATGGTGTTGCTATTAGTGCCAGTTCCAGTAATAAAACCGGTATTAGCATTAGTTCCATTGGTGGCTGTAGTTTCAATACTTCCTGTGATATCTCGAATAATAATTTGTCGTCCAGCTGTAGGGGCTGGCATCACGTAAGTGGTAAATCCAGAACGATTATGAAGAATAACTCCATCATAACTTCCAGTAGTGCTATCGACAGTATAAATACTATGAGAGGTATTAGTAGAAATTGCTTCGGTAACGGGCGCTGTCAATGTACTAACACTTGATGAAATCAATTGGGACCAGGCACTATTTTGTCGAGTATACAGACCCGTATTAGTGGTACTAGTATTTAGGTAAATAGATCCACTGGTTTGAGTGGTAGATGGTGTACCAGATCCAGAGGTAACGGTAGGAGAGGTGCCAGGAGTAGATCCGATGCCTAAACCAGTACTTGATGATAATCCAGTCACGAAAGCCTGAGTGGTACCGCTTATTTGGAAGAGAATATTTCCAGTAGTACCGCTTGTGCCAGGTGTAGCAGCATTGAAAGTAACGTTACCGGAAGTGCCAGTCGTAGTAGAGGCTCCGGAAGTTAAAATTAACGCACCACCATTATTAGCGGAACCTCCAGCAGACTGGGCAGTGATATTTAGATTAGTAGCGGTTCCAGAAGAAGATGCTTGACTAATACCACCAGCAGTAATTGCCGTTCCAAATTGTAAAGTTCCAGTAGCTAAAAGAGTTAGACCAGTAGTATTACCAAGTTGTAATTGAATATTACCAACTGTCCCAGAAGAAGTAGTACCAGAAGCTAAAACTAAATTACCACCATTAGCAGAATTAAAAGTACTTCCTTGTGCTTGAATAGTAAGATTTTGTCCTGCTACGTAAGCATTAGTAAATTGACTTAATGTAGGAGAAGCAACGGTGCTCAACCATTGTAGGGTAGCTGGATTGACTGGTATGGTCGAGGTGGCTGAAATACCAGTAATAGAATAAACAGTATTACTACTGCTATTACCAATTACATCACCGTATAAAATTATGTTACTTTGAGCCATTTATTTGACCTTTACATCCAAGTATATACATAGAGATATCCGCTTCCACCCGCTCCACCAGTAGTGGCACCGCCTCCGCCTCCACTGCCACCGGCACCACTGTTAGCATTTGGTGTATTTCCGGGATTACCATTAGTCGTACCTGTTGCACCGTTGCCTTGAGGACCTGCACCACCACCGCCAGAACCATTCGTACCGGTGCCACCAGTACCACCAGTATAACTAGTTAAAGTTGCGCTTATATTAGTCATTCCTGTGCCACCTGAACTACCGCCGCTATTACCACCATATCCACCCATAGCAGTAGAGCCAGTTATATTAGCACTGGTAATGGTAGTGCCGGATCCAATTGCTGCAGTTCCATTGCCTGTGGAGTTACTGGAAGAATAAATATTCAAATTACCACTAATACCTGTATTAAATGATAATCCTCCTGCGGCATATTGATTAGCAGTGCTACCGGCTCCTCCGCCAGAAGCTCCATAAAAATTAGCAATGGAAGTAGTACCAAAAGAAGTAGTACCGCCGGCTCCACCAGCAGCACCAGTACTACCGGCTGTGCCACCAGCACCAATAGTAACAACATAACCACCAGAAATATTAGGTGTAAGATTAACCGTCATAGTAGATTGAGTTGCGCCACCTCCGCCACCACCAGCTTGATTGGTAGTTCCACCGCCACCGCCACCGCCACCGCCACATCCAACTAAATAAGCTGCAGTACAACCAGGAGAAGGGATAAAAGTACCATTAGCAGTCAGATAAACACGAAGAGGTTTATTACTGGAAGCAAACCAGTTTGTACCATCACTAAATAAAGTAAGAGTACCCCAATTAGCATAATAGGCTAAACTATTCATTTTAGCAGTATTACCCGAACTACCTGTTCCAGTAAAAGCAGTAGTAAGAGTTAAAGAAGTGTCATTAGTTATAGATGATACGATGTAAGAGACGCCCGATTGATTACTGAAAGTAATACTCATACCGGGAGCTAATTCTTTTGTAAATAAAGTGCTGCTACCAGTTACGGTAGTAGAGGCGGAATTAGTAACCGTACCAGTTAATGAATATCCAGAACTGGTATTGAACGATTCAGCAGCGTGTGGAGCTACGAATATAACGTTGCTGGTAGAAGCGGTTCCAGTAATATAACCACCAGTCTGATTTGTTGTTTCAATAGTTCCAGTGATATCTCGAATAATAACTTGTCTTCCAACAGTGGGAGCTGGCATTACATAAGTCGTTGGAGCGCCGGAGTGACTATGTAGAATTACTGCGTCATTTCCAACAGTTACGTCAACTACATAAGGCGAGCTAGTATTGGTATTGGTTGTAAATGATACTGGGGCTGTCAAACCAGTATATGCAACAGAAGAACTCCAAATATTACTATAACGAGTATAAATGCCTGTATTACTACTACCGTTTGTATTGAGATAAATAGAACCTGTTGGTTGAGTAGATGATGGGACACCAGAACCAGAAGAAATAGTTGGTGATGTACCAGGGGTAGATCCGATACCAAGACCAGAGCTATTAACGAAAGCTTGTGTAGTGCCGCTGACTTGGAATTGAATATTCCCTGCGGTACCGCCAGCACCAGGAGTTCCTGTATTTATGGTAACATTGCCAGAAGTTCCAGTTGTGGTAGAGGCTCCTGAAGTAAGGATCAAAGAACCACCGTTGTCACCAACGCTACCGGCAGATTGAGCGGTGATGCTTAAATTAGCACCGGAGCCAGTTGAAGCAGCCTGGTTAATAGTAGCTGTAGCCGTAGCTGGAAACTGTAAAGTTCCAGAGGGCAAAAGTGTAAGTCCAGTGGTAGCGCCCAATTGAAAAATAATGTTACCAGCGGAACCTGATAAAGAACTTCCGGAAGCTAGAATTAAATTACCACCTGTACTGGAACCACCGGTTCCCTGCGCCTGGATAGTTAAAGTTTGACCTTGATTAGCCGAAGAAGCTTGGGTCAAAGTAGGAGAAGTGACTGAACTAACCCATTGCAAAGAGTTAGGGGTAATAATTACTGGAGAAGTACCGCTAATAGAAGAAACATAGCCGTCGATAGTGGATCCAGTGATGTCGCCACTTAGAGAGACTAGGTTGATATTATTGACAGTTACTGCGGTGCCTTGTGACATGTATTATTCCTAATTAGATACCAAAAGTTTAGTATATTGAAAGCTGTTTTAGAGATTAAGTTATTTGAACACCAAAAACATGGAAAGTTACGTTTGTTGTATCAGATTGAACTTTAATAATATCTCCAGTAGCAAGTGTAATGCCCAAAGTAGCTAGAAAAGTATTTGGTCCAGATAATTCAATTCCACCGGCTACCGAACCACCATATAAATATAAATCAGTATTTGCACCTGCAACACTTCTAACTGTTACGCTAAAAGCAATTGTGCTATTATTTTGGTTGCATACTGCCAAAGTAGAAACCGTTGTAGAAGTAGCAGCTGGAACTGTATATAAAGTTTGTAAAGTCCCAGTTGTGGTGATATTTAGTTGTCCTAAAACTTGAAAAGTATCTGTCATTGTATTTTCCTATGCTCCCATTAAGAGGAAAGTGCGAGCAATACTTGGTGTTGTCGCAGTTGCAGTTTGCGGTTCCCATTTTCCAGCAGACAAGACATATGTTAATACTTGTCCGTTTGTTGGTGTTGTTGAACTAATTGGTATTGTTTGTATGGCTATAACCGTTGGATTTGGGTAAGTTCCACCAAGATCTCCACCAGCTGCTCCTGTTGGTCCAGTGCTACCGGGAGCGATTTCGGCAGTCCAAGAAGATGTTGCATTAACCCAAGTTAATACATAACCGTCTTGTGATGCCCCAAGAGATTGTGTTGCAACTGTGTGTGTATTAATTTTTACAACTGTAGGAGAAGCTGCAGTACCAGCAAGATCTCCGGATAATTTAATTAATCCGAAGTCAGAAGTTAATGCTCTTGGTTCCTTATATGACAATTGTACTCCTAATATTATATGTCATCATTAGTATGAAGCTATAAGTTATAGAATATTCCATTGTGCCCCAGTATATACTACTGTAATACTAGCATAATTTATATCCATAACGAAACTTGTAGCGCCATCGATGTTGCCGGACGCTGGACTAACCGTTATACTATTTGTACTTGCTTGTCCAGTTATATCCTTAATAACAAGAGTATCTCCAGTTGTTGGTGAAGATGGTAATGTAATTGCAATTGTATTACTTGTCGGATCTGCCGCAATTATATCATCAGTTACTAATGCGGTATAAGTTGATGCTGTTACTGATGTAACATTTCTTCGAATACCCTTAATTGTTATTAATTTGCTTGAAGTAATACTGGCAATAGTAGTTCCGTTTGATTGTAGATTTCCAGTTCCACCAGTAAAATTCAATGTTGCTGCAGATATATCAATTGGTGAGCTTCCGCTGATGCTGTTTACTGTGGTTCCACCGGTTGCATTTACTGTAACATCACCCGTTAATGTAGTCCAAGTTGTAGCCGGTGTTCCATTACTCATTAAAACTTGACCAGATGTACCAGGTGCGATATTTGATGTTGGAAGATTTCCCGTTATATATCCTGATCCACCTGCAAGATTAATTGCTCCATAAGTAAGGCTTGAGCTGCCATTTACTTGCAATACATTTCCAGTTGTTAAGCTACCACCAGCAGGAACAGAACTTCCATTAATTTTTACAACTGTTGTTGTTGCTGATGCTGTTGTTCCACCAGATGATGTAACATCACCAATTAATGTTAAACTCTGATTTGCTTGATTAGAAGTTGGAAGAACTCCTGATACATATGTAGAGCTAGCTAGATTTACCGTTCCCCATACAAGATTGCCTCCAACTTCTTTGAGAACGCCTGGTGTTGGTGAAGGTAATGTATAACCATCGAGTGATGCAACGGTTGCGCTTGCGGTTGTTCCACTAATGTCTCCGCCCATTGTTTGTGATGCTTGATTTGATGATGGAAGTACACCAGTAACATAATTACTCCCGCCAGCAAGATTGATTGGTGCATAAGTTAAAGACGAGCTTCCATTAACTTGTAAGACATTACCAGTAGTTAATGATCCGCCTGCTGGTACACTTGATCCGTTTATTTTAGCAACAGTTGGATTTGGGTATGTGCCACTTAAATCACCACCTGCAGTACCACCAGTAGTAGAGTTTGCTATAATAGAACCAGTACCAGTTGCTTGTAATGTTACACCGCTTGGAACATAAATTGTTCCGGCTCCACCAGTTCCGATTTCAAAATATGTTATTCCACCGTTTTGTAGATTTATTCCACCACCGCCATTAATTGTCAATACATCCGATCCACCTGATTGTATTGTCATTGCCTGTAAATAGTAACCATCCATAACAGTTACATCACCATCGAATGACGCGTTTGATTGGAATGTTGATGTACCAACGATTGTTTCTGCACCATTTACAGTTAAATTTCCACCAACTGTAAAGTTTCCTTGAGCACTTACAACTGTAACTTGACCACTTGAATTTATTGTTGCGTCTTGTGATACTGTTGCCCACACAGGAGTTGGCGTAGAGTTATTGATAAGGATTTGAGCAGAGGTTCCCGCTTGTAGTTTACTAACCTCGATAGCTGCACTTCCACTAATATCAGCATCAACTATTGTGCTTGATGTAAAATTACCACTACTATCGCTATGAACTACTCCGGTTGATAACCCAGTATCTTGTAAACTTGTTACTGTTGTTGATCCAAAACTTCCAGTACCAGTTGTAACAACGTTTTGTGATCCAAAATTAGGACTTATTTTTGTTCCGGCGATAGCTGCTGTAGCACTAACTTGCGCATCAACAATTTGTTGATATGTAACAGTATTACTTGCAGTAACAACTGGAACTGTGTTTGTGCTTGGTGAAGCAGGATATGAAACACCATCAACTTTAATAACTGTTGCGCTTGCGGTTGTTCCACTAATGTCTCCGCCCATTGTTTGAGCAGCTTGATTAGCTGTTGGTAATATACCGCTAACATAAGTGGAACTTGCAAGATTTACTGTACCCCATACTAGATTACCACCGACTTCTTCTAATACTCCAGCGGTTGGTGATGGTAATGAATAACCATCCAAAGAACCAATAGTTGGATTAGGGTAAGTACCTGATAAATCTCCACCGGCAGCTCCGCTAGGTGTACCGGAACTAGAAACTATGCTCCATACTCCGGCTTCTCTTACATAAATAGTAGAAGAGGAAGTTCCATCGGTTCGTAAGAAAATACTTCCATTTGGTTGTGTAGTTGTTGGAACACCAGTACCACGAGTTATTGTTGGATCACTTCCAGGAGTAGTACCAATACCAAGTCCGCCTGCACTTGTTGCATCAGCGGACATAACGAATGCTTCTACATTGCCACCGGCTTCTAAATAAATATAACCATCATATCCACCAGTAGATTTAGCACCAGATGATAGAATTAAATCACCTCCGTTGTAGCCACTTCCACCAGCATTTTGTGCGTTTATAGTTAATGATGTTCCATTGTTTATTGCATCAGCTTGATTAATTAATGGTGTACTTGCACCTTGTGCCCATTGTAATTGATTAGCCGTTAATGTTAAATATGTCACCGCAGCATCTTGTAATGCTATGCCGGTATGTCCATTTATTGTCAATAGTCCAGCGCTTGTTGACCACGTACTCGCTGCTGCGCCAGTAATAGTTAATCCACCGGCAGTAGTGATAATGCTCGAAGCAGCATTTCCAGCAATAGAAACGGCGCCATTAGATTGAGTGAGACTACTATTAAGTGTAGTAGCTTGATCAACAGTTAATGATCCATTTACTTCGGTATTTACTCCAGGCTGTGCAATATTAATTTTTATAGCGTTTGTTTCACCAAGGTTTAGATATTGAGCTGAATCTATATAAAGAGTACCGGAGCTTGTTGACCAAGTTGTCGTAGCAGCAGAAGTTAATGTTAAAGCTCCAGAACTTGTTGACCAAGTTGATGCAGCGCCAGCGGTTATTGTTAGAGCATTACTTGATGTAGTAACTATTGATGAAGAACTATTACCATCTAATGAAAAAGAGCCACCAGATTGATTTAATGTACCGAATACTGTTGCAGTACCAGATGTAATTTGAACAATAGTTGTACCATTAGATTGTAAATAACCAGTACCACTTGGCCAGGTTAAAGCATTTGGGGTTAGAGCAATTGAAGTAGAAGTTACAACCAATTGATCTGTACTACCACCAAGAGAAGGTGAGGATCCGGCAGAAGTGGCAGTTTGTAATCTTACTGCGCCAAGTCCTCCAATACCCCAACCACCACATATTGTAACATCAGCGCCATAATGACCAGAGAAAGTAGTATCTCGCCCTCTAATATTGAGAGTACCACCACTAGCAGTTGAAGTAGTCGCTTGTGTTAAAGTTACCGAACTAAGGGAGGAAGCCCACTCCAAAACACTCGTATTGATATCAATAACGTTTCCTGTTCCACCAACTCCGCTTAAAGAAGAAACGTACGGATCTGGATATGTACCATTTAAATCTCCACCAGCATTAACACCTAAAACTAATGAAGTAGAAAGCACACCGCTAGTACTAACAGTTACGAAAGCTTGTGAACCACCGCCAGCCAATGAAGCCATTGTTACTTCTGTAGGCGATACAGTTAGTTGAGAAGTGCCTCCAGTTTCTAATACAACATTACCTGAACTACCGCCAGTTCCACCTGTTCCAACTGAACCTGAGGATAATATAAGATTACCACCAGAATTATTTGTTCCAGTAGAAACATTTTGACCAGCTTGTGCTTGTATTGTTAATGTTTGTCCAGCATTACTGCCAGTACCAGAAACAACGGTTTGGTTTATTGTTGGAGAAGATTCACCGCTAGCGAATGATAATGCTGTGATATTTAATGCTACAGTTCCGCCACTTCCGCCACTTCCACTTATTGAAGAAACCCACTGATGAGTGCTGCTAGATCCATTGAGATCATTGCTCCAAGTGACACTTCCGCCCCCACCACCAGTTGTATTTGTTATGTATGTATACCAATCAGTGCCATCGCTTGTTAAAAATATACCTTCGTTTTGTGATGATAAAGTTAATGTACTAGCAACACCGTCTATTTTTTCACCGCCATGTGGTGATAATGTTAAATTGTTTGTATTGAATGTTTGTTTTTTGTCCTTAAGGACTATGAATCTTCCATTGGTTGGTGCTGGTAAGGTAAGTGTAAAAGCTCCGCCAGAAGTATCGGCATAAATTATATTGTCATTTGTTGACGTATCTATGGTTCCGGTACTTGAAAAAGTTTTTGTAGTGAATACTATAGAACCTAATAGGCTATTTACACTTGTACTACTGCCGAGTGTAGATTGAGCAGCTGTTAAAGTTCCAGTTGTACTTATGTTTTGGCTACCAAAATTTGGGCTTATTTTTGTACCAGCAATGGCTGCCGTAGAACTAATGTTACTATCTGTTATATAGCCACTATAAAACTCAGTGCCATCCCAAAGAATGAGTTCATTAGCTAATGTTGGTTTTCCGGTAAAAGCCATTTTATATCCTTATTAAATATGTTAGATTATTATACGCTATACCAATTAGTTCCATCAAACATAAAACTTACACTAGCATAATTAACTTCAATTACATAAGAAGCTGCTCCATCGATTAAAGCGCCTCCCGAAGATTGTACTGTAATATTGTAATTAACATTAGCAGAGTTACCAGATTTGTCTTTTATTGTATGTACTGTTCCAACGATTGGGTTATTAATTAAGTTCACTGTTATTGGACTTCCAGAAGAGGTCACCAATATAACAGAATCATTTTGAGTTGTTGTATATCCAGTTGTATTTATATTAACTATGTTACGAATATCAGCAAATAAATTAACATAAGGATTACCATTTTCTGATATCAATAAGCTATTAGAGTAACCATCAAAATACATTATTGCTTGACCAGAATCAGATACAAATGATGTATCAATACTATTGATAATCATTTTACCGTCTAATGTTAGTAATCCAGTGGTTGCAGAGGTTGACAAATCTGGACCAGATGTTATACTGCCTGTCGTAAAAATGTCCTGATTAATAAAATTACTCCCTGGAGTCCATTGATACCCGTCGTACATCAATGCTTGACCTGCCGTTGGAGATATTGAATTTACTGGAATAGTTTGTATTCCAATCACAACTGGATCAGGATAATATCCGTCTAAATCACCACTAGCAATACCACCGGTTGAACCACCGATAAGATTTACATATGATCCACCGTCTTCAGAAACTTGGAATTTATTTAAAGTTGAGTCATAATAAATAATACCTTGCCCCATATCTGATATAGATGATGGTGATATATTTATACCATTTACTATGAATTTACCATCTAATTCTATCAGTCCTGTGTTTTCAGATGTCGATAAAATAGGTCCAGTAATAATTTCTAATCCTAAAAAATTTGTACTTGGATTCCATTGATATCCATCGAATATTAATGTTTGACCGGCAATTGGTACTATTGGATTAATTGGATTATTTTGTAATCCTATAACTATTTGATGATTCGTTGTTCCCATCAAATCACCGGCAAAAACTACTGTTCCACCGCCACCTCCTCCGCCGCCACCCCCGCTAATAATTGATGCTATAATTGCATCCAAAGCATCTAATCTGGCTCGAACAGTTGTGTATATACCCTGAGGCTTAACTCCTAATGTCGCTTCAATAGCAAGAATGGCATCACGTAAAATGTTAACATTTTCTGCCTTAACTGGCGTAGTGTTGTCAAAAACTGTTGGAAGCGTACTGGTATTGTCCAGGGCTGCAGGATAAAGAATTGATGATGGCATTCAAGTATATGCCGATTTTTTAGTATCAAAACTATACTAATAATAAATTATACCGATATAGGCAAGTAATGGATTCAAAGAAACTACAATCTATTTATAACTTGGCAGTATTGTTTGAAAAACAAGCTCAGGCTATTTCATCAGCTCAAAGCGGAGACATTGAAACTTATTTAGAGAATGCAAGATTGTGGCAACTATCATCGGTGGTGGCACCAATGTTAAATCAAGCCGGAGTACCAGATGATGCTTCTGTTACAATATTTATATTGATTAATAAAGGTCCAACTGTTACATTTAATTCAGTTTTAGTTCCAAACAATCCTAAAGTATCAGGAAGATTAAATATCTTATTAAAGCAAAAGCTATCAGTACCAATGGCTAATGCATTAAAAATGGCAAAAGCTAATATAACAAGTCCGGTGACTGTAAAATGGCTTAATTTTTAATCATAGTTTTATTTAATGTGATATAGATATCTTGAAAGGTATCTATGGTTAATAATTTTGATATTGCAATTATAGGATCTGGTGTTTCTGGAACTTTTGCTGCATTAAAAATAGCAAAAGAACATAAGGGAATGAAAGTTATTCTTTTTGATACTGGAAGTGCGCCAGGTAAAAGGCGTTCCCAAATGGAAGGATTTTTAGGTACGTTACCAACTGGTGATGGAAAATTATACCTATCTGATCTTGATAAGATCTCGAAATTAATAGGAACTCGTAAATCTAATACTGCATTAAAATGGTTTAATAATTATGTTAAAAACATATTTGATTTAAGCGTTATTAAAGATACAGGTCCAAAAACAAATCTAGATAAAAAAATTAAAAAAAGTGGTTTTGAAGTTATTAAAAATGATTATATACAATTATACCCAAAAGAAATTCATACGCTGTCTAAAAAAATAGTTAATGATATAGAAAAAAATACCATATTATATTTTGATGAAGAAATAAAAAGTGTTGTCAAAAATAAAAATAATTTTACGATATCATCACAGTCTAAACAAATTACTTGTAAAAAAGTTATAATTTGTACTGGGAGAAGTGGTTGGAGATGGACCAACAATTTATATAATTCATTCGGTATTGTAACTGATAATAATATTGCTAAATTTGGGATTAGAGTAGAAATTCTATCAAATATAATGAAAGATTTTAATAAATCAAATTGTTCAATTATTTCTAAAGATTTAGAAATAGGTCCTCTTTCTTGGAATGGAACTGTAATTCCAGAAGATCATACTGATATGGCAATTTCTTCGTTCAGGAGTAACGAAGCTAGATGGAATAAACCACCACATAAAGTATCTTTTAATTTAATTGGTAACAGAGTTTTTTTAAATAAAGGTTTTGAACAAGTAAATAGGATTGGTCAATTAACATTTATTTTAGCAGATGATAGAGTTATGAAAGAAAAAATATCACATATAATAAAACATAAAAGCATTATATCTGTTATGGAAGAATACAGTTGGCTTCCTGACGCAATTGAAAAAGTAGGAGTATTTATGCCAGAAATAATTAATAAAGGTTATTTTTATGTTCCAACAATATTACCTATGACATCAAAAATAAATGTTAAAAATAATATGGAAACCGATGTATCTAATATGTTTTGTGCAGGAGAGGCATCAGGAAATACAGGATTGTTAAGTGCAATATTAACTGGATTAACTGCAGCAGATGCGACAACTAAATAGGAAAATATATGCAAAAATATTCTAATGATTATAGTTTAGTAACGACTGAAAATGAGCATTATTCCGAAGGAACAAAAACTAAACATACATTTAGTAAGTTTGATTATGATCTATTTGATGAAGAAAAAAATACAGTTGAAAAAATTATTAGAGTGAAAAAAATAACAACAAATAAAAATGAGAAATGGAATATTATTGAAAATAAAAAAATTATTTTCGTTGTTGATGGAGCAAAGATATCAAAAAAAGAACGAGAGTTTCTTCGCACTTCTGACGGATTTAATTTTTTGATAGCGCGCGGAAAAATAGGCATTAAATCATTATTGAGTTTAAAAAAAGAATTAAAAAAAATATTAACATAATTTTTTATTTATATCCATATTGTTCATTATTATTTTAATATTTATACTATTAGTACCATTGGAGATAAATATGAAATATGAACTATATGTTACAGATTGTGAAACTAGCGGACTTACATTAGAACATGATGTTATTGAGGTATCATTTTACCGTCTATCCACCGGTGACCAAAAAACTTGGTGTATAAAACCTATTCGTACTGATAATATTCAACCAGATGCCTTACGAGTAAATGGTCATAATTTAGATGATTTATTGCACAATACAAAAGAAGGCAGAGAAACATACATATCAACAGAAAAAGCTGCCGCTGAAATTGAAAATTGGCTGATGAATGATTTTCATACATCGGAAGAGCGTTTACTTGTTGGACACAATATTTGTGGGTTTGATAAAGATATGTTAATTGCGATGTGGAATAAAATTAACGCAAGTGAAACGTTTCCGTTTTCAAAACGATATGCATTAGATACAATGCAAATTCAGGTTTTTATGGATGTTATAGGAATAACAGAACAAAGCGAATATTATAATTTGAATGGATTAGTCCAAAAATATGGTATCAAAAAAGAGAAAGCGCATCGAGCCTCGTCAGATGTACGCATGACCAAAGATTTATTTTTAAAGCAAGCTAATTTTATTAGAAATTTAGCAAAAAAATAATGTTAAAAATATTATATGCTGCCGGAAATCGTTTAGGATCATATTACCAATTAAAGCGATTCTTACAATCTATCCAACACAAAAAATATAATATAAAAATTGCAACATACAAAAAATCATTAGTAGACTTAAACGTTGATTTTATGTTAGATAGTTTATTAAATATAACGAACCCACAAGAAATATCATTCAATGGTAATTATATTTATTATTATAATGAAATTAAAAGATTTGCACCAGATTTAATAATAAGTGATTTTGATATATATACATCTAATATAGCATTAGAGTTGAATATAAAATTATGGCAATTTAGTCCGATTAATCTATATTATGGAATAGATAATAATGTAAAATATAATACGGGTATACATAAAAATTATTTTTATTTATTTGACTCCAGTCCGAGGAAAAATGGATATATATTGAATATATTAAATAATTCAAATAGAAGATTTATACTATCGCATATATGTGATACACCTCATAATAATATAATATCATCTGATTATGAATGGATAAGACCTAATTTTATTTTAGGTAATGGTGTTGACAATGTTGATTATTTTTTAGCTATAGCACAATCAAATAAAAATATTATTAATGAATTGAAAGATAAAGATTCAATCTTATTTTCTCCTTCACATACTGAAAAGTTTGGTACAATAAAAACAGTTAATATTTTAGCAGAAAATATTTATAAAAAATATATTGAAAATTGTAAGTATTTTATTTCTGATGGTACTGCTGTGTTTGCAGCAGACGCGTTTTATAATCAAAAATATAATGTATCCATTCCAAGGTATGATGATATAGAGACTGTTATTGTATCAATGATTAATCAATATTTTAAATTAGGATGTGCATCGTTTAACTATAATCAATCATATCAAATTAATATAGAGTTAAATGATAAGGTTAAATTTATATCAGAACACTTAGGAGAACTATGAAATATTTAGCGGTTGATTTAGGTAATGTTGTTTGTAACGTACAATTTGATAATTTTTTAAATAAACTATCAGGAACACTTAATCTTCCACTCGAAGATGTAAATTATTTTTTACATAGAACGACAAAGCTACATGATATGGGTCTAACTCAAATATCAGATGAGCTCAGAGATCATTTTAAGATCAAGTCACCTGTTATTATACAGCATTTAATAGACGAATGGAATAAGGTAATTACCGCAGACAGAACTGTTGTAGAGTTTTTGGAAAAATTGTTAGATGAAAATGTAAAAATAGCGCTGTTAAGTAATATAGGAATAGAACACGCAGCCCTAATAGGAAATATTCTAGGAGGTTTTTTATATCAATACAGTATAAAGTTTTTTAGTTGTGAAGTTGGAGCAAGAAAACCCAGTTTTCTATACTATAAAACATTTTTAGATATGAACCCAGAATTTAAAGGATGTTTATATTTAGATGATAGAATTGAAAATGTGCGTGGTGGAGAAAAATTAGGATTTAAATCAATACATTTTGAGCTTGACAAATTTAATCAAAAAGAATTAGAAAATAAATTAATAGAAATAAAATCATTGATATAGAAAAAACAGGAGATATAGATGGATAAAAGATTTATAGCACAAGGTAAAACAAAAGTAGTTAACGCATCAATTCTATCGCCGGAAAATGCCGGGCTTCGATTTATTATTAATGTTGTTGGACAAGATGGTAAATTTACTTCTCCATTAAGTTTAATTTTAGCAAAACGATGGAGCAAGGTAAAAGAAGACAACTCATACTGGTTTGCTACACAAATGAATTTCAAGCTTGGGGCACTGAATGAAACAGCAACAGCTAGTGATACATGGGTTATATCTATGTTGGTACAGGATAAAAATGGAAAAGTAGATTCAAAAGCATTGCAAACAGCAGTAAAAAAACTTGGCGAGAAAGCCAGATATGAAAAAGCTAGCGTTCACGTATCAACACTACTAACATCTACTATTCCAGAATTAGAAGGTCTGTTGGTAACGAATCTTATTGAGCAAGGCACGAGCGTGTATTTTTATAATGAACCCACGAATAGCCAATAATTTCATATATAATAAATGGGACTACATTGTTCACCCGGTGATAAAGTAGTATGTAAGATAAAAGAAAATAAAATCGTAAATATTTACGATGAAGCCGGGTGCGAGAAAAAAGTATTTGAGATTATATCACTATATAACAGTGGATATATGATATATCTCCCAAATAATTATTTTCTTGATGGTAGTATATATTTGTCTTCGGACAATTTAAGAAGATATAAAATAGATAAAAGGTTTATAGACAGTTATACTTATTATATAACTGAACATAATATAGCCTTAATACATAGCAGACTTGATGGCATGCGATGTTGCGAATGTAACGAGTTTTTTCCAATGGCATGTGCCAATTTTGAGGAAACCAAGCTACTATGTTGGCGTTGCCGACACTATCCATTATATAGATAATTATATAATTTTATGGCGTTAGGGTTTGTCCGTAAAGTCTGCCAGTACCACCGTAATATATACTGTATAGATTTGTTGTACCAACGGTAGTTCCCCAATTATTTCCATTTGCTTGTAATGTAATTGTGTTAGTGTTTAATGTTACTGATGTAGCGTCGATAGTCCAACTTCCTCCGCTAATTGCCGGGAATACTATAGTAACATTTCCTGACAATGATCCTGTAAATATGATTGTTGGGAATTGATATTCAGCAGCAGTTAATGTAACAGTTCCGGTTGTGAGAGATACTGATGTGTAACCATCTTGAAAACCCGCTCCTCCGACAGTGAAAAGCACTGTTGGTGATGTAGAAGATTGTGATCCGTTATATATAACAGATCCGCTGTCTCCTTCTGCTAATCCACCGAATCCTCCTTGAGAAATTGGTAAATCCAAATTGGATACAATTAACTGTCGTGCAGGATATAACACTCCGGGACTTACCGATCTATCATATGCATTAGCAAATGCAACGCCATCCATATTAAGAGTTGGAGTCCCAAGAAACCATTGATCCGCTGTAGCATTAAGATAAGTTAATTTACCGATGGCATCAGAAAATCCCAATGTATATTGGCCATATAAACCAAATTGGTAATTAGTACCCTGATCAACATCTAGAATTAAATCACCAGAAATAAATGTGACATTATCTTGAACCGATACATTAGAATTATCTAAATAAGCAGATCCAATTTGACATATAGCATTAAATCCTGTATTACCATGAATAATGGCATCTCCATCAACGAAGGAATTAATGAAAGTATTAGCGTTTGATACCGCGGCATTTGATCCACCACCGACCATTGATCCATTTGACGTTATATATACTCCTCCATTAGCCCAGGAGTTTATTAAATTGCCTCCAATACCTACTGTGGTGACTATATCAAAAATCATAAAAATATCTGTTCTTGATTCGAAACAAGATGATGAATATGGCATTGACACCTGTGTTGTTCCAACTGATACAGGATCCATAAACCATACATGTGCGAAAACTATATTACCTACACCAATACCTGGAACAAATCCACTAACATAGATTTTAGTTGGTTGATAAATGGAAAAACTATCACCGTTAGCAAATGTATCAACTTGATTTGGTGCCGTATTAAAAGTTGGAGTATTGGAAACAAATGGATTAGTTAAAACAGCCGCACCACTTGATATACTATCAATCCAACAAAGTGCACCACTTCTCGTATTGTTAACTAACAAATAACCAGTGTAACCATCAGCTGCAGTTGTTAAATTTGCTTGTAATAAACCAGATGGATAAGCTCCTGTAGCTGATTTATTTTTTGATACAACACTAGATAGGTTTCCGTCCATTTGATGTTGTAATGTACCAAGAACAGTCAAGCTGCCATTAGTACCAAATCTTGGATTAAGGTATACAGGATCAGCAAAAGATAACTGATCAGACAAAAATGTAACAGTAACTGGTGTATTAAATATTGGTGATGAGGTTCCCCATCTATTAATTAATTCAGACCATGTTCGAATAGGAGTTAATGTTGTTTTGCCGTCATTTGAATCATTTCCTGCCTGAGGATCAATATACCAGTTAGTGACTGATAGTGCATCAGTTGTAGAATAACCATAGCCATATCCATCATTTCCAGCCGAAGTAATTGTTCCTCCGGATGGAATAAATGCTGTCCCACCAAAACCTCCGCTAGATAATGATGTGTCTAATTGTACTGGAGTTATTGATATTCCAGATCGTAGTATACCATTACGACTTGGATCAAATGAATAAGCGTTTAATTTATTATTTATTGTTAAAGAGCCTGCATTTTTAAAATGCCCCTGTGCTTTATTTACATCCGTATTATCATATATATATGATGAGTTTACGTTGATATTGCCAGGTCCCCAAACAATACTATATCCATCAATTTCTTCACCCGTCAAATTTGTATTTGATATTGAAAAAGACTGTATTTCTGTATTTGAGTTTGCGGTAAAAGTTGCTCCTTGTTCAATATAATAATTACCAACATTAATAAATCCTGAATTAATATTTGAATTAAATGGAAAGATAATATCATTATCAATATAACATCCAAGATTAGATGTAAATGTTGTACCATATAATAGACCATGTACACCGCCTACTACCACACTAAGTGAATCGATAACACTACCACTGGTAAAACAATTAAAAATTGGAAGAGTATTACCATCATTATAACCTTGTTTTATTAATGAATACTTGTCTAATCTACATTCTAATAGAGCTACATAATCTCCGATAATAACATCATCATTGCCAGCGCCATTGGGATCAAATATAACTATATTTTGAATAATTATTCTACCAGTATTGAAACTTTGTTGAGTTGCAATTTGAGCTGCAATTTGTACAACATTAACGTGTATGGGCTCATAAGCAAAATAAACATTCCCATCAATAGACGTATCTATTGATAGAGGCAAACTATATCCTGGCAAGTAATCTGCATCTGTATTAAATGATGCAACTGATGATGTTAATGGTTGAGATAAAACCGCAACATTTGAGCTTGGATTTTTATATACCCATGAATATCCGTCATTGGTCGTATCATATATAAACCATCCAGGAATTGGTGTATTAGTTAATGTTGTTGTGAGTAATGTTCCGGTATCACGGTTTTTTGCAATTAATCCAGAAAAGGCACCAGTTGAAACTTGATTTGATGAATTTAATACTCCTGTTATTATAACGTTAATTCCATTACCACCTAAATATGGTGTAAATATAACAGGGTCACTATTATCTACATGATTAGATAAAAACGTAAATGTTGTATTTTGTGTGAGTAGCGGTGAGTAAGTCCCAAGTCGTAAAATAACTTGTGCCCAAGTTTTTACTGGTGTGCTTATCGTATATCCATCGTTGGCATCGTCGCCACCAAATGTGCCCTGAGGATCAATGTACCATGTTGTTTGAAACCACGAGGGATTTGCTTGAACCTCAAAAGCGAATGTCCTTGTTGGTTCCCAGTCAATATTGGTTGAGTTCCAAGTTAATACATAACCGTTTTGAGGAGTGATTGAGGCTACAGATCTACCTTGTAATTTTGCTACTGTTGGATTAGGATAAGATCCAGCTAAATCACCGCCAGCAACTCCACTTGGAGGAAATGACGATGAAATTGTAGCCGGAGTCCAAGTGCTACCGTTGAAACCTAGATATTGTCCTGTTTGTGGGTTGGATGCTGATAATACATATCCATCTAACTTAGCTATGGTCGCACTTGCTGTGGTTCCTGATAAATCTCCGCCAACAGTTTGAGGTACTTGATTACCAGTAGGTAATTGTCCAGTAATGGCAGAAATACCACCAGCAAGATTCACTGGTCCATAAGTTAATGCTGAGGCACCACTTACTTGAAGCACATTCCCTGGAGTTAAACTACCAGCAGCTGGTACAGTTGCAGAATGTATTTGTGCAACCGTTGGATTAGGATAAGTTCCAGACAAATCTCCGCCAGCATTACCACCACCAGCAACGGATGGTTTTGGCTCCCAATCTTGATTAGCTGCTACGTACGTAAGTACTTGCCCATCAGTAGGAGTAGTGGTTGCTACTTTGGTTCCTGCTATTTTTGCGACACTAGGATCTGGATAAGTTCCAGTAAGATCTCCTCCAGCGAGCCCAGGAGGCACTGCTCCACCACTTCCATTGATTGGAACCTCAAAAGAATAATCTACTACTATATTTGTAAGATCAGCAGGATTATAGCCTGATTCAGCACCAGTTAGGTCAGGTGCGTTTAATACAGCCCAATAGACATGTCCAGTAGGAACTGTCGTTTTAAAAGCTCGCATAACATATTGTGTCGTCATAACACAATAGCGAATTATTGCGATGAGTTAGTAGCCGAATGCTTCCAATGAAAGATTAAATTTACCTGTTTCTTTTATTAACCCTAACATTTTTTCCGACACATCTCTAATCTCTAACTGAGCATGATCAGTATTACGTAATCCTACAAAATGCATAAAAGATCTAAAATTAAACATAACATCGGCAGTTATTTGATTAGCGTATGGTAAGTAAAAACGCGCGCTTTCCTTTGCTCTCTTCTTTGGCATGCCAGATGATACTAATCTAGCTAAACACTCATGGTATTTACGAATTGATTCTTCGCAGTGTTCAATCAATAATGCTTGCTCCTCAGGCATCCAATCTCTTGGTATATAAAACTTATCATCTTTTAATTCTTTATATCGCGCGCTTTCACCATTGAAACTAACACCTATTCTATGTTTTATGATTTGTATATGTGTGGCAATTTCTGTTGTAACTAAAAAATGCAATGATGATTTTTCAAACGGAGTTCCATGACCCTCTTCTCCAAGCATTTTTAGTAGTTTGCCAATTCTACCACGCTTCTCATCCGTTAAATCTCTTGATGTCGAAGTCCAAGCACTTAACGCATGAGTTTCATCACCACCATATGTTCCAATCAGTTCTACTTTGTTTTCGTGCATTATTGTTTCTCCGAAGTTATTATCAGTTCGTTTTTCTTTTTCCAATTATTTTTTTTACCATTTATACAGTAATTAGCTGCGAGATCTATAATGTTTTTATCTTTATATAGTTTTCTAATTTCTATATGATCATCATAAGATAAGATCCAGTTAGGTCTACTAGATAGTATATTAGAGAGATTTTTATGTTCATCAAAACTCATACCTTCACGATATAACATATTTCCTTTTTCAAAATATGGAGGATCACAATATAGTAAAATATCATTATGATTCATAATTTTATAATTTATAAAATCATTGTTAGAAACTTTGGTTCTTCCGACCAACAAATCATGACATTTTAATATTTTATTTTTTAGTTTATCATAATTATATCTGCAATTTACTGCCCATTTACTTCTTTGTTCTTGACCACCTATTGGTCCACTTGTCAGGATACCAGAAAATGTTGTACGATTAAAAAATATAGCTTTATAAGCACACTCAATTTCATCGACGGATGTATTTGCTCTCCACTCATTAAATAATGAAATTGTTGGTGATGATTTCATTATATCTAATAATTTATTCATATTATTTACATTTTCATCTGAAACAATTTTCCAAAAACAATATATCCAATAATCTTTATCGTTAGCAAATAAATAAATGTTTGGATATTTATTTGCAATTTCTAATAAAACAGATCCTCCGCCAACAAATACATCTGCAAATCCTTGACATTTATTACGTTGAAATATTTTATCTATTTCGGGAGTTAGAATTTTAAGTAATTTATTTTTACTTCCAGCATACCTAAACGGTGTTATAGTTGCCATAACTCATTCTCATACTTTAATAATTCATTATAATAAACTGCTTTTTTATTATTTTGTAAATGTGCTAATTTCATTGGCATAAATAAATTATTATTATGTAGCCAAGATACTTTGACGATTGCTCTTATTATACCTATTTTATTATCTAAATCAATTAGTGTAAATGCAATATAATTATTTTCTTCTGTTTTACCGGAACCATGTATACCTTTATCTTGATTTTGAAATACCCACGATTCGCCATATTTATTTGCTGATTCTACTGTCTGAGTTTTCACTCCGATTTTTATATTAGCTTTAATAGACTGCAAATCTTTTTCCCAAGATTTATTACGTACTTTATAGATTGTATAATCTGGTGATGTAATATCGGGTAGAATATTTTGTGCGTAGGCACATACAACTTCTTCACCTATTTTACCAATTTTATTATCGTTCATCCCTTTTTGTATATTTGGTTGATTTCGTGCAGCATATACTTTTATATTTGTGGATATGGACTGTTGTGCAAAATTATTAGCATTTTGTATCCATATATCTTTTATATTTATAATTTTATCCATTTATAACCTTTATGTTTACGAAATTTGGTAACAAACTTATTGTAGAGTCTTTGAATGGAATATCTTTTATTATATTATTTTTAATAAGAAATATTCTACTCCAATTTACTTCCCTATTATGTATCAGCTCATATACATCTGGTCCGTCTTTAATTATTATACCATAACAATAAATATCATCAAAAATATTATATGTTATATCTTTAGGAAAAACTATTATGTAATTTTCAAATTGAAACTCAATCATCTTATTACCACATCATGTGCATGGCTCTCTACAATACTGGCGTTCGTTATTTTTATAAACTCAGCATTTGTTTTTAATTCATTTAGTGAGCGAGCGCCAACGTATGAGCAACCACTTGATATACCTTCCAGCATTGTCTTTACAACATTTTTTATATTATCTTTTAATGGAACCATTGCCTTAACCCCTTCTATATAGTCTGATTTATGTGTTGAGCTTCCATCATATTGTTTATATTTCTTGTTGTCAATCTCAATTATTTCACCGGATGACTCTGGAACCCCAGCAAACATATTGCCTGTCATTACCATATCTGAGAAACATAAACTTTTAACTAAATCACCAACTTTTGAACAACCACCATCTGCAATTATAAACTTATCATGAAAAATCGGATGATAATTTCGTGTCTCATATACATCTATTAAAGCAGATAGTTGTGGTACTCCGACGCCTGCTTGAATCCTTGTCGTACAAATGCTACCAGCGCCAACATTAATTTTACATGCGTCAGCTCCAGCATTCCATAAATCAAACGCTCCTTGTCCAGTGGCAACATTTCCTGCAATCAAAAATACATCAGAAAAATTATTAGCAATAAATGTTGTCATATCAGTACAATTTTTTGAATGCCCATGTGCTACATCAATACAAATTATTCTAACGCCGAGATCATAAAATATTTTTATATTTTTGTAATCTTCTTCTTTTACTCCAACAGATACTCCAATATAATCAAAAACATCTTTGTATTTACCGTTTAATGTTTTCAATATATTTATCTGTTCATCTATCGAACAAAATCTATGTAGCAGACACATGCCACCGAGTTTATAAAACTCTTCCGCAACTTGCGCATTCACAATCGTTTTCATATTTGCAGGAAATACGGGAATAGCAAAATTAAGTCCTTTTGATAGATTTATTGAAAGATTTATTTCAGAACGTGTTCGTATTTCACTATATGATGGCTTAATAAGTACATCATTAAATGTTAATGTTTCTTCGAATTTCATAATTATTCCTCTATTTCATCCTATATACTACTCGTCCCTTAGATGTATCGTAAACACTAACTTCAGCCCGAACCCTATCTCCGGGTAATAATTTTATACCACTTTGTCTAATTTTTCCTGACACCGTACATATTACTGTATAATTTTCATTTATTTTCACAAAAACTTTATCTCTAATTAAATTTTCTACTGTTCCTTCAAATTCTAATACACCATCTTTATCTACCATTTATTTACAATCTCCTTTTATATGATCTTGCCATCCGACCGGATCCCAGCACACAATACAATCTAAAACATCTAGCTTTATAAGCAAATCCATTTTATTCTTATTAATATTTTCTTTGATTATATTATGAATATTTTCAAAAAAATCCACTAATGTATTTATACCTAATAGAACAGGAGAAATTTGCGCTATTACTTTATAATAAAAAAAACATCGTAAATAACCGTCATTTCCATAAAAAGAAACTAAATAGCATCTTTGGTTACATTCAAAATTTATAACTAAAACACATTTACTATTTTTTGCAATTACTTCAATAGAGTTTCCAAAAAATAGATCTGAGCTAATTTTTGTGTTTTTATTTATTTCTGTATCATTTAAAATAATATTGAATGATTTATTTTTGATTTTTAACGAATTACCAAATTCATCTACCCAGTGTGGCTCAAAAACAACCTTGTTTTGAAAATGATCAGAAAATATTGAGTATGGTTTTAATCTGCAACTCTTTATTATTTTTGGTAATTTATCTGAGTTATTTAAATAACTACCAATTAATTGTATTCGTCCATCTATTCTATTATAGAATGTTTCTAAATCTGTATTTTTAATCATTCATCATTTTCTACATGCGGTAATGTTTTTATATGCTCTAAAAAATCTACTTTTTCCATTAATTTTTGCCATAATAAATAACAATTTCGTGTATCACTTTTTGCATTATGTTTACCTGCCTGTTTTGTTACCCCAAGTAAATCACATGCCGCTTCCAATTTTAATGATGGTTTTACTAAACCTATTTTTTTTGCATGGTCTTTTGACATATTTAACGTATCTAAATATAATGAACATGGAAAATATTTATTAAACATTTCCCATTGCTGCCATAGAAACTTTCTATCAAAATTTATTATATTATGTCCAATTAAACATCTATGTGATGGCTCTAAATTATCTTCTGACAAGAACTCCTCAACATCATTTATTAATTGCTGTTTAGATATGCCTTTTTTTAAGTCATCGATAGTTTTACCAGTAATTTTTAATGCATCCATACTTGATCGTTCAGGAAAATTAGCTTTTATTTGTCTTGTTAATTGCATTCTGTCCGTTGTTCTAAGAATAGACAACTCGGTAATCTCATGAAAGTTATTCTTAAACATAAGACCATTAGTTTCTATGTCTAAACAATAGTACATTATATCTGACATCATCGCCCCATATAGTTTTTTACTAATTTCATTGTACTACTGCCTGCCATATATACAGTGGCTTTTATTAATTTCTTTAATAAAAGATTTGGTTTCATTTGTATTGGTGGTTTTTTTGTAATCAATTGTAATGCTTCTTGCTCATCATCAGCATACACTCTATATATCAATATAGTTGGAACTAAACATTCCACTTTGATATCATAATATGATTTTGCTTTTGGCGCAACAATTTTCTTTTTTGCTTCGGCTTCTTTTTTATGTTTTTCTTCCATAGCCTTGATTTCATGCGGCTCACGTCCTTCAACTATTATTCTAGACATTATTTAACCTGTGCTTCCTATTCCACCAGTTCGTGGAGCTTTTCGTTCTTCGAACAACCTGTCTATTTCTTCATTGGAAATGTCTTCAATTATGGCGCTTTGTCGTCGTACTGGAATTATTTGACCGATAGCATCACCAAATTTAATAGTTAGGTCTTTACCTAATGAGCCTAAGTCAGGTATGTATTGTCCAATAATCTGACATTCCAATGGAAATGTTTCATCAATTATCCCAATCAATGTATGAATAGATTTTTTAGCAAATGAACTACTTCTTGGATGTAATTCAAATCCCCAGCCTAGTGGACAAAAAGATCTAAATCCAAGTGGAATTTTAAAATATTGACCAGCTCGTAAAATAATATCACTTTGGTTTTTTGTTGCTACTCTAACATCGTATCCAAGTGCAAATGGTTCTGCCTTTGTTGGCAAAAACCTTTTATCGTTTTTTAAATCTTCTCGTAGTGCAAATTTAAATATTGGGTAAAATTCTTTAATTTCATTTGTTGTACTCATTTATTATTTCCTTTCTAATCTGTCCGGCATTATATGTTATATTTATATGGCTATAATCACTTCACCACCAGCTATTATTTTCATTAATAATGATTTATCAAGCCAAGTATTAAGTGTTTTTATTCGTCAACTATTTATCACTGAGGTTTTAACTGCAGCACAATTTGATGGGTATGTCGCAGCAGATGGGTATTGGGTTTCTGATCAATTATATGATGGCTATCGTATTTTAGTATTACGCGATCTTTGTGATCAAACAAATCGCGATTTGGCTGATATTGTGTTATTTGCAAAAGATGGATTAGTATCTGTTGAACAAAATAAGGTTGGACCGCCAAACATAACATTACAAATAAACCAAGTATATTTAACTGCATTAATTTATCTTCAACGTGTTCGACCTTTTCCATGTCGAAGACCCAAAAATTGGGAAAATCAATTTGTTGGTGAGCACGTTACTGATGACTTTAATCCGTATCACTTGGATCCGCCGTACATTCGTAATGTTGAACCAAGAGACAATTAATATGAATTCCAGTCACCTTTATCGCGATCATATTCTTCTTCGCTAAATAAATCATCATCGTAAAATCTATTGCGTGATTTTGTAGTTATTCTTCCTCTTAAATTATTATTGTAACCTATATTTGAGATGGTTTGCTCACACGACTCATCCCATGATGAGTTATCATTATAATCTACATCTTCATCCTCATTTTCATCCTGTCTTAAATCATAATATTGAATTATACTTGATACATATTGTAGAGTATCTTTTGCCTCTTGAATATCAATATATTCATTTTTTTGAGCACCTATTGAATTGTGATATCCACAAGTCATATTAACTGCTTCTTTGCACATGTTATTTATTTTTAATGCAAGTACATCTGTCAACATACCATCAACTATGTATCTTGGATGTTCTATGTTTTTTGATATTTCAATAAGTCTTTTAGCGGTATTGAATGAACAAAGCTCCTCTCCGCCAATACTTTTCACCAATTGATGTGAACGATTACCTCTATCAACTTGTAACAATAAATCAAAATCTAATAATTCAGGGAAATGAACGTATTCAGCACTAACGACGCCAACTTCCTCGTCTGTTGTAAATAATAATCCTAAATCATATCCAGTATTTAATGCTATCCAGCTATTTATTGCAACTCCTAGCCGATCGTCCCCTCCTACCTGAACCTCACAATCTCTATCTTGAATAATTTGTTTCATTATTCCATCAATGTTTACTTTTTTTATTGTCGGGTTAACGTCTGGTATATCTTCTCCATGGTCTCTACAAACATCAGTGTGGGCTACAAGACATGTTCTTGGATTACCTCTTATAGCAAGCATATTATGTACTTGCTGGTACTTACCTCTTCTATAAGAAGAGTAATCATCTTCTATAATTTTGAATCCGGCATTGATTAGTTTATTTTTTAAGAATTTTCGCAGATTCCATTCTCTAGATTTACAGCACTGCATTATATAATTTTCAAAAGAATAATTGTTCATTTCTTACCTCTAGCTGTAATTTAAGGCTATATGAATAATAGTCAATGCTGTAAAATATAAATTATTTTCGAACCATATTGCTTATTTTGCCTGGTAATAATACATTATTTTAATAGACTCATATCGAGTCAGTAGGAGCTATGTTATGGATTTATTTGATAAAGTTAAAAAATTTGAGCAATTAATTAACACTGATAAACAATATGATTTTTCTAAATCATTAAAATTAGCTTCCAAATTTGAGAAAAAATTTAATAAATCTGCACAAAATTCGACAGATCCTGTTAGAAAAGAATTGGTAAAACTATTGGTCGATCGTTGGACCGCCGACCCAATGAATTTTCCGATTGAGGCACGTAATTTATTAAGCTCCATAAGATATCCAGAGCATGAGCTTTCTTTTCTAGATCTAGTAAATACTACCACTCAAATATATCAAATATTGACAAAATCAAAAGATCAGAATACTTTAAATTTTGCCTCTAACAATTTATTTCCATACATAGATTCATTAAAATCTCAAATAAATAATCAATCAAATATGCCTGCGCCACCGGAAGAACCAAAAACTAAGGCTCCAGCAAAACAAATTGCCCAAAATAAGGGGTATCCATCAATACCAAAAGAAATTCAAACAAAATTAAATCAAATTTTAGTACCAGCGGGTGATATATTACCAATAAAAGAAGACGGAATCTTAGGACCTGAAACACAAAAAGCATTAAATATTTATAAAAATAAATATGATTTTAAGAATCAATCATTAGCACAGCTAATACAATCTGTAAAACAACACGAAATATCAACTTAAATTTAATTTGTCGATATATTATTGTTAGTGGCATATCAACAATTTAATAATTTATTTGACTTTTTTAATTATATAGAATTTTGCCCTCTGTGTAAAAAAAGAACAAGCCCTATAATTACACTTCATGGCTATCACTCTAATACCATAAACAACACGGATTTAATTTTTTCCCCCGCACAAAAAGAATTAAAAAAATTTTCAATTAATTTATTCAACAATAAGATTTCCGAAAATTACTGCAGCCAAGAAAGCTTGCTTAGATTAATTATTGGTAAACAGTGCAATAAATATCATTTTTTTTATACTGGGACTTGCACATTATTAAAAAATGAATTATATGTATCTAACATATTGTTAGAAAAAAGTCATTTCATTAGAAATCAGTCTACAATACATTTTGTAATAAATAATGATTTTATTAATTTAATATCATCGGTTCATATCACAGTAAATTATTCAACTAAAATTATTTCACTTCCATTAATGGATTTCGATTTTTCATCCAAAAAGAAAATAGATAAAAAATTAAAAATAATACAATTATTAGGATAATATGCCATCGAGAGAATTTAAATCATTTTCAGAATTAATTGAATACAGATCTATTTGTCAAATATGTTCTAATAAATTAGAATATGAAATATCGGCAACAATAATACCATTTAGTAATGATAATAAAAAATATAATATATTAAAAAGTATTGATTACGTTCCTTCTAATCAAAAACCAGAAGAAATATCAATAAAATTTGATCCCACAGAAACTGAAATAATCAATATAGAAAAATTAAATACAAGAATAAATATACCTAATAATAGTCTAACTGGAAATTTTGATGCATCCCTATCTTTTTTTAATTTGAAATTAAGTTGTTCAAACCCAGACCTTAAGGTGTGTGAGTATGAAGCAAGCGGCGATTTTGAATCAACAGATTCGGAAATAAAAAATAATGAAGATGGAACTTATATTTTTGGTATAGCTGGATTACAAATATATCATGAAATATATAAATTTTACTCTGTTGAAGAACAAATAGGAAAACATATTAAAATAATTAATGATTATAATATATCTAAAACTTCTTTTTTTCTTGTTGAAACAAGCATTGATGGATCAAATTCTCATAATTATTTTCAAGAAAAAAGAATTCACTTAGTTGATGATGATTACTTTAAATTTGAAAATACTAAGAAAATATTTTCTAGAATTGATTCAATTTTCTTATTGGCAGATAAATAAAAATATGAATCTAAAACAATTTATAGATGAATATAAGAATTGTCCATTATGTGATTTTCCCACGACAATAACTTCAGATCAGGGTGAAACAATTATTCATAATAACAAATTAACAATTTCCATAAAAACCCAATATTTTATGGAACCAAATATAGATACATTCGAGTTTTCTATATTAATTATAAATGGTAATATATCATTTACCAATTCTACAAACCAATTTATTTCATTATATGAGTTAGACATTCTCTTAAAAAGAGAATGCCAAAATTGTAAATCATTTAGCAGAACAATAAAACTTTTTTACGATAGATCAGTTAGCGCTTTTAAAGCTATACCATATATTGAATATTTCAAATTTTATTATAATAGTGTTTTATATGTTATTGTAAATTATAATGATAAAAACTCAGACCTTATGATTACAGATTATAATACAACATCGTTAGAAAAATACTATTCTATACCACATATTCCTTTTAATAGGTTTGATTTTTCTAATGAGGAAAAATTATTTTCTAAAATCAATTCAATCTTATTATTAAAATGAGGAAATATATAATGGATAAAATTATAGGTAGATGGGACGATACAATGTTTTTTAGATTAGCGATCGATTTAATCGAAGCAACCGATGACAAACAAAAAATTAAAATATTTATGAGGTATATAAAACAATATAATGATCTTAGTTTAAGTAACTTTTTATCTGTTGCAATTTACACTTGTCCGCATCTAGAAAAATCTTTAAACAAACTTATTATATTAATTTAATTTTACAACGATGGACATAATTTAATTAAGGAATTAAAATTCAATGATGGACAAAAAAATCTCAAAATTAATCAAAGATTTCAAAAAATCAATATGCCAAGTTATGTATGATGCGCAAGGAATCGAAGAGCAAAAGAAAACCATGGCAGTTATGATTTCAACCTTTAATTCAATCGGGCAAGATAAAGGTGTGCCAATGATTGAATATGCGATTGAAATAATACATAAGGATTTTCCTCATTTGAAAAATGATCTTAATAAATTATTATTACTAATATGAAAAAATATATAGATGAAGATATTATAGACAAAACTATTACTCTTTCACGTAAATATAGCCTTACAAATATTTTTGATTATATTGAACTAACTGGTTATTATGATTTTATTTTGCCAGCAAAATATTACATAAAAATTGTTTCTACCAGTTATTCTGATAATAGTAATGTTATGAAATATTCGGTTTTTGGAAGAACAAAAGATGATATGCCATATTTTTCAATCGCCGGCATTACATTCACAATGATTACGGAGGAGGAAGCGGATAAATTTAGAATCCTAAAATGATTTTATATCTTTTTTAGTCTTAGTTCTATGGCATCCTTTGCATAACACTTGGAGCCCCTTGCTATCACAAAACAATCTTTCAATGTATGTATCAAAATCAACAAACCGCCCCACAGCAACCTTATGATCAACTTCAATATCTTTTCGTCTGAATATCTTTCCGCAACAAGCGCATCTATATTTTCCTCTTTCGACCTTAGCGTTTTTCAACGCGCCGTTTCTTTGCTTGCTCCGCCCCCAAACTCTTCTTAAACTTTTCTTCACATATTCAACAACAGTTTTTCTCATACACAATAATATAACAATGCTTTGCAAATCTTTAAATATACCATTATGTTTTGTTTGTAATTGGGCACAAAATCACGATGTATCTAAATTATATCAATCAAAATGTTGGATTGAATGGTGGAAATATGAATTTGATTTAAAACATCAATCCGAAATTAAAAATTACATTAAATCCGTAATAAGGACCGAAGGTTTTGAATATAATTTTTATTCTCTTTATTTAAAAGAAGCAATAAAACTATATTATCCTCAATACTATGATTGGTTAGAAAAGGTAATTATACTTATATGAAAACTGCAAATTACACATTAAAAGAAATCAAACCAAATATATTTGGTTTACAATTTCAAGACCGATATGATTTATGTATGCATTTTCTACGCTATCAAGAATTCTACGAGTCTTCTTCTCCTAAATTTAGGAATAAATCTTTTACAATTCTTTCTTTTATGCGCTGGTATTCTAAAAAATACGGCGATAATTCATTTACATACCCGTCTGATTGGAACGGGTTCAATATTCCTTCATATGTTATAGAACAAGTTTTCAACAATGCCATTCCAGACCGCAATATATACGATCATGAAATGTTAAATATTTATCGTCATTGTAAAAAATCCTCCCAAAATTTTTATTTAATTGGTTATTTAAAAAATAACAAAACCACATTAAATCATGAAATTGCTCATGGGTTTTATTATCTAAATAATGATTATAAATCAATTATGAAATCTCTTGTAAAATCTATTCCAAAAGATATTCTTCTTGCAATTAATTCATGGCTAAAAATAAAGGGTTATACACCAAAAGTTTATATTGATGAAACTCAAGCATATCTTTCAACGGGAATGAGTTTTCTTAATGATGAAACGCATTTTTACCTCAATAAAAAACTAACTAATAAGTTATTATTATTGAGTAAGGAATTTGTTGAAATCTTTAACAAAGATAATAAAGGTTTGCAAGGATCTAAAGCCATCTAAACCATGTACTTCTTGCTGGATGAATAATGCCAATTCTGCATTATATAATAATCCATCTTCTGCAACTTGTTATATCTCTCGTTCCAAGGAAGAGATTGAACTCTGTTATGATAACACAAGAGTAAAGGCATATATTATTAAATGTCTGCAAGCTAAGTATAACGATAAGATAGAGTATTGTTTTCTTGCTATACAGGAGTATTTTCCAGAATATATAAGGATATATGATACTGTTATGTTATTGCAGTAATTATGTTATTGCAGTAATATTTACAGTATACGATTGAAAATATAAAAGATATTGCAAGACATGAGTTGCAGCATTTTATGCAGTCTTTCATAAAGCACATTACTGGTAAGCATGGTGGATTACCGTCTAATAAAATCCGTGATTTAGATTATGATCAAGAAAATTATAGTAATGTTGGAGTTTCTAACAAAGCGCATATTCTCGATGATCATGAATTCTATACAAATCTTACAGATTCAATTAATGATTTTAATAGATATATAAAATTTATACCAGTTTCTCTTCATAGAGATTATATGTTGTCTTGGGTTAGACACGTTTCAGTACAAAGATTTTTTGATTTAATGGAACAAAAGATTATACCAATTTTTAAAAATAATGTTAAAGCTAAATCCCTTAAGACCAAAGAGCAGAAAACTATGGAATGGAATATTATCGATCAATCTAGTCCAGCAACCGATATGCTAAATATCAAAAATATGTTCAATATATTGAAAGAGCATAATCCAGCTAAGTATCGTAAGGCTGTGGCAGAGTTTTCTAAGGCTGTGGGATTATAGGGGATTCTTATTAAAGAATAATAGAGATCCAATCGTATTATTTTGGTACCATTCTAATGCTGTTTTGGAAGTTGTTGGTATTGTTGTAGATTTTATGGAGTATAATTATGATAGATAAAGATATAGATTTAGCAGGTATACCATTGTATAGGTTCTATCCAATGAATGAGGATGAAAAGTATGCATTCATTCAGGACAATATGTTATATGAGTTGTCAGGATTTATTGCGATGAATAATGTAAAAGAATTCAAGATTGCAATGATTGAATACCTATTAGACCATAGTGATTTATATGGGGAAGCAGCAGAGGAGCTGTTAGAGACCAATTTTGTTGAGTATAAGGTTGATATAGAAGGATTGTTGGTATTAGGGTAGGATTGTTGTTTTTGCTGTTATAAGTAATAGCTACCGTTTTTGGTACCGTTTCGTTGTTTAACCAAGCCCACATTTCCTCACACCACCACACCTCGCGCGACACCGCCCCACTTCCACTCCGATCCTCCCACCGTATCCCACCTTTCCCTCTATTTCATTCTACTTCTTTACAATTATTACATCATTCTACATTACATCATCTTTCCTTTCTTTTCACTACATATCATACATTGTCTTCCAACCCGCTACTCCGGCTATACGCCCTGCGTTCTCCCCGTCTCCCCTACATTATACCACCTGAACATCCTACATCATCCCACCTTTCCCCTGATACCGTTAGCCCCCAATTCATCCTACCGTTGCCCACCTTTCCCGACAACCCCCAAGAACCGTGCCAACCGTCCTACTGTAATTCCTCCCCACCGTCGCTTACCTTTCCCCCTACCGCCCTACATCCTGTTCAGGTAATCCAATGGTGTTGAGACGGCGACATCTCCTACATCACCCTACTTGGCACGATCAATGATCATGCCAGCTATAACGTTTCACGTGAAACGTCTCCCATCGGCATTGCCTACATCATCCACTGGTATCCTACCTTCCATTACATACAACACGTATTCCTTACTTCACTGCTCGCCTGATACGTCCTACATTGTTAGCTGATGTGGCGGGCAGCAAGTAGTATAAGCAGTGTATCAGGTGTGATAAACGATCACATGAACTGTATTGCAAGAACCGCGCCAACGGGCTTGGCATGATTCTTTCTAATGCAAAACTCATACCACCTACATTACCCCACACCGGGCACAAAGCTCCCACATCCTGACGGAGCTCCCTACCGGCTACTACATCCCTGCTGCCTGGCGGTCGTCTCCCGTGGTCGAGCGGCGCCGCACCCTTCGCAGTGGTCGAGCGCTGGCGCTAGGCGCCCTGCTAAGCCCCGTTGCTTTCCGTTCTCTTGTCCGAGGTACCCCGGCACTCTAAACGTTGCCCTAGCGGCTTTTAGCCCGCCATATATGACACTACGCAATTAGTTGCGAACCCCGCAATTCGCCGTTAGTACCTAACCCGTTGATATCATTCGAGACACACATTGCAGTATGAAAAAACCTGCGTAGTCTGCAAGCCATGCCATCGGCACCCCTACCGTTCCCTAATGATATCAGGCACTTAGCCGATCCCTAACCTTGGCATCGGTCATGCAATACACCTAATCGTCGAGAGTGAAACGGTAAGAGGCAAAAAAAAAGCCTCGCGAGGGTCTAAAGGTTTTTTGACCCCTGCCGTTCTCTCTTGATAGCAGGCGCGAAAGACAGCGCGCCGAACAGAAAAACGTAGGGCACTGTCCCCTACACCGGCGTTAGAAGCTTGCCGTCGCTTTCAATGCAGCGCTACCCGGTAAGCAGAGCATGCAACGGAATACCCGTTACTAGCAGGGCGATAGGTGGAAAGCACCTAGAAAGCTTCATCCCGCTACACTGCCGACCAAGGATCCTTGGATCCTTCCCTTGTAAGGGATAGTCGGTGTAGGTAAGATAGGTGAGGCAAAGTCGCTAGAACGGAAGTGTACCTAGCAGCCAGTCTCTACTCTAACGATACGACATATCGCACCTAGAAGGTTAATTCTACGGTTCAGCGATTGTCTTACATGACCCCCACCTATGTCATAGTGGTGTCGTTGTATTCCCAAGGGAAGCAACTAGACTACATTGTGGCTCTGACGGTGGAAAGTGGGATTGTAGGATAAAGCGCGACAAGATAGGGAAGTAAGAAACGCTAGATGCGAGTGCAAAGAAAACAGATAGTATTACAACCTATACAATACCATACGGCTATCACAAGTAGCCTATACCGGCTAGACGCTAATAACGTCGGCAAGCTCGAAACCGTCCCTAACAAGTTTAGGGCGGTATGTGCGTTAAGCGCACACTGACGAGAGTAGGGTATATGATGGCAAAAAAGAAACGTTCCCCCTTCAAACGAGCACACGTAGCACATTGGAAGGGAAGTGTTCGCCCGGGTAAGAAACAACGGCATACGTTTACAAGTAGCCGATGGCTGCACAAGGTAGGACAATGAAGTGCCTCATACTACAATCGAACAATTGCCTTTGCGAGCGCTGCAAGGGGCTTACAAGTAAGCAGATTCGGGACACACGCTATAACATGACTCACAAGGTGGGCATGAGTAGCAAGTGTGCGCGTAGGCTTAGCGGCAAGCGAGCCAAGGCAATCAACGGCAAGGATATTGCTAAGCGACTAGATTATAGTAGCGCTTGGTAGGCTTGAATGTCTGCTAATGTGAGCAAGCGTAGTTAGCTTGCTTGCATTGTCGGGCAATAAGCTCAAAACTGTCAACACATAGGAGATACAATCACATGACCACCGAAACCGCAATTGTCGCCACTGCCGCTACCGTCGCACAAGAGACCACGAAGGCACCGAAGGTGCTGAACGGTGAGAATATCGCCACCCTTCTCGCATGCCTGCGTACCATGCACGGCATTGTGTGGGATGCCGGGAAAGGCGAGAACGTTAACCCGTCGTTCGAACATCTTTCAACGGATGAGATCGGCACCGTATGTGTGCGGGCAATCAACGCTCTGGCAACGGTTCAGCGTCGAGCCAAGACGGAAGCGGACCGAAAGGTGCGAGAGGCGCTTGACAAGGCGCTCGAAACCTACACGAGCGCACTTCGTAAGGAAAAGGAGGAGTACGACGGTCTTTCTGCGAGCTTGAAGGCTCGCATGGGCGCGTTCGATTCGAGCATCAAAGTTGCAGTGAACGATCTGCAAGGCATCTTGGAAACGTCGAACCCCACGATCATGGTCAAGAAACTACATGATATGGGGTTTAAGATCGACGGTCGGTCAATCGCGAAACAGAAGAGCGTGTCGCACATTACCATCCCCGTCACGCTCTAAGCACACAAGTAGGAACGGCTCTGCTAATATCCCACACTGTCATAGGTATGGGATATTGTTGGAGTTTTTCATACAGGAGGATACAATGTCATACGAAGGCTGGCTGGCATTCCGACAAGGTGAGAACCCCCGCCCCATCGTACTTACATGTACGGAATGCGGTGGCAAGGCGGAGGGGAATCGTTCATGGTCGGACGGATCGGGAGAGATCTGCGACAAGTGCGGAAAAGAGCTTGACGAGGAAAGCAAGTAAACGGTCGCATCCTACATACATCCCCATGTGTATTCAAGCATGTGGGGTTGTGAGGAGGTATACGACAATGAAGTACATCATCATCGTGTGTGTTCTTGGGTTCTTTGGGTACGAGATGTACCACATGGGATACACGGCTGCCACTCATCCCACGAAACACACCTTTACCGTTAGTATCTGACAAGCTGGCGAGTCTGCTAATGTCCTATGCATACGTATGTGTAGGACATTGTTGGACAATTCAGCAAAAAGACGGGGAAACAATGAAACGACGACCTCTCATCTTTACCGTGATCACTAACGAGATATCCAACAGCGGGGAACGTGTGTGGGAAAAGACCACACGATACTCCAAGATGCGACATCTCATCATAACCCGCGCGTTCAATGAGCCGGGGTATGCCATCACACATGTCATGTCAGGTAGGCGTTTGGATAAGCCGTATCCAAAGCTCGCACAAGCGCGCAAAGCTCTCCCACGTCTCCTACAATTGACCGACTGGAGCAAGGACGAAAAGGCGTACATGGGCGATATCCTCCTACAACAGAGGGTCAAGGATGTGCGCTGGGAGACGGTGTAAGTAAGCGTTAGCTGGCGAGTCTGCTAATGTCCTATGCATACGTATGTGTAGGACATTGTTGGGCAATTCAGCTCACCATATTATGAGGTAAGACAATGGACTTCAAAGTTCTACGTGCTCTCGTCGCAGCCTACATTGACGACGATTGCTCTACCAATGACTACACGGGAGACCTTCTCCGACTTCGGGACACCTTGCGAGACCTTGCCGACAAGGTGAACGACACCTACATGAACACACCTCGGTTGGAACGCTACACTTGTTCGGAGTGTAGGACACCGTTCTCGATTGTGGAAACGCCGTGCCAGTAATGGCAGACATCGCACTTGGCACCGACCCGTGGAAAAAGGAACTGGATGCCTTTGCCGACACTGTAGCCAAACGATTCTTCGGTACGGATATGCGTGCTGCATTGCGTTGGCGTGGGTTGATTGGATAAGTAAACTGACGTATCTGCTATTGCGCACATGCTCTTACATGTGCGTGATGTTGGGTAATTCAGTCATTATTGCCCGAAAGGATCACAATGTATTCCAAGATCGTACGCATCATCCCACATGTATTGGCATGTGTTGGATGGGTATTCCTTGTCATCTATCTCGTCCAACGGGGAATGTAATGCTCTCCACAATCTCACTCGAACGGCAACAGTC